TCCGTCGCGGCGAGATCCTCCCGACGAAGCGCTACCTCGAGCAGCAAGAAGCGCTGGCGCGCAAGAAGGCCCGCACCAGCTCCTGACGACGCCAAGAAGCCCCAGCGGGTCACCATCCCCGCTGGGGCGCTTTCTGCTGCCCGGACGATCACCCGGCCTTCTCCCTCGCTGCGGTCTCCGTGTCATCCGGTTCCTCGCGCACCCGCATGTCCGGTCTCAGTTCCCCGCAGCCGCATGACAGGACAGGACAGGAGCCCGGACTGTGACGGTGGGCACACAAGCAGACGCGTGACAGGTTGTAGCTCATGCGGCGGCCTCCGCTGTCAGGTGCTCGAGCAGGCGGGTGCCGATGTACTCCGTGAATGCTGGCGGAATCGCCTGCGCTAGGCCGTCCCGGTTCATCCACGGGGCACGCATCCGCCGACGTCCTTCCTCGGCGTCACTGAAGTGCCCCGTCAGCTGCATGCACTCGCCGGGCTTGGGCTGGCGGCCCATCTTGGTCTGCGGCCACTGATGCAGGACATGACCGGGCTGCGGGATGCCGAACGAGGCCTCGAACAGCCGGTCCTCGTACAGCAGGCCGCGGAGCTCGGAGAACATGCAGCCGCAGAGCGTCAGGCCACTGGAGCCGAACAGGTCATCCTGGTGCGGCAGGGGCGAGCCCGCCACGTTCTCCACGATCCACGGGACCGGGAAACCGTGCAGTCGCTCAAGCGTGGCGGCGAGCAGCCACCCGGTGCCATGGTCGCCGCCGAAGTCCCGTGTCGGGGAGTGATCCTGGCATGGCGGGCTGGCATGGATCGCATCGAAGTCGCCGTGCGCCCAGCAGAACTCATCGAACGTGTCCAGCACCGTCAGCGCGTCGGCGCGGACGAACTCGAACGGGTACCGCGGCTGCGGCTCGGTGTCCACGCCCACGACCTCGAACCCGGCCCGGTCGTAGCCCGTCGCGGCGCCACCCTGGCAGCAGTACAGGTCCAGTAGCCGCGGCCTCATGCCGCACCGCCCAGCTCTGCAAGCGCCTCGACCTCGGTCAGGTGCAGGACGAGCCGCCCTTTCGGGTAGATCGCGCCGATGGTGCACCAGATCCCGGCGACGTACCGCGGGCACTCGTCGTCCTCGAGCACGCCCGCTTTCACGATCCCGTCGATCGCCGCTTTCCCGCTCGCAGCGCAGGTGTTCTCCGCGTCACGGTGCCTGCGGTCGGGGGGCTGGTACTCCACGACGACGGAGACGCGCTCGAGCCGCGGGATCTTCGCTTGCAAGGCGAGCGCCCAGGCGGCTTTCTTCAGCGCCTCAGTGCGCCGTGCCCGCTCGGACCAGTGCTCCCGGCCGTTGAGGGACAGCAGCTTGAGGCCGGGCGGCATGGCGATCGTGAACGTCCGCCTGGTTTCCCCCTCCGGGGCCGCGCTCGATTCCGAAGGCGCGGTCCCGGAGGATGCTTGTGCCCGCACCCGGCGCGGAGCGGAAGGCGCGATTGCAGGGCCCTCCGCTCCGGCCACCGGGCCGGGCTTTCCCGTAGCCGTCCGTTCGCGGTCATGCAGCGGGAAAGATGGGGTGTCCCGCCCGTTCGCTACGGGGGTCGCGAACGGGCGGGACGTGCCCGTACGGCCGGGGTCAGCGGCGGCACGGGCGGCACGGGCCGGCGGGGGGCATGCCGGGCCCGTGCAGTCTGAGGGGGTCACGACGCGCTCCCGGCTGCGTACTCGTCCCTGTAGTAACGGGCGGCGCTTCTACGGACGCCGACTTGCGCCGCGGCATCGGCGTGGCTCACTCCCCGGTCGCGGAGCCCGGCGTACTGCCGGACCCGTTCCTGCCGCCGCTCGCGGCTCGCGTTGCGACGCGGCCTGGGCTGCTGCGGGTCCCGGGCGGCTACCCTGGCTGCGAGCAGTGCCTGCTTCTCGGCTTCCGCGGCTTCGGCGCGGCGCACCAGCAGGGCATTCTCCGGGGACTGCCTAGCGAACCGGGCGCGGACCCGGGCGACGATCTCGGCGGGTTCCGGCTGGCTCCCGGGCAGGGTGTACTGGTGTCCGCCGAGCTGGCGGGCGGGCTCGTAGGTGCGTGTCACCCGAACCTCCCGGTCAGCACCGACATCCACATGGACGTGAACCCGGACAGTCCCGCAAGGGCAAGCCACACCGCCTGGCCGTTCAGAGTCCGGGCGTTGCGGGCCCTGCCGTAGAAGACGGGGATTGCGGCGATGAGAGGAACGGAGAAGATGATCACGACGCCGCTCCCGCCGCCGGCTCCCTGGCATCTCGCTGCTTCCGGCGTGGCGTTATGAGCGCGTCCAGGGTCGCGTCGCGTTCCTCCGCCGTTCCGTAGCCAGGCGTGACCTTCAGGCCCGCCCAGCCGCCGATGAGTGCTCCGATGACGACGATGCGGCGGGTCACGCGACCTCCCGCAGCGGCTTGTCGGCGGAGCTTTCGGCGGCCGGTTCCGTCTTCGCCTCGGCGTCGGGCTTCGGCAGTACCGGGGCCTTCGGTGCGGCGATCTGGAACCGGGGCGCGACGGCGAGGGCGATCTTCAGTCCCGCTCCTATGCCTGCCAGCCACAGGACCGTGCGGGTGATGGTGTCGACGATGGTGACGGCGGTGTTCACTGCGCCTCTCCCTGCCTGTGTCCGAACTGCTTCTTGCCGGGCGGCACCGGATACCAGAGCGCCCCCACGGCTTCCAGAACCTCGCGGAGCATCGGTTTCGCCGCTTCCGGGTCACCGCCCGCCGCCTTCAGCGCGAGGCCCGCGAGGTTGATCCCGGCTTCGCGCTGCTGCGCCTCGGTGATCACGGCCTCTTTCAGCAGGGCCTCAGCGCGGTCGATGCCTGTGCCCCTGTCCGGGCTCATCGCCGGTCTCTCTTCCTGATGGCCAGCGGGGGTGCCCCGCAGGGATCGAAACGCTGATTAACAGGACCGCTCATCGACCACCTGTTCTCGTGAGGGTCAGGCGGGCGGCGTTCCTGCGGGCGCGGCGGCATGTCCTCGGGGGGCGCGATGGAGACAGGCCCGGGGCCGTGGAACCACGGACGGAACCGCGTCACGACGCAGCCCCCGTCCCGGCCGGGACGAGAAGCTCCGCTACCTCATCCGCGGTCGCGTCCGCGATGAGCGCGGCGACCTGCTGCTCCTGCCGTGCCCGCGCTTCCCGTGCCTCGCGGCGATGCCTGAGCTGCCTCGGTGCGCCCGCCAGCCAGTAGCAGGCGAGACCGGTCCAGATGATGAGGAAGGTCCAGTCCAGGAGGGTCACGGCGCACCGCCGAAGCCCGGCTCAAGCGGCTCGTCTGCTTCCCTGGCGAGCTTCTCGGCGGTGAAACCGAGGATGCTGGTCATGAGCTGTAGCGGGTCGATCTCCCGCATCGTGTCGGCGGGCACGTCCAGTACGGCCCCGACGGCGGTCATCGCCGCTGCTGCGATGGCTCGCCCTGCGGTCTCCCGGTGGCCGGGGAACTGCCTGGCGATAGCGTCGGCGGTGATCGTGGCGACGGACACCGCGATGCACGTGGCGACGTCTTCCCCGTCCCAGGCGTCGCGGTGGATGGCGAGGAACTGGTCGGTGCTGGCGTCCATGAACGGGCCGACGGCTTCCGGGTCTAGCGGCCTGATCATGCTGCACCGTCCCCGTCAGCGTCCCAGCTGTGAACCAACAGCCCAGCTGCATAAGCCCAGCCGAGTTCGCTCTTGGGCTTGAACGTGATCTCGTCATGGCACTCGCGGGCGAGCGGAATCGCGTTGGCAACGTCGGTGATAGAGCCGCCCCGTGCCCGCGTGAGGGGCTCGTGCAGGTCCACAGCCGGCCGGTTGCATTCGGGTCGGCCGCATCCGCACATCACGGTCCCCTCGCGGCGGTCAGGCCAGAGCCGGTCTGCCATCGCGGCCCGTTCCCGGTTCTCTGCGCGCCGCTTGGCGCTGACCGGCTGCAGGCCTTTCCCCCTCGCCGCGCCTTCTCTAGGTGCGGAGCCGGTGAGCGGGGTGTGGCGTGCGGGGGGCTGTCCGGGCTGCAAGGGCTTGGTGCCGGGCAGCAGCCGCGAGGTACGGGCGAGCTGGGTGCGGCGGATCATGCCCGCACCGCCCCGTACATCGCGTTGACGCTCTTGAGGATCGCCTGCCAGGCGAACAGTTCCTTCTCAAGCGCGTCAGCGGTCCGGTTCGCATGCTTGTATGCGATCTCCGCGTTGTCGGCTTCCTCGCGGTGTGGCATCGTCTTGATGTCCGCGGCGTACTCGCGGTCCTTGATGGACCCATCGGAGTTCTTGTACGCGTTGGCGTAGGCCAGGTCGAAGTCCCGCTTCTTGGCCTTCATCTCCTTCTCGCAGCCGGTGATGATCCTCACCCCGGCCGCGATCCGGTTCGCGGTCTCCTGGATCTTGTTCTCGACGTCGGCGGGATTGTGCAGGTCACCGCGGACGATGGTCTCGGTCATGCCGCCGCCTTCGGGGTCTTGATCTTGGTGACGGTCAGCCGGGGCGCATTGCCGGGCTTGAAGGTCGTAGGCACCTGCTCGCCGCGCGCTGCGTAGCCGGCGTACACAGCGGCCTCGTCAAGGACTTCCTTGTCGTCGCCGGCCTCGCCGGTGGACACCCGCCAGCCGTCCGCGATGCCGCGCAGTCCGCGGAGCATCGGCGCGAGCGCTTTCTTCTCCTTGTCCAGCGGTCCCACCGTGGCGTTGATCTCGCCGTAGCGGGCGACGGCGCTGGCCAGCTCCGGGTCGGTGATCGGCTCGCCTTCGGGCTGCCCGGTCTCGCGGCACAGCGAGAAGAAACTGCACCAAGAGGCGCACCAGGCGTAGGGCTTGTCCTTCGGCAGCGACTGCCCGGCCGCCATGCGGTCGCGGACCCACTCGAGCCGGTCGGCTCCCTCGTCGGCTAGCGAGCGGTCGAACGGCTCCTCGTACGCCCACCAGTCGGCGAATGTCCCGTCCACGGGGATCACCAGGAGCCGCACCGTGCAGTCCGCTGGCAGTTCGCCCGCGTCGACCAGCCCGGCCGCGTAGCCGTGGACCTGGACGCGCTTGGGGCACAGCAGGGAATGGTCGGAGGCCCACAGCTTGGAGTTGGCGAGGCTGGTGGTCTTGAAGTCCACGAGGTAGTCCGGTCCCACGAGGTCGGCGTGGCCGGGGATGCCCCGGTAGATGGTGTCTACCTCGATGCGGACGCCGGGGCCGTCGAGGATCGGCTCCAGGTACTCGTGGATCGCGGTCCCGCGCTGTGCTGCCCATGAGTCGGTGTCGTCGGTGGTGAACGCGCCGTCGAGCCGGAAGCCGAGCGCTGACCGGCAGCCGCCGACCTCGGACCAGCCGACCGCGCTCTGGAGGGACCGCGGGCGCGCGGCGTCATGGTCGCGCACCCGCTTCACCGTCTGCTCGATCCAGGTCATGCCGCTGCTCCCTGCATGTCCCGCATCGCCTGCGTTGCGTGCCGGAGCTGCGCCGCTGTCGCCGCGTCCAGCTCCGCGCCGGTAACCGACTTGACGTGAGTCTCAAGCTCACCGGGGGGGAAGCCTGTCTCTCCCATGGCGGCGTTCAGCGTGGCCATGGCGTCTTCGACTTCCTTGAGCTGCTTGCGGCGCCAGTCCAGGTAGACGGCAAGCTTCCCGGTTCCGCCGCCGGACGGGTTGCGGACGAACGCCGTGACCATGCCCTTCTCGCGCGCCCTGCGGTGGATGTCCTCCAGCGCGCCGAGAGTCAGGGCCTGGTGGGCTTCGTCGGCGAACGCCTGGGCGTCGATGTCGATGTCCTCAGGTGCCGCCGCGACGGCCGGCTTGGGCTGTGCCGGGCGGGACACCTGACCGCGCTGCCCGTTCTCGCTGCTGCCGTTCTGGCGGGGTGGCGCGGGGGTGGACTGGTCGAAGACGTCGCCGGCCGACTGGCGGCTGCTGTGGTCGTTCTGGGCTCGCTGCCCGTCGTCGTCGTCCTCGACCACGATGTTGATGGCGGCGCTGAAGGAGTACCGGCGGCCGTAGGTGATCATGCTGCCGAGCGTCTGCGGCTTCTGGCTCACCGGGCCGAGCGGCCACTCGCCGGACTTCTCCTCGCCGGACTCGTGAAGCAGTGACCACGCGAGGATCATCATGCTGCGGTTGGCGGGGTCAATGGTCGGCGCGCAGTGGAACGCCAGCCCGAACTTGGCCAGCAGCGGCCCGACCTCTGCGACGACATCGGCTAGGTCGGCGTATTTGTAGGTGTACGAGAAAGACTTCCCGCTGTTCTTGCTCTCGCCTTCGACCTTGCCTTCCTTGGTCTTGGTGACCTTCGGCAGTTCACCCTGAAGCTGAGACAGTGCTTTGTTCAGGTTGGGCGTGCCAGTGATCGCAGCGGCGATCGTCTCGGTGCTCACGACTGTTCCCCCTCGTCCCCGAGTAGCGCAGCCAGTTCTTCCGCCGCGTCAGGGTCGGCCGTAGACCCCTCGATCTGCTTGCGGGCCCGCTCGTAATCCCGTGCGAGTCCTGCATCTTCCTGGTGTTCTGTGCAGGCCCCAGCGGGGTGCTTGCGGCAGGCCGGGCATTCCTCGACCCTGGCTTGCCGCATCCAGTACGAGTCGTGGAGGCTGTCCAGGAGGATTTCCCGCAGCGTGATGGTCGGGGTGCTCATGCGATCGCCTCCGCAGTGAAGGTGAAGGGAGAGACGGGATTGTCGCCGTCCCAGTCGAAGGCCAGGGCGAAGGCGTCGGCTTCAGCGGGAAGGGCGAGCTGAGTGACGCTGCCGTTGTTCATCCAGACGGCGGCGCGGATCTGCGGCTCGTCAATGTTGAGATAGAAGACGCTCGCGTCGACGGCTCCGGGCATCGCGGCGAGGATGGCCAGCGCGATAGGGCATTCATGGCAGCGGGCAGGCTTGCCTTGGTCGATGTGCTCCTGGGTCACGCTGACGGTGACCGTGGTTGCGGCGGTCATGAGATCGCCGCCTCAGTGTCGGATGCCGCAGGTTCGGCTGCCGCCTCAACCCATGCCTTGTATTCGGCGAGGGGGAACATCCCGGCCGCGCTCTGCATGAGAGCCGTAGCGGCAGCGAGGGCGAGAGTGGCGTGGGCCTGCGCCGTTTGCAGGTGGTAGTTCCTGTAGTGGTCCTCCAGGAAGGTCCGCTCCAGGATCCGTTCGGCTTCGCGGTAGTGCTCGGGGCCTGTCATGCCGTCTCCTCCATCGCTGCCGGGACCGGGTTGAGTTCGTCGTATGCCGCGACTCCGGCCTCGGCCAGGCAGGCGAACCACTTCGCGTCTGGGGTGCGGACGATCACGTGGGCGTCCGGGCCGAACCCGATGAGCAGGCGGGCGTACCTGACGCCATCGCCGTCGGTCCTGGTGTCGAGGAACCGGGGGAAGCCGGTCAGGCCCACTCCCTTGCCGCTGGTGCCGTCGGTGTACATGGGTTCCAGGGCGGCGGTCAGGTCTCCGGCGGGGACGGGGCGGCGGCGGAGACTGGTCCAGGGGAACATCACGCTGCCTCGCTTCCTGCGGGGAGGGGAGTAAGGTCCACGCGCGTCTCGTCGCAGGCTGCCGCAGCGGGCCATACGAACGCGGTGGCGGACAGGTCGGGCCGCAGGATGTGACCGGCCGCGCAGACCATCCGGCTGCCCCACGTCCCGCCGGGCACCTGTGTGTTACGCCTCTCGCCATCGGCTTCCGCAGTGCACAGGCACTCGCGGGCGCCGTTGCGGGTGCGGCGGCTCACGGCCTCGCGGAACGCGGGCAGGTTCCGCAGGTCGCCCGAGTCGCCCCCGAAACCCCACGCGTCGGTGGTGACGGGCGGCATCTCCAGGGTGAGGGGCTGGTCCCAGTCTCCCCAGCTTGTGTAGGGCCGGTTCAGCGGCAGGTCCGAACTGGTCCTGTCCTGCTCTTCCAGTTCCGCCAGCCTGCGGGTCTCAGCGACGATGGCCGCCTGCTCCGCGGCCTGCGCCTGGATCGCGGCGAGAGTGTCCGGGGTGGCAACCCCGTGGGCGTCCGGGCCGAAGATGCTGGCGACTTCCTGGCGCGCAGCCTCGGTGTTCCACTCGCCGAAGGTGGCGTGCGGTGCGGCATGGAACGTCTCGGTGCTGGCCTCCGCGACGGGGGCGGAGGCGAGGGACGCCGATGGCGGGGCGTAGCCGGGCGGGATGACCTCGCGGGCCTGCGGCGGTGCCAGCAGCCGCGAGACGGGGGCGGCTTCACGGTGGCCGAACAGGCGACCCCAGCGGGCGCTCATGCCGCATCCTTAGGGGCCAGCGCGAGGATCGAGCCGCACCGCCAGGTCACGTCTTCGATGATCTTGGTGACCTCGACCTCGGGGACGGCGGCGAGGGCGTCGGGGTCCTTGACGGTCTCGGTGACCTCGCGGGTACCGGTGACGACCCGCTCGCATACGGCGTCGCGGTAGGCGGTCAGCTTGATGCTGAGGCCGTGCAGCTCGCCGATCAGGTCGAGGTAGCTGCCGTACTGCTCGCTCTCGCGGACGTCCTTGCTCCAGTTGCACGGGAGGGCCCTGGCGGCTGCGGCGAGGGCGGCACGCGGGTCCTTGGCGAACAGGAAGTCGCTGATCGTGATCGCGGTGCCGGTGCCGTGATAGGGCAGCGGCACCTCGGGGTGCCCGTCCAGCACGTCGGCGAGGGCACGCAGGCCCGCGGTGTAGGCGCCACGGCAGGTCTCTTCCGCCTGCCCGGCGTCCGCTGGCGCGGTTGCGGTGATGGTCATATCGGCTCGTTCTCCTATCGTTGCGTTACCATTTGCATGCGGACTCGTTCTCCGCCCCCGGCTGGTGACACAGCCGGGGCACACTCTTTTCAGGGGCCTTCCGGCTCCTCCAGGTCTCGTCCGGCCCGCCGCTCGTACATCGCGTCGAGGCCGGGCCGCAGGAGCAGCGGGGCGAACGCGAACACGGCGAGGATGATCTCGGCGGCGAACACCCAGCGGGTGACCGACGACCGCGACATGACGGCCTGCAGGCCCGTGACCCCGGCTACGGCGACGGTGAGGATCCGGGACTGGCGGGGGGTCATGCTGCGGCCTTGGCGTAGAAGTCGGTGACTTCCATGGCGAGGACTTCGGAGAGAACCAGCAGCGCGCGGGGGTGCGGCCACCTGAGGTCGCCGTTCTCCATGCGCGAGAGGTTGTAGACGGCGTGACCGCTCCGGGCGCACTCCAGCTGGACCTCTTCTTGGGTCATTCCCTTGCGGAGACGCGCCTCGCGGATCACCTCACCGTTGATGGGTGGCCTGCGGGGTGGCTTCATGGATAGGAATTTACATGTAATCACGTGTGGAAGCAACCCTAATCCGGTGTTTCCATATCCCCGGATTCGGGGTTACATAGAGCGCGGGGGGTATAACCGCGCAAGATCGGCATAGCGATGCGTCGTCATGTATCGCCATGTAGAATCCGGCGCATGACGAGCAGGAGTCCGAACGTGCCGATCACCCCGGAAGCCCGGCAGCGCCTCGCCGGGCGCATGGAAGACCGCCGCATCGAACTGCGCCTCCGCTGGCAGGACGTCGCCGAAGCAGGCGGCCTGTCCCTCAAAACCCTCCACAGCGTCCGCACGGGCAGCGCCGGCATCGCGCCGCTCACCGAACGCGGCATCGACCAGGGCCTTCAGTGGGAGTCCGGCTCCGTCCGCAGCATCATCGGCGGCGGCGAGCCGCGGCCTGCCCAGCGCGGTACCAGCAAGCCTGTCTCGCCGCTTGCTGCCGAGCTCCTTGACGAGCCGGGCATCGAGCGGTACCGACCGGCGGTTAACGCTGAGCGCGACGGTCTTGCCGAGGCCAGGGAAGAGAGCGAAGACGAAGCCCGCATCTGGGCTAACCCCCGGATACCCGAGGAAGACAAGCGCATCCTCATCGCCTACACGAGGCTTCTCGCGGACAGAGGCGGCCGGTCCGAGCGGCAGAACGCGGGCTTACTGCGCAGCTACAGCGCAGCATGATAACGAAACCATCACAATGGCCGCATACGCTCCGCTTTCGATCGTATGCGGATAAGGCTGAGCGCGCGCCGCGTGAGAGTTGGGAGAACTCCCGTGCCGCGCGAGAATAGACAGAAGCACAGTGACCCCATGGGGGGGTCGGGACAGGGGTTAACCATGCGCGGAGGCGCGGCAGCACGACTACAGGAACCGGCACCGGCAGGCCCGGACCTGGATGCATGGCTCGGCAGGGCACTCGCCAGCGTCGAGCGTGTCCTGGCCAAGATCAGCGGCAACCCCGCCGCAGCGGAGGCGGTCCGGGAGCTGGCCGACCTCGACCTGACGCTCCTGGAAGTCCGCACCGCCTACAACGTCAGCACCGTGCAGGCGTCCATGGCGGATGAGCTGGTCGCCCTCGGCCGCCAGCTCGAGCGTGCCGCGCAGTCCTCCCGCCCGGCACCCGCGCCGCGGTCCAGGAAAACGAGCCAGCCGCCGCTGATGCTGGTCCAGCCCTGATCGCCCCTCCGCTGCCGGAAAATGGCGCGCAATACGACCTGTATTACAGCACCTTTCCGGTAAACTGTTCGTAGCGGCCTCATCCGAATGTCCTACCACTCGAATGAGGCCTAATCCTCGCATCCCTGAATCACAGAGCAGGAAACGAGAACTATGGAACAGATTGTCATGTGCTTCGATGAGCCGGAGCGCTGGCTCCCGATCGCCGGCTACGAGGGCATGTATGAGGTCTCGGACCTCGGTCGCGTGCGCAGTCTTCCGCGATTTCATGCCGGCGGCAGGGTGCTTAAGCCTAGTTATTGCGGACCCGTTGCCAGCGTCGGCCTGCGTCGTGACGGCAGGAGCCGGACCTTCAGTATTCATGGCCTGGTCGCTAGGGCTTTTCTTGGTCCGTGCCCCGAAGGCATGGAGGTCTGCCACGGGCCGGCAGGCAGGCGCGACAACAGGCTGGTCAATCTGTCTTACGGAACGAAGCTGAAGAACAACGGCGAGGACAAGCGCCGCGACGGGACGGCGCCTATCGGGATCCGTAACCCCAACGCACGCCTGACCGACGAGATCGTCCGCGAATGCCGCAGGCGGGTGGCGGTCGGCGAATCCTGTGCCGCGCTCGCCCGCGAGTTCGGCGTTGAATACACGTCCATGCAGAATGCAGTGGCCGGTGACGCCTGGCGGCATGTCACCACGCCTCAGGCAGCTTCCCCCGGCCCGCAGTCGGCGGGACGCCGCAAGGGAAGGCCGCGCGTGAGGCCGATTCCCGGGCACCCTGAGGCGTTTGACCCAGAGGCGGCAAAGAGGCCGCGCGTGGCGCCCCCAGGGCAACAGGTAGTCACGGTCCGCTGGGATGCGCACCTACTGCAGGCGGCCCGGATGCACGCCGCGAGCAGGGGCCTGACATTCAGCGACGTGGTGAGGCTCGCGGTCGTCAACTACCTGGAAGAGAACTCCGACGGGGTGCCGATGCCCGGCTCCTCGCAGCTAAGCGCTTGATCCCGACCCCGCCGAGCATCATCGCGTCCCTGGTCACCCCGGACGCCGCCATCGGCCACGAGTGCACGTTCATCACCCGCTCCGAGACCAGCTCGAGCCCGGCGGCAGTGAAGAAGGACGCGACGGCGGCCCGGTCGTGGTTGCGCAGCTTCGCCGCCGTGTAGCAGCGCGTTATCCTCGCGGCCATCTCGGGCTCCGCGTACCAGACGGTCGAGATCACCGCGCAGGACCCCGGCGCCAGCCGGGCCGTCAGCCGGGCCGTGACATCCGCGGCCTGGCCGGCGTCCATGAAGTGCAGGATGGCCCCCAGGACGGCGCACACGGGCTCCCTGAGGTCGATGGCCTCCAGCAGTGCGGGATCGGCGAGGATCGCCTCAGGTTCCCTCACGTCCCCGGCGAGGACCGTCACGCCCGGGTCCCCGGCTGCGGCGGCCCCGGCGTGGCAGACGACCAGCGGGTCGATGTCGACGCACGCCACCCGGGCGGGCGGGTCGTATGCCCTGGCCGTGGCGGTGACAGATGCGGGCGACGGGAGCCCGCAGCCGATGTCGAGTACCTGCCGTATCCCGCCTGCCAGCGCCCAGGTCGCGGCCCGGTTCTGGAAACCGCGGTTGTCCGCGATGAGGCGGCGCAGGCCGGGGTAGCCTTCCCGCGGGTCGGTTATCCGCTCGGCTAGCTGCCGGTCGGCGTCATGCCAGTCGCATCCGCCTGCCAGGAAGTCGTAAACCCTGGCGATGCTGGGCGCTGTTGAGCCGGTCAGGGTGTGAGGCCCAGGCACCGGGCACATCCTTCTCTCGCCGCTGAGATCGTGAACGCTAATCCCGTGGCCCGGCTGGATGCCAGCCGCATAGGCATCCAGCCGGGCGCCGTTAAGCGGGGCCGCGCCGGCGGAAGGAGAGCACGGAGCCGGCGCGGCCCCTGTCGCGGCGGCCGGTCCTAGCCAAGGTCACCACCGGGGGGCTGGTGTGCCTTCCTCGCGCCGCCACGCAACCCTCAAGCTAGTCCGGATGGGCTCGCGGGTCACCGCCGGCGCAGATGATCTCCGCGTCGTCCAGGAGGTAAGTGAGGTCGGCGCGGTGCAGGAACCGTTCGCCGTCGCGGAGCGGGAACCTGGCGTTCCAGCCGCTGCGGAACCCGGACTTGCCTACGACCACGCCGGGATGCTCGTCACGGAACTCGTCGAGGCGGATGAGTTCCTCGGGCTGGTTCGCGCCCGGATCGTGGCCGCGTTCTGGCGGCTGGCTTGCTTCCGGTTCTGAGCAGGCGTGGTCCGAGTGCATGGTGCGTTCCCTCCCCGGCGGACTCCCCAGGCCGCCCTTTCGTGTGCCCCGCGGATTTCACTGGGTGAAAACCCGAGCAATTGCCACGGTATGTGGTGAAGGCGTCACGGGGGGGCTTGCATACAGTATTCAATCCTGCGGCGGACCGGTGACAGAACTGTCACGTTCGCTCACCTGCTGGAATGCCGGAACTGGACACAAGTGATTTTCGCGGCCAGGACGCGCCCGGACGCGGTGGGTCACACTGAGACGCGTCCGGTATGTCCGGGTCGTGCCCCGGCGTCCTACGTTGCATTCATGGCCCGCGTACCGGAATGGGAACCCCAGGACTCACCGGCGTACGTTTACGAACAACTGGCCGCGCACCTGCAGGCCCGGATAGCCGCGGGCGAGTTCGCCCCCGGCGCGCGCCTGCCCAATGAGCGGGAGCTGCGAAGCGAGTACGCCGTGTCGTTCGGGACCGTCAGGAGCGCCATGCGGCTGCTGCAGGAACGCAGGCTGGTGGTCGTGCGGCCATCGAAGGGCGTGTTCGTGGCATTCGGGGCGCGGGAGTAGCGATCAGGTCAGGGCCTTGAGCCCCGCCGTGAACCGTGCCCAAGCCTTGGCGTCGACCACCAGCACCGGGGAGCGCTCGAGCTTGCTGTCCCGGACGAGGACGACCGCCTCCCCGTTGCCGATCTCGACGCACGCACCGCCCTCGCAGCGGGAGGACACCCGCCATGCCGCCACCTCCGCGCAGTTGCCGTTGGCCTTGCTGCGGGAGCTCTTACGCCAGCCGTTCATGGTGCCTCCCTCTGTCCCGGACGTGCAGCAGGGCCGGGTGTCTTCAGGTCAGGTTTCCCCGTCCAGCGCACACCGGCCCTGTGCGGGATAGCCTATCGCGGCGGGCGGCGGCTACCCTTTCTTGCCGCGCCGCTTACTCGACGTGGTGGGTGGCGGGAGCCAATGCGACCGACCCGCCGGTTACGGCGGCGGTGACGGCCCCCATGCCTGCCAGGGCGGTGACGGCGATGAAGGCGGCTGCGATCCTCTTGCGCATAGTGCGCTCCTTTTCCCGGTGTGGCGCTCTGTCACGGACGTTAACACAAGAGATCGCATGAAGTCACTACCTGATTACACATTGGCGGGTCTAGCACTTTTGGTGACGGCATGCGTACAATCTCCGCATGCCTGGTTTGCTACAGAACGTACAGATTCACTCACAGAGCGTAGGCGAAGTGCTCGCCGCGATCCTCGCCGCCAGCGCCCGCCCCGCCACGGAAGTCCTCGAGCGCCTCTCCGGGCAGACCCTCGGCATCAAGGTCGTCGCGTCCGGTGAACGGCCCCTCGACATCACCGAGCAGAACCGGCTCGACGCTGAGGGCATCGTCGCCTGCCGCTACCGCACCGGCCTGCTCAGCACCAGGGACGGCACGGTAGCCGCCGGCGTCTTCCTGCTGTGGCTCCCGGCCCGTCTCCCGTTCGCTGCCTGCCGGGAACTGGACGAGGGCGCTAAGCCCGCAGGGAAGATCCTGGGGCCGTACGGGATGCGCCGCGCGGACCGCAGGGCACTGGCCACCGACGGCATCGAGGACATCACCGGGGCTGACGCCGTAGCGAGGTCCAGCGCGGTCCTGATGGTCGGCGGGGTGGCGGTCGGGATAGCGGAGGAGAACGTGACCCGCGTGTTCGCTGAGGCCTTGGCGGGGGGATGCTGACGGCATGCTGATGCAGTGGGTTGAGGATCCGGCGGTCCTGGCGGTCCTGTCGCGAGCCCGGGAACCCTGCCCGTGCAGATGGTGTACGGCTACCACCACGTCCCGATGGTCCTGGCTTCGCAGACGGAAGGCGCAGCCGCTGTAGGCTAGCCTCGGTTCTTGCGGCTGAGGCCGCGCGATCTAATTCGGCCCGTATCCGAATGCCGGGGGAAACGCCTGGCATCCTCGCCTCGTGCGAGGTGCGGGCCGGGCGCCCCATCTCGGTGCCACGTCACGCTGCGGCTGTCATCCGCGCCGTCATTTCCTCGTAGGCCGCCATCACGGCCAGCGCCTCGCACAGGGCAAGGGCGTCGGCGGCGATCTGCCGTCCGCTCGAGCGGACGAGCCGGCCGTGGGCGATGTCGAGGAGGATCTGGTTGGCCGCGGCCTTGATGCGAACGGCGGACTGCCGCGCGAACTGGGTGTTCTGGTACTGGGCGCTGACGATGGAGCGGGGGGCCGGCCGTGGTGCGGTCATCGGGGTCTCCTTTGTCGCAACAGAAAAACGCGGCCCGTTTTGGAGCCGCGCTGCTAATTGGATGGTCAGGCCGGGTGCCCGGCGCGTCAAGGCGGCGGGGACGTGCGGATTGTCTCGTTTGGCCGGCCGTGTCGAAGGGTACTGATCGCTTACCGTTCAGTGGGGTACTTCGGGTGACGGCGGGCCACCAGGGCAGTCACCGCGATCACGACGGCCAGCAGGGCGAGCCACAGCCAGTCCAGGCCCGGGATCACCGCCAACGGTTAGCCTCCCTCGCTGCCGCCCTGGCTTCCCTGCCGCGGCTGGCCTCGGTCCTGATGTGCTCGGCTCCCCACCGGCCGGCTCCCCAGCGGACAATCCGGCCTCCCTGGCAGCCCGGACATTTACGATGAACCCACGTGAAGACGGCGCCCCTGTGCTCGCCTGTGCCGTTACAGCTGCCGTGCCTCATCCGCGGATGGACGCGCAGCGACAGGAAGTAGGCGATGAGCAGGCCGATCGCGGCGAGGATCAGGCCGAGGATGCGCCCCGCTATGAACCCGAAGGCCAGGATGGCGGCGAGGATGAACGGGAAGTGGTTCTTCTGCACACTCGCACGGTAACCGCGAGTGGCGGGCAGGTCTAGGGGGCGCCGCAGGTGACCAGCGCCGGGTCCAGGGTGATCCGGTCGGTGCTCGGCACCTCGAACGGGGTCAATCCGCAGCAGGGCATCACGCCGCCCTCTGGCGGGCACTGATGGGTGGTCTCGGTCACGGTCACGTGTCCATCTTCCCCTCTGCTTCCGCCACCGGAGGCTCAGGCGTGTCCTCAGAGGTGCTGCATACCGCAGCGAGGATGACAGCAGCAGCGAAAGCGGCAGCGGCGGACGGTCTAGCGGTCACGGGGGTCTCCTGTCCTGCCCCCGCGCTCGGCCTGATGCCTGTCGATCGCGGCCTTGAGCGCGGGCCAGTCGCAGACGTGGATCGTGTCCCACGTGCCGTCGTGGTTGTCCTGGTAGATGCTGAAGCAGTCCTTGTCCTGGTTATCGCCGATGGTGATGCCGGAGTTGTTCCCGCCGCCTGCTGGCGTGCTGTGGGCGGCGCTGCACTCGGTGGTCTCGGTCATGGTGTCAGCCCGAGCGCGTCCAGCGCGATGCCGTGCTCATTCTTGCGATCGCATCCCGCTGCGGGCCAGTCTGACGCCGGGGCGCCGCAGCTCAGGCATGGCCGCATAAGCGCGGCGTACTCGGGGTGCGTCTCCTGGCCGGCGCAGTCCTCCATGTGAGCGCTGCACTCGCCGAACTCGGCATCCGGAAACGAGGTGTTCCAGCCGAACTCTGGCAGCCCGGCTGTGGCCCGCATCTCGTTGGCCAGCGTCTGCAACCGCCCGGCTAGGCCGATCACCATGCGGTTGTGCTGGGATGTGTGCCAGAGGTGGCGCGTCCAGCGGTCGATATCCGCTGCCGATGCAGTGGTCTCGGTCTCGCTCATAGCCTCGACCTCAGTTCGCGGATCTCGGCCCGCAGGCTGCGGAGCATGAGGCCCTGGAAGTAGCCGCTGATGGCCATCGCGGCGACAGTGGCCAGCAAAGCGATTACCTCCCAGCGTTCCAGCGCCGGCCGGGCGATGACCTCAATGACGATCAGGATCACCGCGACTGCCCCGGTGGCGATGTCGCTGCGCATGATGCCGCGGGCGTTCCGGTTCAGGCGGGTGTCGATCGCCGCTAGCTGCTGGTCGATAGCGGCCAGTCTCGCCGGCTGATCGTCGGTCATGGTGTTTCGTCTCCTAGCTTCCACTCTGGCCGGTAGTGCGGATGGTCGTTCCAGGCGGCAGCCAGATGCTTCAGCATGTCCGTCCAGACGCCCCATGCGTTAAGTCCGGGGATGCCGTTGCGGGCTTCATACGTCAGGATCGCCCGCATGGCCGCGACCTCGCGCAGCGTACGGTGCGGATCGTGCAGGCTCAGCGGAATCATGCGCTCGCGGATGGCCTTGGATGCCCATCGCATAGCATCGGCCTGCCCGTGGCTGTAGGGCGTATCCCGGCAGGGGAAGGTCTTCCAGTCTTGTTCCTCGCGGAGAGCTTCAATCATGAAATGCTCCTCCATCGCGCCGACCGGATCAGAGGCTGCCCTGCTGGCGCACGCCTCAAGCTCGTCCAGGCGGGCTGCCAGGAACGCTGCCAGGGAATCTGCGACGGTCTCGGTCATGCTGTCCCGTCCCCCTTCGGCAAGATCTCTTGACAGCGTCGGCAGTACCGGGTGCCGGGCTCGATCCGCTGCCCGTAGCCGAGGTACGTGACGCGCCCCTTCTCCGCTATGGCCTCGTCGTGCTCGCCGTCCTCGCAGCGTGCGCTCTGCGCAGCCGCAGCGGCGATCAGGGCGCCGGCCGGATCCAGTCGTGCCCCCACCCGACGGTTGTAGTTGGTGCCGCGCTTGAAGCCGTCCTTGTAGCCGCTCACGGTCTCAGTCTCCCTGGGTCTCGCGCCTGCTCGCCGGTCAGCTTCACCGGCACCGGGGTCATGACCGTCCATGCTGCCACTGCACACGCACGGCAGCACCAGCCCTGCTCCTGCCAGTCCTCGGGGTAGCCGGGCTCGGTGGTCACGGTGCCTCACCCGCCGAACTCGTGCCCGTAGGCGGCAGTCCACGCCTCATCAAGCGCGTAGGCGACGGTCTCGCGGACCATCGTGTCGCGGACCTCGCTCATGCCAGTCACGGGATGCCCTGCGCGCTTGTGCGGGCGCTCGGCCGCGTCTGCGGCCATCCGCCCCTTCTCGGCCTGCACCCACGCCAGCACCTCAGCTTCAGGTTCGCTGCGGACTTTGAGCCGGGCCGTCTTCACCATCGCGGCGACGCGGGCGTTGCCTTCTGCGGTGAACATCGCGAAGTCGTCCGAGTCCGAGTCCCAGGCGGCGTCCCCCGTGACCTTGAAGCCCCAGGGAGCGGCGTCGAGGTTCACGTCCGCTGCGGTCTTGCCGGGAGCGCGGTTCCAGTTCGGACCGTCTTCGGGGACGCTCTCCGAGTAGCCCTCCCATGGCTCGTCTACCGGGATCGGCTCGCTGTCGTCGCTCATGCTTCCTGCTCTCCTAGGTATGCCCGCGCGAGGTTCAAGGCGCAGGCGAGGTGCCCTCGGTCAGCGTGACCACGCACCCGCTGATGGTGACGCCGTTGCCGAACGTGACGTCTTGAAGGAACGGGTCGGGGTCGGGCGGGTCGGGAACGTAGTTCTTGCTGACCAGTTCAGCCTCGAATGAGCCTTCAACGCAGCAGTCACTGAATGTGACCCGGTAGACCTTGCCGATCTCCGCGTCCACGATGGTCTCGGTGGTCACGTCGCCTCGGCTCCCTTCGTTGCCGCAGGAGCGCCGAAGATCTGGGCAAGATCTTCGCGGCAATGCAAGCAGAGCGCTACCGGCTGATGGCTGCGGCTCAGCTCAAACTTCTGGCAGTGCTCCCGGGCGGTCGCACGCCCGGCTCTGCTGTTTCCGGGGCTACCTTCGGCCGGGCGCGGCCTCCGTCACGCCGATGGCCTCGCTCGCCCAGTACTCCCTGAGGCTGGAGATCAGCCGCCCTTCGAAGGTGAGCACGGCTATCTCCCGCATCCGCTTACGCAAGCCCTGGGCTACATCGTCAAACTCGGCAGACCATTCGGCGATCGCGGTGGTCCCGTCGAGGTACAGCGCGTCCAGGTGGCACGTGATGTTGGCCTGATCCCGCGCGACCTTCGTCTGCCAGTACTCGCGGATGGCTTCCCGGTCGGGGATGGGATCGCCCATCACCCTTTCGTGGTACGTCGCGGCCGGGGTGAAGATGGTCGTAATCAGGTCCGGGTCCTGAGACGTCCAGGCCTTGATGTAGACGCCGATCACCTCGCGTACGTCCTGCTTGGTCAGCCCCATCAGTCGTCCCCTCTCACGTCCGCCAAGGTCAGCGGAGCACCGTATTCCGAATGTGCCATCACCAGGTCGTGCAGCTCGTGCGGGTCGCGCAGCGTGAATCCGGCGGCCGGGATCGGCCCGGTGTCGAGCCGGACCCATCGCCAGAGACTGCCGGAAACTTCCACGTCGCTGGCGACTCCCGAATACATGCCCTCCATCACGGTCTCGCCTTGAAGGACGGCCAGCGTCAGTGATCCGAAGTAGCGCGTGTCACTGGTGTTCATCCACACGCCGACCAGATGGCGGTGACGGAGCTCGGCTTCGATCTCGTTGCGGAACGCCCGTCCGCGGCCCTCGCTGCGGGGCTCCGGTGGATGGTTCGCGGCGCGGATGCGATTGCCGGGCCCGACGACAACGTGGGCGATGTCGGCGTGATAGTGCGGCTGGCCGGCGTGCATGAACTGGTAGCTGGTGACCCACGTCCCGGCCAGTACCTCAGCAGGGAAGGCGGGCGGCACGCCGTCTAGCAGGCGCGCAGAAGTCGCAGGCAGGCTCTGTGTCATCGCCTGACAGAAAACCACCAGATCGCCGGGCGGATCCTCATCGGTTTCCCATGCCGTGATGGTCTCCGGGATGACATCCCACTTGGTCCGCTCGCGGATGTACTCGGCGAACTCCGCGCGGCTCAGGTCAAGCGCGAGGCGTGCCGCAGCAACATGACCGCAGGCAATGCTCAGCCAGTCGGGCTCCCGGTTTACGCCGAGCCCGATGCTGACGACTTCGGCGTTACCGCCGCCCACCGCCGGCCGCTGCCTCTGCCTGCTCACGACTGCCTCCGCGAGGCTTCCCGGCCACGGTCGCGAGCCGGGCATCCATGCGCCCGATGCGCTCGCGCAGCTCGTTCAGTTCCTGCCGCATCTCGGCGACTTGATCCTTGAGCGGCCGGTCGTCCAGCCGGGCCGCTGCTGCCTCGTCGGCCGTGACCCGCACCGTGTAGGGCGCTCCGGGGTGACTCTCCAGGACGCCCGCGCTCACCAGCTCTTTCGTGACCTTGCGGGACGTGGAGTCCGTCGCGCCGGTCATCTTGCGGATCTGCCCCAGCGTGACCTCGCCGTCGATCTCGCCTGACGCGATCTTGGCCAGGACCGTCTCCGCGATCTGCTGGTACTTCGGTCCGGTCATGTCGGGGCTCCTTGACGACACTGTGCATCACTGTGCGCTTAGTGGTCACGGTACAGCACACCCCTCCGGCGCGTCTCTCTCGGCTTGACACCATGTCGCCATTGTGACACAGTGGCGACATACATTCAAACCGATCGTACTCACTAAGTAGGCGGCAACGTTGGAAACAGCTGAGTGGCTTAACGCGGCGGAAGTGTCCGCGCTGTTCGTAGAGGCTGGCCTGTTTCGCGTCCCCCGCAGCACTCTGCGCAGGTGGACCATCACCGGCCGCGTCACCAGCGTGCGCACCGCAGGCGGACACCGGCGCTACAAGGGGTCCGCCGTCCGCGCCCTCATCGCCGAGACCTTGAACCCGGCAACTGCGGCGGTGGCCTGAGATGCCCGACCTCTACGCCGCAGGCCGCGAATGGCTCGCCGAGCTTGAGTGGCGCGACGACCCCGACTTCGACACCGTGACCGACTACAAGGTCCGCCGTGTGGTCGACCATCTGCACGACGGCGGCTGGGCCGCCTTCGTCCGCGCCGAGATGGCGGTGGCCTGATGCTCGCCTCAGACATGCAGAAGGGCCAGCGCGTCAACGCCGGCCCCTCTTACAGCAATGACCGGCCTCGACCGCCAAGAGGAGACAAGCCAATGCAGACCGTACCATCCGCCCCCGTCACGCAGGCCGACCTAGACCTAGGTGTCCACATGCTGGCCAGCGCGGGCCACTACCCCTCCGCCATCGCATCGCTTGACGCGGCGGCCATCGTCAAGTCCGGCGCGGACCCGTTTCCCGCCCTCGTCGCTGCCGTCCTGGCCGACACCCGCCGTCCGCTCACGGATCTCGCGGACTTCCTCCCCGCCGAGGCCTACTACGAGGTCGAGGCCCTGATGTCCGCTGCCGGTTCCGCAGCGGTACTGGAGGCGAGCCGCTGATGCCCGGCTCCGGCTACACCATCTACGAGCGCTGGCTGCGCGGAGAGCCCGCCACCACCGCCGAGGAACGCTCCCGCTACCGCGAGTACGCCTGCGAGCAGAAGGCGGCAACGCCGTGAACCGCAGCGACCGCGCAGCGTGGGCCTCGGCCCGGACTCTCGCCGACCTGTGCGAGCTGACCGCCCGCTGGCTCGAGGGCACCGTCACCGGGCAGCCCGGCTACTGCGGCCCGTCCGACATCGAGGACCCCAAGCTCGTCCCGCTCCTGGCAGCCCTGAACCGGGCCGGGTTCATGACCACGACCAGCCAGGTCGGCCTCATCCAGCACGGCAGCGGGGGGACGCACGCGGAGCAGCGCGCAGCCGTCGAGGGCTTCGCGTCACCCGAGGTCGCGGCGTGGCTCATCGCCGCCGCGCAGGACGCTGGCCTGTCCGTCGTCGCCTACGACCCGGCCAGCCGCCCCCGCTGGCGCTACCGCTACGACCGGGCCGTCACCGTGACCCAGGTCAACGGCAGGCGCTTCACGGCGTTCGGCGTCCAGCTCCCCCGCCGCCACATCCGCGACGCGCACATCGGCTACGGCGTGTGCGGCCGGGACGCGGTGAAGGCCCTGTGCTCGGCGTGGCAGGTCACGATCATCGACCCTGAATGGGGCCAGGAAACGTTCCTCTGGGACGTGCTCGCCGCGGCGCTGGCCGAGAACGGGGCATCGTCGTGAACCCCTACGGAGTCAGCGCCTACCCTGCGACGCTCCCGCTCGACGCCGACGCGGGTGCCGAAGACCTCGCCTGGCAGGACGACGCGCTCTGCATGCAGGTTGACGGTGACGTCTTCTTCCCTGACAAGGGCCAGCCCAGTGCGCCCGCCAAGCGGGTCTGCCAGGACTGCCCGGTCAAGGCCGAATGCCTGGAGTACGCGCTGGAGAACGACATCCACCACGGCGTGTGGGGTGGCGAGTCCGAGATGGACCGCCGCCGCATCCGTCGCCAGCGGAACAGGCGGTTGCCGGCATGAGCCACTCTCAGGCGCGCACCTTGCCGAGCTTGTCGCCCCGTCCCGCGACACGCGCGATGAGCTCGAACTCGCCCCAGTGGGACTCGGCCCACTTGTGGCCCTGGAGCCAGCCGCGGAGCTGCCGTTGCAGCCACGCGGAGTCGTCGGCGTCCCCGGTCACCTGGAACGTGTCCTCGTGCCGGTTCTTGCGGAGCACATCAAGGTCAAGCGCGCGTGCGGCCATGGCTTCGATGGTAAGCCCGTCCGCCCGATCCGTCACGGGGGCGAGCGCGTGATGGCGGGCCACCGGAACGGCCAGCCTCGCCGGGACACGGCCCGCGCCGAGCGCATGCAGGCCCGGATCGCCGCCTCGAGGGACGAGCTTCAGGCGATGGGGCACGCGTTCGACTGGCTCCGCATGGAGCTTGCCCACCTCGGCCGGGCCGGGCAGCACGGCGACAGGTCCAGGCCGCACACCGCCGAGGCGAACGCGATAGCCGCCGAGGTGACCCGCGAACTGCTCGACCGCACGAAATACGTGATCAAGAGAAGCGGAGACGCACAGTGATCGAGACGACGCCCGAACTGGCGGAGGAAGTGAGGGAAGGAAGTCCCGAAACTGCCTTCCCCGACGCCCAACCGGAGAGCGCGCAGCGCGCGAGAAGTGTAACACTGCCCCCACTGCCGTCACTGACTGCCGTTACTGAGCGTGTCCGCAAGGCGGGTGCTGCCGTGTCGAAAGCGGGCGCCCTGCTGGACAAGCCGGGTTCCCTGATCCACGCTCAGCCGCCGACGTTCAAGCAGGCGAAGGACCGTCACCACGAGTGCGCCGGCCACATTCGCACGTGGACGATCCTCCGGGTCGGCCGTTACGCGTGGGGCTGGTTCCACCTGCTGGTGATCCTGCCGCCGCTGTACCTGCTGGCGTGGGTCACCGAGTCCCCGCTACGCCTGTTCATCGCCGCGGCTCTCGCCGCTGCGGTCCTCTACTGGAGCTAAGTCATGAACCTGAGTGTTACCGAACTGGCCGCCCTGTTCCTGCTGCTCTACGGCCTGCTGCACTGGCTCGGGATCATGCCGGGCACCCGTGCCGTCCTGGCGCTGCTGGGCACCGTCACGCTCGGCACGCAGGGTTTCGCCGGCCGGATCCTCGGCGATATCGGAGCCTGGCTGAGCAGCATCGGCGGCGCGGTCACGCAGTGGCTGTTCGGGGTGTCGATCTCGGCGGCGGTGTTCCTCATCGCGCTTGTGATCCTGCTCCATGACTTCCACCCGAAGAACTCGGCTGCCAAGCGCACCGGCTACGCGGCGATCGTCGTCGGCATCTGCCTGGCGAGCGCCATCGCCACAATCCCGGCCCTGGCGCCTGTCGCCGGGGCGATCCACTCGCTGATGAGCACTCTCGTCGGCTTCGTCAACTCACTGTGAGCTAGCCATGGAAGTCATCCTGTTTTTCGTCCTCGTCTATGCCGCGAAGCGCGGCTGGGACGACGCCAAGTCAGGTGCCGCGAAGTCACGCGCCGCGTACATGAAACGCGCTGACGCGAAGCACCCGGACATGCCCAAGTCAAGGCGCACGGCCCACGCCCTGCGTCATGACTTCGGCTACGCCCTGAGTCAGGTCGCCCAGGGCTTCCCTCAAGTCAGGCACGGCTTCGGCGCGGGGTGGCATGAAGGCAGGCAGGCGCATGCTCAGGCTAGGGCCGAGTACGAGCGCGCCAAGACAGACCACCTGGAGACCAGGGCTGGCCTGATCCCTGACCTGACCGACTACCGCAGGCGGCAGAAGGAGGCGCTGGAACGGATCCGTTCAGGTCAGGCCTGCACTGACGGCAGCGACGCCGAAGAGGAAGCCGACCAGGAAGACCACGCGGAGGCACGCGAGCCGTCGTGGTCATGGGGGCCTGACGGATTCCGATGGGAAGGGGCACGTCGCCTTGACGGCAAGCCTGAGACTGACGCGGATGACGAGGAGCCATCCGCCGGCGACGTCCGGTATTCCTACGGCTCCATCCACCGTCCGCTGGCGTGGCCGACCGATGACCTCGATGTCGCCCGGAGGCAGGCCGCGGCCATGTCGCAGGACGGCACTCCGCAGCAAGTGCACGAGTATCACGACGGCGGCCCAGGCGAACTGCTGGACACCTACGTCAACGGCGAACCTGTCTCGCCCGAGGAAGGCCGCGAGCTTGACGTCCAGTATGCGGGCGAGCGGGACGCTGCCCGCCGCGAGTGTGCCGGCCAGGGCTGGCCCGGCGCTGCTGCGCTGCTCGACCCACTTCCAGGCGAGGACGACCGGAATCAATCCGCATCACCAACCGAAGGGAACACTATGCCTACTGGCACCGCATCCGATGTCACCTACGACGCCGTGCTCGCGAAGATGAACGACGCCGTTCAGGTCGCCGAGCAGCACGCCGCCGATGTCACCGCCGCGAAGAACGAGGCGGACCAGATCGCCGACCAGATGCAGGCCCTGGACGTGGACCCCGCCACCCTCAGCGCGATGGCCGATCACGCCGACGCCCTGGACGAGGCCGAGACGGCGCACCAGAAGGTGCTGGAGACCGCCCAGAACGTGCAGCACGTGCTCGAAGCCGAGCAGGGCCAGCTCGCCGAGGCACACAAGAACACCGCCCACGCCGCCGAGAAGGCCTTTTTCGAAGAGTGACACAGGACCGCAATGACCTGACCGAAGCACTATCAAGGAGCTGATGACAATGCCGCGCTCGAAGACGCGGGAGGTTCCGCGCTGGAAGCGCGGCAAGGCCAAGAAGCCGGGCGCGCCACCGGTCCAGCTGCGAGGCCGCAGTGCCCGCGAGTTCGCCCGCGAGTTCGCGAAGGCAACCCAGCCGCAGGCCGGCGGCGCGGCCACTCCGGCTAGCGGCACGATTACCCGGACGGGGGCGTGGCGGTTCCGCCGTCACCTGCCCCCGTTCGGGTGGCTCGCCGCCCTCATCGCCAGTGCCGGGCTGCATTCGGCGCCGCACCCGCTGCTGTGGGGCCTGCTCGCCAGCCTCGCCGCCCCCGCGGTCATGGTGCTGTTCACCCGGCACCTGCAGGACTTCACCCGCCGCGCGGTCGACGTCGCCGCGCTGATCACGTCGCTGTGGGTGCCGTTCCTCGCCGCCCGCGGCCTTCACTCGTGCATCGCGTGGCTGCTGCTCACCTGGGCGCCGTGCTGCGCCCTGTGGGTGCGCCACTACCGCTGGCACCCCGACGCCGCGGCTGCCGTCGCCATCCCGGTTGCGGGCGACCACGAGCAGTGGAACGCCCTGGCCGCCCAGCAGAAGTGGAACGCGACCCTCGGCAGTGCAGAGCAGCTTCCCGGCGGCGGGCGGCGCTACCCGATCCAGTGCGACGGCATCAAGACCGTCCTCAAAAACATCCTGTCGTCCAGCGAGAACGTCGCCGGGGCATGGCATAAGCCGATGACCGAGGCGTACGCCGAACGTCACCCGCACGGCGTCACGTCCAGGGGATACCTGACGATCCTGGGCAGCGAGACCCTGATGCGCGGCCGGGAATGGAACGGCGCCGGGATGGACCCGAAGACCGGCCTGGCGGTCATTGGCCGCTACGCTGACGGCTCCCCGGCGCACGTGAAGATGTACACGCCCCGGTATGGCGTACGGCATGCCCTGCTCAGCGGCACAACAGGCTCTGGCAAGAGCACCCTGCTGGACCTGCTCTGCTTCATAGCGATCACGACCGGCTGGTTCGTGCCGGTCGTCCTCGACCCGCAGGAAGGCCAGAGCCTGCCGTTCTGGCGGGACCGCTGCCTGTACGCCGCGGGGACCGACGAGTGCTACGGCATGCTCCGCGGCCTGCATGCCGGGATGCTCGACCGGTCCCGTTACCTCGCGTCGCTGCGCTGGGATGACGACGGCGTTTCGATGCGCGGCATGCCGTTCTTCGACTACGAGATGACCGGCCTGCCGATGCCGCTGATCATCCTCGACGAGGCCCACATGGTCCTGAAGGGCAAGACCAAGACCGAGCGGGACATCGTGGAGAAGGTGATGGAGGTCGGCCGTCTCGGGCGGAAGACCGGGACGGCGCTGTGGCTCGCCACGCAGCTCCCGTCGCTGAAGGATCTCGGCGGGGAGCAGGCGCTGCGGGACATGCTCCGCGGCGGGAACGTCATCTCGATGCGGACCGCGAACAAGGTCGCCAGCGGCATGCTGGGCCTGGAGAAAGACCCCAGCGAGATCCCGCCGTACTTCACCAACGGCAAGGAGACCTACGGGCTCGGCTATACAGCGGGCCCGGACGCCCGGCCTGACGCGCCGATGCGCAGCGACCTGGTGCCGAAGTCGATGCTCAAGAAGGTCCCGGCGATCCCGCAGCTTGATGACCGGTTCCGCGAGGCGATGGATCTCGCGATGGGCGGCATGCCGCTGGTGACGGCGGCTCCGGTACTCAGCTCGCGCCCCGCGAGCGCCGCTGCGCCGCCCGTCGATGATGCACCCGAGGGACGCCGCTGCGCCGATGCCGTCTGGAAGGCCCTGTGCGAGGCGGGCAGGCCGCTTGAGCGCGGCGAGGTCATCGCCCGGGCCAACCACGTCGCAACCGGCGAGTGGGGCCGCGACCGGGGGTTCAGCATCCGCGCTGTCGGCGAAGCCCTCCGCGATCTTGCTGCCGGCAAGTACCCGGACCGGCCAATCGCCAAGCCGGGCGACGGCGTGTACGAATCCCTCGCGCCGCGCGGCGTCGGCGCGTAACAGGCCAAACACACACAGATGATCTCTAGTGAAGGGCACGATTACCGCATGCCTTCCATCAAGCACCTGTCCGCAGGTGCCCTCAAGCGGGCCGATGGCCTGGCCGGCGTCGTCCGCGAGAACCCGCTTCTGGCGGGAGTCGCCGGCATCGGCTTCTCGGTCTCCTTCCAGACTGTCGCCCACATCGCCTGGCAGCAGGGAATGCCCGGGCCGCCGGTGCTGTACCCGGTCGGCATCGACATCGGCATCCTCGCGCTCATCACCGAGGCCCTGCACCTGATCCGCGAGGGCCGCAGCGACTTCGTGCCCCGCCTCCTGGCCTGGCTGCTGACCGGCTTCACGATCTACGTCAACGTCCACGGCTCCCCGGCCGGCGACTGGCTTGGCGGCAGCCTGCACGTCGTCATGCCCGCCCTGTGGGTGGTCTGCCTCGAGCTGGTCCGCCACCGCCGTGTCGCCGCGGGCCGGGCTGACTCCATCCCGGCCGGCCGGTGGGTCGCGTCCCCGTTGCCGACGCTGAGGCTGTGGCTGCGGATGAAGCGCGACGGGATCACGTCCTATCCGCTGGCGCTGGAGCTGGACCACGCGCGGCTGTTCGCCCGTGACCTGATCCGCGCCGCGCCGAAGCAGTACCGGCCGCGCCGCTCGTCGCTGATCTGCAAGCGGGTCCGCACGGGCAGGCTGCAGGAAGACGTCCGTAAGGCGGTCGCCGCCACCATCGGCAACGACTGGGCGCCAGGCTGGGAATCCGCCGTCGCCGGCTGGATCACCGATGCCCTGGGCCTGTCTTCGCGCATGGCGGCAAGCCTGGAGAACGCCAACCGGGAGATTGCCCTGAAGGCGGCTCAGGTCACGGCTCAGGCTGAGGCTGAAGCCATCGCGCAGGCACCCGCCGCGCCTGCCCCCGAGACAGTTTCAGGCCAGCCCTCCGGTCAGCCTCCGGTCACCGCTCAGGCCACGCCCAGGGTCAGGACGGCACGCAAGCCCAAGGCGGCACAGCGGATCATCCCGAAGGCTGACCTGGAGCAGCAGGTGCGGGCGCTGTTCGACGCCGACCATGACGTGACGATCGCCTACGCAGCCGCCAAGCTCGGCCGCGGGCGGGACACCATCAGGCCGATCCTGCAGGAGCTCCGGCGGAACGCCAACGTCGTGCAGATGGAACGGAGGGCCTGACGTGCTCGGCCACACTCACGCAGCGAGCGGCCTGGTCACTGGCCTAGCGCTCGGTTCCCTCGTCCTGCATGAGCACCCGGCGCCCTTGCTGCTGCTGACCGGGCTCACAGCCGCGTACGCCCTCGCGCCCGACCTGGACTCTTGCGGTGGCACTGAGGCCCGCAGCTTCGGCTTCATCACCTGGTGCCTGGCCTGGTTTGTGCGCAAGGTCAGCGGAGGGCACCGGCACGGCAGTCACTCCCTGCTAGGCGTCGCCGCGTTCACTGGCTTCGCGTGGCTAGCCTGCCTAGCCCGCCACACCTGGCCCGGCCGCGTCATGCTGTTCGTGATCCTGGCTGTCGGCCTGGCCTCTGCCGTGGATGCGCTCACCCCCCGCGCCGCCCACACGGGCAACGTCCTGGCTCTCGCTGGCGCCGCGGCGATGTGCTGGACCGGCTACGGCCTCGCGCTCGTCCCCCTCGCTGCTGCGCTCGGATGCGCAACCCACCTGGCCGGAGACAGCCTGACCCGCTGCGGCGTGCCCTTGCTCTGGCCGGCGACCATGCGCGAGTTCCACGTCCTGCCGCACCCGCTGCGCTTCACCACCGGCAAGCTCGCCGAGCACGTGATCGTGACTCCGCTGCTGATCGCCGCTCTCGCCGTCCTCGCCTGGCACGACGCCGGGGCATTCGCCATCACCCACGTCCACGCAACCCTGACCGCAAGGAGCGCCCCGTGAGCGCCACGACCGTGACCAAAGGACGCTGGTACCCGTCACCCGTCCCGGCCCTCGACGGCGAGACCGACGACGCCTACACCGTCCGGCTCACCGGAGCGGACGGGACCGGCCGCCGCCCCTACGATCATCCCCGGAACCGCCAGTGCTCGATCGGCTGGCACATGGAATGCAGCGGCCGGCGCGGGGCCTCCGGGTGCGAGTGCCCGTGCCACACCGACACCGCGCCCGGCGCGGAGCACCTGCCCCCGGTACTGAAGGCCGGCGCGGTGAAGCTCGCCAGCCTCTACGACCTCCCCGACGCGACCGGCCTGAAGGTGATGGCCATCGCGTCCCACGCCGCCCAGGGCGGTGCCAGCGCGCCGCCGGATGCCCTCGCGGCCGGCCTGGAGGCCGCCTACGGGTGTGCGCAGTCGGACAGCTTCCTCACCGATGTCGCGGGCGTCTACCACGATGCGGCCACGGGGACGCTCCAGTGACCTCCCCGCCCCTTGAGTCCGAAGCCCAGGCCCGGACCCTTCCCGCCGTCGAGGCCGCCTATGCAGCCGCGGACCGCGACCGCCGCCGCGGCGTCCTGGGCGAGCAGAACCACCGCCTGCTGTGCGCTGCCCTGTCCTCCGCCGGGGTGGAGCTCGGCCACTACGACCACCGCAAGGTCATGTGGGTCGCGAGCTGGGAGCCTGAGCTGGCCGGGACGATAGCAAGGTGGATCGGGGAAGCGGCACGCGGACGGGAAGATGACGGGCATGGCTGAGATCCTGACGCCCCGCTGCCCTCTATGTGACCGGCCGCCCAAGATGACGTTCGGCGTGCAATCGTTCTGCGGGAACGACGCCTGCACCATTCTCTGCTGGGATTCCGCGCTCAGCCTCGACGACAACCTGATGGATGCGGGCGTGATCGAGCTCCCGCCGATGGACGGCGGCAGCGATGACGCTCGATGACGAGGCGACCGCCATCCGCCTGCTCGAGGAAGCCCTGCATCTCCGCCAGAACGGGGAGCGCGCACCGGGCGGCAACGAAACCTGGCGCGACTGGGATAAACGAGCTGACCGGTTCATGCACGAGCGCCTGGACCGGCTGCATCCCGGCGCCTGACCCCCGCACTCCGGTGTTCACACCACCCGCACCGGTAGCCGATCATTACCGCATGAGCACCGAGACCCCGTGCCCAGGTGGCGCGCTTGCTGTAGCTCCTAGCATTCCTATAGGATCTATAGCATGGATGAAATCGGAATCGAACGGGCACGGAACCTGCTCGGCGAGATCCTTGACAAGGCGCGGTTCACTGACGAGCCAACCGCGATCACCCGTCAGGGCAAGCCTGCTGCCGTCGTGGTCAGCGCCAAGTGGTACGACGCCACTCTTGACTACATTGACTGCACCGTGCGCCTCGCTGACTACGAGGTCATCCACCTCGACGGCGATCCGCGCAACAACGACCCGACCAACCTGGAGCTACGCGAGCGGCCTGCCTGAGCGCACATGCAGCGAGGACGACTGCGAACGACCGTCCCATGCGCGAGGACTGTGCGGAACGCATCATCAGCTGCGGCGCAAGGCCGAACTCAAGGAGTCGGGCCTTACGTGCGTCATGGACGACTGCGGCAAGCCGGTTCACAACCTGAAGCGGCGACTATGCGAGGGACACTACGGGCGGTACCTCAAGCACGGCGACCCGTCGATCACCAGGCGGCCAGATCTCGGCAAGTCCCTCGCGGAGCGCTTCTGGGAGAAGGTCGACAAGAACGGCCCGGTCCCGCCGTACCGGCCGGAACTCGGCCCGTGCTGGATCTGGACTGCTGGACTTGTTAACGGCTATGGCCAGTTCATCATCATGCGCGGTGACCGGGGTCGGCCGATAGGTGCCCACCGTCAGGCGTGGCTACTCACGCGAGGCGAGATCCCTGATGACCTGGATCTTGATCACCTCTGCCGGGTGCACGCCTGCTGCAATCCGGACCATCTGGAGCCGGTCACCAACGAAGAGAACAACCGGCGCGGGATCAGCCCGTCTGCGATCAACGGACGCAAGACCTACTGTGACTACGATCATGAGTTCACCCCGGAGAACACCTACAGGCCCCCGAGGCGTCCGCACACACGCCAGTGCCGTAAGTGCGCGCGTCGCCGCGAACAGGAGCGCCGGCAAAGGCGGAAAGCGGCATGAGTAGCGATGACGTTTGCCCAGGTCAATGCAACCGCAGGTACCGGGAAACCCGCCAGGAGTACCGGCAGGCCCTCGCCGACTACGACCCGCTGGACGCTTCCCAGTCCCGGCCCGAACCTCCCGAGATCCAGCCGTGGCTAGGCGATCCGGTCTGGTGCGGCCCGTGCGCTTCCCGTGTCCGCCTCCGCCTCGCCGAGCTCGACGACCTCATCGCCCTGCACAAGGCGACCGCCGACGGCCAGAAGCAGTCCGACGCCGCCGAGCGTGTCTCCGGCTCGTCCGCCGACCCCCGGTCCCCGTCACAGGCGGGCGATGACGAGGACGAGGCCGCGGCGATGCTCACCGGGTGGGAGGGCACCTACCGGGACCTGAGGAAGTGGGGATCCCCGGCGCCGCGCGGCGACCTCGCCAGCGTGACGACCTCGTGCATCGCGTGGCTGCTGCACCACTTCGAGGGCATCATGCGCTCGCCGATCGCCGAGGACTTCGGGCTGGAAATCCTGCAGTGGCACCGGGAGATCACCGGCAGCACCAAGGCGGGAGTACGCACGGTCCGCAAGCCGCTGCGCTGCCCGTCATGCCAGTACCTGACCCTGATGTGGACTGAAGGCGAGCAGCAGGTGACATGCGCTAATCCCTCTTGTAACCGCATCCTGTCGCTGGCCGAGTATGACGCGGAGGTCGACGCGCTGGCGAAAGGCCTGCGTGTGGCGTGAGACACGCGGGCCGGAAGTGGACAGGGTTAGTAAACACGTTTAGTCTGATGCCACGGCAGTCATGCCCTGAAGCCCCTGGGATTCCCGGGGGCGTTTTTTCATGTCCAGGGGAGGCCGCCGGAATGCCCGATCTTGACCTGAATGCGCTCCTGACGGCCAAGGAAGCGGCGCAGTACGCGGGCAAGTCCGTCGCCGTGATCTGCAACTGGCGCAATCGCGGTCACCTTCCGGTGGCCACCGACGCGCAGGGTAATGAGATCCGCGATGACCGCGGCCGGCCTCGCTACCGCCTCCTTGATGTGGCCAAGGCGGAGAACGCGACGCGGCAGCGCGGCGAGCAGATGGCGCGGGGAATCCTGCAACGCCAGGCGGCCTGAGCGACCGACCCGGAATGGTAGGATAACAGCAGGTCAATCGGCCTTTCGCCCTGCTGAAATCCTTCCCGATCGGTGCCGTGTTCCATGCTGTCCGCGCTCGCCCGCATACCCCCTTCGAGTCTCATCCTCGCCGCCTCGATCGCCGGCATGTCCGGCTTCGTCTTGCTAGCCGAGTTCTGGCCGCGCAGGAAACGGGACGACAGCGATGGCACTGGTGAGCTTCCCTTGCCCGCCTGACCCGAACGGGAGGCGTCATGGCCGCACAGTGGATCGGCGACGGCAGCGAGATCCCCGCGACGCCGCTGAACCCCGCACCCGTCCTCCCGTACCGCGAATGGCGGATCGGCCGGTATGAGTTCCGCTGGACCCGCAGCCGTGGCCGCTGGACGGTCCAGACCGCGGAGGGCACCGGGATGATGTGCGGCGCGGCCGGCTACCGGACCCCTGTCGCCGCGTTCTTCGCTACGTGGCGCACCCTCCGGAGGCAAGCGTGAAAATCTGCGCTGCATGCCGCGAGCCCTGGCCGTCTGAGTGCATCTGCGACGACGACGAACCGGACGCCCCCCAGGACGACAGCGAGGACGCGGCATGACCATCATCACCGCAGCTGAAGCCCGGCCCGGAGACGTCCTCCTGGACGAGTCCGAGAAGGTGTGGCAGCGGGGCTCCGAGCTGTACTTCTGGGCGACGTTCGACGGCCCTGTCGGCTTCTACGGCCCGTGGGATCCCTCGTACGGACCTCAGGGACCGCTGTTCCTCCTGGTCCGCGGCGGGAGGCGGGTGTGAGCGACAGCCTGCCCACCGCCTACTGCGCGACCGGCCGCAAGGACGCCTCCGCCCTGCTCCTGGTCCTCAAGGACGAGCCGGTAGCCGGCGTCATCGAGTCCGCGCTGATCGAGGGCCCGGACGTGATCCTCGTCAGCCCGCAGGCGGACCTGTCCGGACCCGTGAAGCTCGAGCCCGTCCCGCGGTCGCGGCTTGAGGCTATGGCCCGGCTGCGGCACTGGCCGGTACCGCCGTCGCCGCTCGTGCTGACCGCCGTCATCTAGGCTCACGTCATGCCCGACCCTGCTGCCGACCCCATCGCATCCGAGGACTCCGCTTACGTCACCATCGTGGCCGAGTTCGAGGGCTACCGCCGTGCTGGAGCGGGACTGTTCGGGGCTGCTGTCCTGACGTGGGCTAAGCACCTGCTGGCCGGCACGTCCGGGGAGTCATAGCCGTATACCTGTATGCTTAAACGTATGGCCAGACCCAAGAGCCCGGACGGCAAGCGCGTCCCGATGTCCACCCGGTTCAGCGAACCCGAAGCCGCCGCCATCGACGCGGCGCGCGGCAACACGGATCGCTCGGTATGGCTTCGCGAGGTAGCGCTTGCCGCCGCCCGCTCTTCGGGTCGCAAGCCGCTGCCGACCGACGTCATCACCATCACCGCGGACGACCGGATGCCTCCCGGCACTGCCGCTCTCGTCAGCCGGGGCAAGGTCACCGCGTTCAACATCGGCGCCACCCCTGAGCCTGCCCGCAAGTCCGCCGCCTGCCCCCACCGTCTCCCTGTCGGTGCCTACTGCAAGACATGCGGGCGGACCAAGACCTGACGTGCGGGAGGCTGCGTGCCTGTCGAACGGCTCGGCGAGCGTGACGTCCAGATCTCAGCGCTGACCTTCTTCCCCGGCAACGCCCGTCGCGGCAACCTCGCCGAGATCCGCAAGTCCGTCCGCCGCCTCGGCCAGTACCGCTCGGTAGCCGTCCGCGACACAGGCGACGCCCTCGTCATCCTCGCTGGCAACCACACCGTCCAGGCGATGCAGGCCGAGGGCTTCGAGACGGTGCACTGCGGTGTCATCCGCTGCACCGACGACGAGGCCCGGCGGGTGGCGGTAGCGGACAACAAGATGGCGGAACTGGGCGGCTACGACGACGACGCCCTCGCCGAACTGCTGTCGTACCTGGATGACGACTACGACGGCAGCGGCTGGACCGAATCGGAAGTCGAGCGGCTGATCAATCCCGAGCTGCCGGACGGGTTCCGCGAGTTCGACGAGGACGACGCCGGCGATGCGCCGCTGTCCATCCCGCTGATCGTGCCGTGCCCCAACTGCGGGCATGTCTTCGACGCCAAGGCCGTCACTGCCCGCGATGACTGACTACCCGGCCACGCTCCGCGCCGCATGGCGGGACCACCTCGCACCGCGTGCCCCAGATGCACCGACCGTCATATCGACGTTCGCTGGCTGTGGCGGCTCATCCCTCGGCTGGTCGATGGCCGGGTACCGGGAGCTGCTCGCCGTCGAATGGGATGATCACGCGGCCGAGGTGTTCAGGCTCAACTTCCCGGACGTGCCGCTGCATCATGGCGACATCGCTCACGTGGATCCCAGCCGGCTCGGACTGGAGCCCGGCGAGCTTGACGTGCTTGACGGTTCGCCGCCATGCCAGGGATTCTCCCAACTCGGCCGCCGCCAACTCGATGATCCCCGCAACCAGCTATTCCGTCAGTTCATCCGGCTGCTCAGCGCATGGCAGCCGAGGGCCTTCGTGATGGAAAATGTCGCCGGCCTCGTAGAGGGTCCCATGCTGCCGCTATTCGCGGAGATGATGACCGAACTGAAGGCGGCAGGCTACCGGGCCGCCGCCCGGCTGGTCGATGCCTCATACATCGGAGTGCCACAGCGGCGCAGGCGGCTGATCTTCACCGGAGTACGCGCCGATCTCGCGCTAGACCCGGTGCATCCTGTACCCAGCATGCGGCCGGTCACTGTGCGCCAAGCATGGGCGCGCCTTGATGATCCCGGCCTTTTCGATGTGCCAACCGGGAAGGGTATGGCGGTCGCCCGACTGACCAAACCGGGCGGACAGGGCTCCGATGCGCTCTATGCGCGAGGCGGGAAGCGCTCCCATTGGGGATGCAAGCGCCTCGCCTGGGATCGGTCATCCAACACGATCAGCAAGGAGACCCGCGCCGGCGCGGGTGCCGGATTCCTGCACCCCTCCGAAGATCGGTTCTGCGGCGTGCGCGAACTAGCCCGGCTCCAGTCCTTCCCCGATGAGTTCGACTGGGGCGACGGCACCTACAAGCAGATCCACGCCCGCATCGGCAACAGCGTCCCGCCGCTGATGATGCGGGCGGTCGCTACCGAGATCCGAGACAAGATCCTGCATTCCGCGCGTGTCCTGGAGGACGGCACCACCGAGCCCGTCTCGTTCGCCAGCTAGCCCGATTCACTGAATCCCAAGCAACCCTGAACTGCGGGAGGTGACCGATGGCCCGTAAGCGGTCCCTCGCCACCCGCGAGTCAGACGCCCGCGCCCTGGAGTTCCGCCGCCGCGGCCTGTCCTATGAGCAGATCTCCGCCCAGATGGAATGGCGTTCCCCGTCCGCCGCCCACCAGGCCGTGCAGCGTGCCCTCGCCGACAGTGCCCGCGAGGCCGGCGAGGAAGTCCGCCAGATCGAAGCGGCAAGGCTGGACGAGCTCACCCGGACCCTGATGCGGGTGCTCGCCACCAAGCACTATGTCGTCTCGGTCGCCTCGGGAGTCGTCGCACGCCACCCCGAGACCGGGCAGCTGCTCCAGGACGACGCGCCGGTCATCCATGCTATCGCCGGGCTCGTGCGCATCAGCGAGCGGCGGTCGAAGCTCCTCGGCCTTGACGCACCGAAGCAGGTTGAGGTCCGCACAATTGACGCCATCGACTCCCGCCTCATCGAGCTTGCGGACCAGATGGCAGCAGTGGACGCCTGAGCGGCGCCGCGAGTTCCTCCGCAGGCTAGACGCGGAGGAACGTGAACGGCTGCTCGCGGTCCTCGACGCCCCCGAGCCGGGACCGCCCTGGACGCAGATCGCCCGGCCCGAGCAGCTCCCGCCCGATGGCGACTGGCTGCTGTGGCTCTACATGGCCGGCCGAGGCGCTGGCAAGACCAGGGCCGCAGCGGAATGGGTTCACGGCCGGGCGCAGGCTTACCCCGGCTGCCGCATAGCGCTGGTAGGCCGTACCCCTGCAGACGTCCGTGACGTCATGATCGAGGGCGACTCCGGCATCCTGTCTGTCGCGAGGGATGCCCGGCCCGCCTACCAGCCGACGAAGCGGCGCCTGACGTGGCCGAACGGGTCGATGGCCTACACCTACTCGGCTGAGGTTCCCGCGCAGCTCCGGGGCCCGCAGCATCACTACGCGTGGTGTGACGAGCCCGCGTCGTGGACTGACGCCCGCAAGGGCGACGTGCTGGACACCGCGTGGAACAACCTGATGCTGGGGCTGCGGCTCGGCCGGTCGCCGCGGTGCGCGGCCACGACCACGCCGAAGCCGCTGGCGCTCATCCGCACGCTGCTCGGCCGCCCGACGACGGTCGTGACCAAGGGCAGTACCTACGACAACCTCGACAACCTCGCGCCGTCGTTCCGCGCTGAAGTGCTGGCCGCGTACGAGGGAACCCGGATCGGCCGGCAGGAACTTCTCGGGGAACTGCTCGAGGACGTCGAGGGCGCGCTGTGGACGCTGGCGCTGCTCGACGGGAACCGCGTCACGTCCGCGCCGGACATGCGGCGCATCGTCGTCAGCATCGACCCCTCTGGCGGGTCGGGCCCTGACAATGACGAGCAGGGCATCATCGTCGCCGGCCTCGGTGTCGACGGCGAGATCTACATTCTCGCGGACAGGTCATGCCGCCTCTCGCCGCACGGCTGGGCATCGCGTGCCGTCGGCGCATGGCAGGAGTTCAGCGCCGACCGGATCGTGGCCGAGAAGAACTACGGCGGGGACATGGTGGAGTCCACCATCCGGCAGGTCTCCAAGGTGGTCCCCGTCAAGGTCATCACCGCCTCGCGTGGCAAGGTCCAGCGGGCCGAGCCGGTCGCGGCGGCTTACGAGCAGGGCCGCGTGCATCACGTCGGGGCGATGGCCAAGCTTGAGGACCAGCTGACGACGTGGACCCCCGCTGACGGGACGAGCCCGGACCGCCTAGACGCCTTGGTGTGGGCCGTGACAGAGCTGACGGACAACTTCAGTGCCGACGCCTGGATCGCATGGGCGAAACGCAAGGCCGAGGAAGCCGCCGCCGACCGGGACGCACCCCCGGAACCCCGCGCGAACGGCGCCGTGCCCGCCGCTGAGACGCCACCCGGACCAGACGCGGACGTTGTTCCCCTCACCCCGGCTGAAGCCCGCAGGGCGGCGAGGAACGCTGCGTTCGCGGCTGGCTCGTGGACCTAGGATGCTGCCATGACTGGCGGCGAGGACATGGACGCGTTCGAGGCCGAGCTAAAGCGGCGCGGTGACGCATTGCTCGCTGGCCGTAACTTCGGCTATCCCGAGGACTACTGCGACCCCGCGTACGACGGCACTCCCGCAGGCTTCCGTGACGTGGTGATCCCGGCACGGCTCAAGGCGCTGGAGCGGTCGATCAACGAGACGTTCGCGGACCTGCTGCCGGAAGGCTGCCGGTTCGAGTACGCCCCCGTCGAACCATCGCGGACTGAGCGTGTCGCGGACCTGGTCCGCAATGGCCACCTGAATGACGCCTCGGATCGGGTGGACTGGCGCGCAGCACTAAGCCTGCTACCCGACGAGGACTAGGGCGCCGCGGCCCCCTCGCCGCCGTCTTTGACCGTCCACGTTCCCGTCTCCCGGTACTCGGCATGCTCCCGGCGGCACTCACCGCACATGACCTCATTGACGGTGCCGTGCCACGTGCACACCCACGGGACCGGCTGCGGGAGACGCGGGATCAGGTTCCACATCGGCTCGTGCGGCAGCGTGGCCACGTACCGCGCGTAGTCCTCCCGATAGCTCATCCGCCCATCATGGCAGCGAGGGGGCGGCTGAATGGGCGTCCGCACTCGCATCGGGAACGGCCTGACCCGCGTGGCGAAGACCTTCGGCACGTCGGTACCGGAGTCCTTCACGCAGGGTGAAGCCGCCAGCCAGATGACCCCGGCGTCCCCGTTCAGCCCCGGCACGCCCATCGGCCCGTACGACGGCTACGACCGGCACACCCGCCAGTTCAATTTCCAGACCGGCTACAACATCAGCACCCGGCCGCGGCTTCACGAGGCAGTGTCGTTCTCCACGCTCTCTGGCTTGGTAGAGTCTTACGATGTGGCTCAAATATGCTGCACGCCAAAGACTGAGATCATCACCAAGCGCGGCCTCGTCCCGATTGAGGACGTAGTTGTCGGCGATGAGGTAATCACGCACCTGGGCCGCTGGCGGCGCGTAACCGAGACGATGGTCAACAGGCCGCATACTCCCGTGCGGACGATGAAGACGAGCGCGTTCGAGGATCTGTCGGTCACCGGCAACCATCCTGTCTATGCGGTTGACTATGGCCTGAGTCAGACCAATAGGCGCGCAGCCAAGGGGATCGGCTGGGTTAGCGCCGACCGGTTGCGTCCGCGAGGGCCGAAGTCCCCCGGCAACCGCCGCTTTGACGGGCTTGTACTGCCCGCGCTCGCCTTCCCAGACGGATGCCCCGTACTCGACATAGGGACGATTGCCGGGGACGCATACACGGCCAACCCTGACGGAATGCTGGTCCGGACCCTCGGGGGACGGCTCACGCCGGTTCCCGCTCAGGTCAAGATGGACGCCGCCCTCGGCCGGCTGCTCGGCTGGTACCTGGCCGAGGGGTCGCAGGGCCATAACCGCGACGTACATTTCACCCTGGGTGCGGGCGAGCGCGATTACGCAGAGCAGATCGTCGCCGACGCCACCGCCGTTTTCGGCCTGGGTGGCACCATTAGTCCGGTGACCGGGGGCGCCAGCCTAGGCGTCCGCATCCACTCGACTATCCTCGCGTCGCTGTTCCGTTGCGGCACTGCGCACACCAAGCGGCTGCCGGAGTGGGCGTGGGCCGGCGGCCGGGAGTTCTTCACCGCCATGCTTGAGGCGTGGGCCCTCGGTGACGGCTGCCGCAGTATCCGCGAGGGCAAGGAAAACTGGTCACCCCGCATCATGGTGATCACTGTCTCGCGGGACCTGGCCTGGCAGATGCGGATGATCGCGATCGCCCTTGGCCTGTCTGCGTCCGTGGTCACCTCGCGGGGGCGCGACAAATACAAGTCCTCCGTCATCAACGGGCGAGAGCTTGCCAGTTCACCCATCTGCTACCGGGTGGAATGGCGAGAGAAGCCGACCCGCTGGGGCCGTGAGTCCTTCGAGTTCGATGGCCGGTACCTCGCGACCGCGCTCGTCTCCGCCGAGCAGTCGGACTACGACGGCCCGGTCTACAACCTCGAAGTCGAGGAAGACGAGTCCTACGTCACGACCGGCGGCACTGTCCACAACTGCATCTGGCATCGCATCGACTCCATCCGGTCCCTCGACTGGAAGCTGCTCCCGGCTGAGGGCTACAAGGGCGATGTCACCGACGCGATCCCGCTGGGCCTCGCCGCGCTGAAGAAGCCTGACCGGAAGAACTACTTCAAGACGTGGCTCGCGAAGTACCTGTACGACATCCTCGCGTGGGACGCGGGAGCGATGTACCGGCTGCGGAACCGCGGCGGCCGGTGCATCGGCCTGCAGCCGGTTGACGGCCGGACCATCGCGCCGCTGCTCGACTACTGGGGCAACTCCCCCGACGAGCCCGCCGAGGCTTACGTCCAGTACGTCAACGGCCTGCCGTGGAACTGGCTGACCCGCGCGGACCTGATCTACGAGCCGTTCCGCCCGGTGACGAATTCCCCGTACGGGCGCCCGCCGATCGAGTCCGTGATCCTCAACGCGAACACGGACCTGCGGTTCCAGGCGTACTTTTTGCAGCGTTTCACCGCCGGGAACCTTCCCGCCGCGTTCGCGTCATCGCCTGAGTCGTGGTCACCGGACCAGATCGAGCAGTTCCAGAGCTACTGGGACGCCATGCTGTACGGCGACCAGGCCGGCAAGCACCAGATCAAGTGGATGCCGGGCGGCACCAAGATCGCCTGGTCTGATGAGAAGGACTTCTCGGACCAGTTCTCGCTGTTCATGATGCGGAAGACCTGCAGCGCCTATCACGTGGTGCCATCTGACCTGGGCTTTACCGAGTCAGTGAACCGCTCGTCTGGCGAGTCGCAGGCCGACGTGCAGCACCGTGTCGGCGACCTGCCGCTGATGGAGCATGTCGAGGAAATCGTCTCGATGTTCCTGCAGGACGACCTGGGCCTCCCGCTGCGGCAGGAGTTCGACCGCGGCGAGGAGCAGGTTGACCAGTACGCCCAGGCGCAGGCCGATGTGCTGTACATGGACCGCGCGGTGGTGGGCTCGTCCGAGATCCGGGAGATCCGCTACGGCCTGACCGACACGACGCCGGTCCCGCGCTCGTTCTTCACGACCCGCGCCGGCCCCATCCCGCTGTCGTCGCTGATGGCTGTTGCCGGGGCAGTGGACCCGGTGACCGCCGCCCCGGAACCGGGCGCCCCGCTGCCTCACCAGGTGTTCGAGGAGGCTCCGGGTGTCGCCCCGAACCCGCCGCTGTACGGGCAGCCGCTCGCGGAGGAGATCTACGGCCCGTCGGCTATCCCGGCGCACACGGAGACGCAATCCACGATGCCGGTCGCCAAGGAAGGCGAAGGCGCGGGGATCACGGCGGAGACGGGGATCTACAGCTACGACCTCGACGGCAAGGACGACGACGAACCGCGCACGGCAGAGACCAGTCTCCTGAAGCCGGCCGACTCGCAGGCGGTCATCAAGTCTGAGCTCGCTGCTTTCCGCCGCTTTGAGCGCACCCGGCGCAAGTCTGGTGAGTGGCGGGACTTCAAGTTCAGTGCCGTCGCTGACGTGCAGGCCCACAACCTCAACGACGACGGCAGGCTCGCTGTCCGCAAGGCTACGGGTGAGGTGGCCGTCGCGGGGCTCGCGGTGATGGCTGCGGACACGGGACGAGTGCTGATGCTTCAGCGAGCGCTAGATCCCGAGGATTAGCGGCCATCGGGTGCCGTCGTCCCCGCGAGGATCCCGGCCCGCACGGCTGCGTACCGGTCGACTGGCGGCCGGCGCACTGGCACCGACAGCTCCAGGATGACCGACTCCCATTCGGCGCCCTGCTCTACGGCCTCGGCGGGTACTTCGCGGGAACGGCAGGGCGCATCGACGTCATCGGCGCCCGGGTAGAAGAACCGGTCCATGTACATCAGCGCCTCGGCGGGCAGCGCAAGCGGAATGTATCCCTGCTGGGCAACGGTGTCGATCAGCTTGTGCCGCATGTCGTGCCGGATGTGCTCGCGGTATGCGTCGATCGCCCACTCGTGCTTGAGAGCCGCCTGCCGGATATGCAGGACGCTGTCGCTGAAGGACAGTGCTACCTCGGCGATGAGTCGGGCCTGATGCTCGGCCACGCTGATGCCCTGGAGCCACGCTGCCATCTGGACGGCCTCGGTAACGCTGTGGGCGCGCTGCCTGATGTGGGCGCACTTCTCCTGGTCCGACATATGAGGGTACGGAATCTCGGGTGCCATGCCCTGAATCGTAGCCACGGGAGGGCGCATGTCCGACCCTGCTGCGGGCAAGTTCGAATTCGCCGGCGGGCACATCGAAGGCGCGGAATCCCCTCGCGCCGCAGCGATAAGGGAATGGCAAGAGGAGACGGGCCTCCCGTTTGTCGATGGCGAGTTCACTGGCTCCTGGGTATCCGCTAACGGCATCTACGAGGGCTTCGTCTACACGATCCCCCGCGAGGCCGACCTTGACATTTTCGCCCGCCAGCTCGGCACCGACCCGGACGGCGACGTAACGGGATCGGAAACGATCGCCTGGTGGGATCCGGCGACTCTGCCCGGTAACGCCGCCGTCCGGCCTGAGTTGCTACAGGACATCGACGCCGTGATGGCTGCTCTCGGCTGCGATGAGGGGGCAGCCGAGGACTGCTGCGGTGCTGAGTGCTGTGCCGGAGGGTGCTGTAACGGCTCGTCCGGATGCCAGTGCGGGACAGGCGCGACACCCGCCGAAGGTGACGAAGCCACCTGCCCGTGCGGGACGCCGGTCGTGTACGACGAGATGAACGGCTGGCAGCACGCCGACGGCTCCATCAGCCACGATGACGGCGAGTCCGTCAGCGACAAGATGGCGGCGATAGCCAAGGCTGGTGGTAGCAGCGCAGTCCCAAAAGGTGACCCGGACGACTGGTCCGGCATCTGGGCCAGGACGCACGCGCGCCGGGAGAAGCTGCTCGCCGGGCACGAGAAAGCCGTCCTCGCCGCGTGGAACGACCTCGCGGGGGACCTGAGCCCGCGCGTTCTCGTCCGCCAGTTCAAGGCCGACGCGGGACTGGTCGCCAAGCTGGCCGACCCGGACCGGCCATGGTGGAAGGACCGCGGCAGGGACGCCGCGCTCGCGTGGCTGACCGCGATGCAGCAGCGGAAGGGCTGGGCCGCTCTCGTCGCCGCGATCGAGGCCGCCATCGCCGACGGGATGGCCGAGGGCGAAGCTGACTCGCTCGCGGTCGCCGCTGACCGGCAGGGCGTCAAGGGCTTCCCCGTCGCCGCCGCTTTCACCGCTGCGGCGCAGGCGCTCCAGGGTGACCCGGACGTAGGCCAGAAGGCACAGGAGACCGCGCAGGGCATCCTCGGAGGCGTCGCGGCGGCCCTGTCCGTGACACTGGCGGACGGCGCCGGCAACGGCTCCAGCGACGCCGAGATGGCCGATGCGGTCACCGGCACCGTGACGGGCCCGGACGTGGCCCCGGTGAAGTACGGGCTCGCTGACGCGCTCTGGGCGGCTGCCGGCGCCGGGCTGACACGGCTCATCGGCAAGCTGCTGACGGGCACCCCGGCTCCAGCGGGAACAACCACGGAGACCGGTCCGGCTGCCCCGCCAGTTCCGCCGCCGGACGAGCCGGAACCCGGCCTCGCGATGATCAACTGGGTGTGCGAGGGCGGCAACCCGTGCGTTACCTGCCAGGACAACCAGGATGGCAGTCCGTATGCGCCGCAGGACGTGCCGGCCTATCTGGCGCATAACCACTGCATGTGCGCCCTGTACCTGGCAAGCGACGTTCCGTCATCGTTCTTCGCCGCCTACCTGCTGAACTGACTAGCCCCTGGGGATGAGCTGGTCAACGCTGACGCCGTGCTCGCCGAGCCATTCCAGGACGCTGAACACGGTCCGGGGCGTGATGTCGAATGATCCCCAGCTGGCGTTCGCCTGATCCTGGGCGCGGAGGATTTCACTGACGAGCTCGTGGCGGCTCAGGAATCGCGCCGGACCGTAATCCTCCAGCCCCCACTGATCGCCATTCAGGGTCAGCGGCGCGATCTCCACCGACTCATACATGACCGGAGCGCCGAAGCGGCTCGGCGGCAGGCTGATGTCGGCTCCCGGATAGAGGGTGTCCCGGCTGAAGCGGACCTCTGCGGCGATCTCGGCGTACTTCACCGGGTGGCGGCGCAGGAACCACGGGATGAAGTAGACGCGCGGCACGATCGTGAGGATGTCGAGCGGCAGCCAGAACAGCAGATACCGGCTGAGGGGCTTCTGGAGCCACGCCGCGTGCCATTCGTCGGCCGTCTTCTTCAGGTGCTGCCACCCGCTGGCGGGCACCTTGACTGACGCCCGTTGCTTCTCGGTAACAGTCCGCCCGGACAGGATGCTGGTTGTGAACCGCAGCATCATCTCCCCGAACGCCCGGTCTCGCATCTCCTCCACCTGGAGCAAGTCCCGGCTGTAGCTGCCCACGTAGCCGAACTGCTTCGAGGTGAGTTGCATCTGCCGCTGGAAATAGCCCGGCATGCTGAGAAGCCGGTTCTCTTCGCTCATCCCGCAATGATGCCCGACCTACCTGCTGTCCTGACTGGCCTTCGGCTTCCTGCCGCCGCCCGCACCCTGGCCGGGCAGCGACGCTTTCCATGCCCTGATCTCGCCCATGCGTTCCGGCAGCCAGCCGGGGATGGCTTTCTCGTCGTCTTCGTCTTCGCCGGTCCACGCGTCGGGCTCGGGGAACGGCGTGGCCGTGTCGCGGTATCGGTTGCGCCACGTGGCGACGAGGTGGCGACTAGCGCCGAGCCTGCGGCCGATGGCGGCCTGTCCGAGGTAACGGGCGGTCATGGTTGTCACTCCCTGAGTTTACTTCTGTCGCAAAGTTTTACGCGGTCACCACGCCCGCCGGGTCACGGTGGGCGCGTAGCTCATCCGGGGATCGTGCTGGACTGCGTGCCGGACGCACGGGGGCAGGAACGCCGGGTCCGTGTGGTGTACCTGGACTAGCTGCCGGGCGACCGCGCATGTGCACTGCCCGGTGTCCCTGAGCTTGCCCAGGATGAATTCGGGCGTGATGCGCGCTTGCTGCTGTGCCGTGATCCATGCCGGCTGCCTGCGGTGCTTGCCGTTCACTGGATTCTCTCCTCGTCTGCTTAACCTCGCTTACTTATGTCTCAAGGTTAAGGCGAGGATAGGTCTATGTCAACACGTGTCGCAAGGTTTTAGGGGGCATGCATGGCCGCAGCCGAGTGCTCACCCTGCGGCGAGTCATTTACCGGCGTGACCAGCTTCGACGCACACCAGGACCGCGACTACTCCCGCACGCCCGCCATCATCTGCCACCCCCCGGCTGAGGCCGGTCTCGTCCTGAACGAGCACGGACGGTGGGGCTTCCCGCTCAACGAAGCCGGACGCGCCTACTTCGCATCGCTGGCAGGCAAGGGGGCATCTGATGCCTGACGAGCCGCAAAGATACGTTTTGTCCATCGCATACAAAGCCGGGAAAGACCCGCGCATAACCAAGGGCGCTGACGGCGGCCGGGACTTCCTGACGGCCGAATCGCTGGAGCTCGCGGCGTGGAATTACCTAGCCAAGGGTGACCCGCAGGTTGGCATCGGTCACCTAGACGGCACGACCGGCGCCGCGACTGTTGTCGAGAGCTACATCTGGCGTGGCCCTGACTGGGATCTCGGCGACGGCATCATCGTCACCAAGGGTGACTGGCTCGTCGGCATGATCCTGGACGAGCGCAGCTGGTTTTTGGCGCAGCAAGGGAAGCTGAACGGGCTAAGTCCGCAGGGAATCGCGAGGCGACGCCGAGCCGTCCGCTAGCTAGCAGCGGCAGTCCGGCTTGACGTGGGCCATCGACCCGCTGGCTAGCCGGTAGCACTTGGCGACGCGCGGGATGCGATCCCGGAACGGCGTCCAGTGCTCCGCTGATGGCCCCGGCCACTTCGGCAGCACCATGTCATACACGAGCACGCCAGCGTCCCGGTTCCGCAGCGGAACGTTGACCGGCCAGGGATTTGCGGCCACGCAGGTAGCGCACCCGCTGACCACGCTTAGGTGCCGCTGATATCCCGGCGTCCCGCACTCGCCGCAGTTCTCAGACAGGAACCGGCTCAGGTCGGCGTGTCCGTAGCTCATCCCGCCATCGTCCCACTGTGAGGTGACACCGTGACCGCGCTCGCTGACGACGACGAGATGACCGAGCTGGTAGACGCAGACTTCCCGCGCGTAGACCTCGTGGGGAAGGGCGCCAACGGCATCCCCCGGTTCCTGGTCATGAAGAACGCGGACGGCGACGCTACCGGCCTGCTGGAGCCTGATTTCGTCCGCGACCTCATCGCGAAGGCCGAGCCCGAGCCTGCCCGTGAGCGCGCTGTGCTGTCCAACGGCATCACCCTGAACGGTTCCCCGGCTGACATCGCCGCTTTCATCCACAAGGCCGCGGAGCGCGCCGCAGTCACCGAAGTTCCCGAGGAGGCGGCCATGGCCGACACAGTGAGCAAGGCTGACATGGGCCCCGAGCTCGATGACGGCATCGACGGCATGGACCCCACCGTCCCCCTCGCCGAACCCGACGAGATGGGCGCCGGTGACCCCACCGACCCCGGCAGCCCCGCGTGGGAGTCCATCGACGCGGCCACCGCCCAGAAGTGGACCTCCATCCTCGCCCGCGCCCGGGTAGCCGTCGACATCCTCGCCGAGCGGGAGATGCTCGAGGCCGCCAGTGCGGACCCCGACGACATGTGCAACGCGATGGACCTCCAGGACGTGTGCAGTGCCATCGACTACGCCATCGGCGTCCTCGCCCCGTTCGCGGTCGCTGAGCAGTCGGAGGCTGACTGCGGCGAGGCGGACATGATGGCGATGGTCGGGAAGTCCGCGGGCACCGACCCTGCTGTCTTCGCCCAGGTCGCCAAGGCGATGGGCGCCGCGGACCTGAGCCTGCCGCTGCAGCAGCTGGAGTACTTCGGCGCTGTCGTCGCCAAGTCCGGCCGGGTCCTGTCCTCCGTCAACGAGGCCCACATCCGCGAGGCCAGCGCACGGCTGACTACGGTCCTGTCGTCGCTGCCGCAAGCCCCCATCACCGATGACGGCCAGCCCGTCGCCAAGGAACAGGAGAACGCCGTGGACGCAACCGAGACCGCGCCGGTCGCCAAGGCGGACTCCGCTGAGGCGCAGGCCAAGAACAGTGACCCCGTGAACGCGGGCGGGACGATGGGCATGGGTACCCCGAAGGGCGGCGACGTCGAGGCGCTCCCCGGCGACGCGCAGACCCCCGGCCGTGAGGTCATGAAGGCCGACGGGGACGGCGGGAAGCCCGCCCAGGTCGCCGTCTACGACGCGGACGGGAACCTCGTCGGCGTCGCCAACCCCGATGACATCACGCCGCTGGCCAACGTCAAGGCCCCCGCCAGCGACGACCCCAGCCCCGACGGAGCCGAGGCGGCACCCGCCCCCGACCCCGCCGACATGACCCCGGCCCCGCCAGCGGAGACCGGAACACCGGCCGATGCCGTCGACCCTGACGACGTGGCCAAAAGCGGAGAGCTGATCTCCGCGACCAGTCACCTGATCTCGCCTGATGCGCTCGAGAGCATCATCGCGAAGGCAGTGGCAGCAGCGCTCGGCGCGCAGGCCCCGGCACAGGACATCGCCAAGCAGGCTGATGTCGCCGGGCTCAGCGAGCAGGTCGAGACGCTGAAGGCCCGCCTCGCGACGGTGGAAGAGCAGCCCGCGGCGCCGAAGGTGTTCACCAACGGGGCGGTCCCCCCGGCGCACCAGCTGCGCGGACAGGACCAGGGTGAGGCCCGGCCGGTCGACGTCGCCAAGGCGCTCGACCTGAAGCACAAGATGTACACCGCAGAGCCGGGCGAGGCCAAGCAGATCCAGGACGACCTGACGCAGATGGCCATCGACCAGCTCGCGGCGATCCACCGCCGGTAGCCCCGCCGCCCTTAAACGCACACCTCCAGCCCCCGGAGAGCGCACCGCGCCCGGGGGCTTCCGCATGCCCCCGAAGGAGGCATCATGGCTCCACCTCTCGGCCAGATGACCGAGGACACCATCGCCGCCATCGCCAAGGCGCAGACGACGGGCATCCTCGAGTCCACCGGCATCTACTCCTATGACCTGTCCAACCTGATCTCCCTGATCCCCGTCGTCACGCCGTGGCGTGACATGGTGTCGCGGGTCAAGAGCCCTGACGGTAACCCGTACGCGATCTGGCGGGCCATCCTCAACCTCACCAACAGCCAGCCTGACGGTTCGATGGGCTTCGACTACGCGGCTCAGGAAGTCCAGTTCCAGGAGCAGGACTTCCAGGCCAGGTACAAGCCGACCGGTTACGCGGGCCTGGTCACCCAGGACGCCTACGACATGGCCACGGGCTATGCCGACCCGTACGCGGTGTCCACGTTCAACACCCTGAACCAGGTGCTGATCATGGACGACCGCAAGCTGATGGGCGCCCAGTCCTTCGCGCTCGCGTCGGCGTCGGCGCCGACCCTGACCGGCCACACGACCGGCGGCACCATCTCCGCGTCCAGCTGCTACGTCGGCGTCGCCGCCCGCACCGGGTCCGGGTACTACTACGGTTCCGGGAACAGCCAGGGGAACAGCACCCAGATCACCGGCCTGACCGGCTCGACCAACTCGGTCACCGCGTCCGTCACGTCGGTCAAGGGCGCGGTCGCCTACGACTGGTTCTACTCGGCGAACGGCTCGACCTGGTACTACTACAGCACCACGACCACGAACACGGTGCTGATCACGACCACCATCACCAGCAACAACTCGCTGACGTCGGCGACGGTCTGCCCGGACATGTCCACCCAGTGGAAGGGCTCGGCGGGCGTCCCCACCTACAACGCCGCCGCCGACAACGGCAGCGCCAACAGCAACGACTACGACGGGCTCCTCGCGAACCTGGCCGGCGACTACAACGGCTCCGGGCAGTGGGTCCAGCCCGGCACCGGCACCGCCAACCCGGCGATCAACGCCAGCCTCGACGGCGCCGCGCTGACCCTGACCGGCGGGACCATCACCGAGATCGAGTCCAAGCTGTTCGTCCCGCTGTGGAACCAGGTCAAGTGCTCCCCGACCGCGCTGATGGTCAACGCGGCACAGGCGCAGGAGATCGCCAACCTCATCCTGGGCGCCAACTCCGCGACGACCTACCTGCAGACCGACTCCTCGGGCCGTATCAACGTCACCGCGGGCGGCCGGGTCGGGTCCATCGTCAACGCCCCGGCAGGCGGCATGACCGTCCCCATCGAGGTCCACGTCTCCATCCCGCCGGGCACCATCGTCGCGCGCGCCGACCGGGTTCCGTTCCCGCAGGCCAACATCTCCAGCGTGTTCGAGTACCGCGCGCTGCGGGACACCGCCCAGTTCGACTACGGCATCTCGCGTGTCGCGAACACGGTCGGCGGAGGGCCGCGTAAAGAATATGAGATTCGCAGTATGGGTTCGTTCCTGTGCAGGGCTCCTGTTGCCCAGGCGGTGCTCCAGAACGTGGCCTAGTTCTAGCTGCGGAAACGCGCTAACGCGTGCCGAGAACACGCGGATGCGCAACCATCGCCGCACCTAGCCCGCTTCACCTGACCGGAAGGCCCGGACGGCGCCTGCTCCCGCCCTCCGGGCCTTCCGCATGCCCACCTAACCCAAGGAGCAAATCAATGCGTCTTTACTCGCGCACTGGCGCGGCATCGGTCCAGCACGGCGGCCAGCGGTACGAGCCCGGCAAGTCCGGCGGGTTCGACTTCCCCGACCACGTGTCCGACGTGCTGCACCCGTTCGCGGTCCGCGGCGAGAAGCTGTGGGAGACCGACATCGAACGGCAGCGCCGCATGCTGGCCGAGGAGATGGACCGCCGCCGCGACCCCGCGTCCCTGTACGACGCGGTGGAGAAGATCATGCAAGCCGCCGAGGTGGCAGGCGCGAAGCCCTCGCGGGCCAAGTCCGAAGCGAAGTAACGAACCCCTGCGGGGATCTCCCGCGCCCCTTACATGACCCTGGAGGTCTCCCGTGCCCAATGCCAATGACGGCCTGATCGCCGCGTACGGCAACACCATCAACTCGACCTCGACGTCGCCGCAGACGGTGGCGGGCCTGATCGTCGCCCAGTCCGGCGTGTCCACCCAGGCGCTCCCCGCCGGGTACCTCGGGCAGTCGATCGCCCCGGAGGTGCTGTCTTCGACCGCCGTGGTCCTGACGACCGCCTACGGGTACCTGACCCGGATCAACGTCCCCGTCTCGGGCACCTCCACTTACCTGGATGTGGTCCTGACCACCGGGAACACGGTCACGAACGCGATCTGGGGGCTGTACACCGGGTCGGGTGTCAACCCGGTCGCGTGGACCGCGGAGGCTCACGCCACCGTCACCGGCACCGCGAACCTGTACTCGATCCCGTGGGTGACCCCCGTAGCGCTGACCGCGGGAACCTACTACGTGTACCAGGAGCTCACCGGCACTACCCCGTCGATGCCGGGGGTGACGGCGACCGCTACCGGGTCGATCGGCGCGACGATCCTGAACCCGAACTGCTCCCTGTCCGCCACCGTGCCGACGCTGAACGCCGCGGACCTGACCTCCGGCGCCCCGACCACGATCGGGTCGACCACCACGCTGGCGTGGGGGACCTCGTGGGCGCTGACCGCCACGAAGCTCTGGTACGGCCTGCGGTAGGGTGCTTGACCTGAACCGCCAGCCCTGCGCGTATCGCGGGGTGGCTGGCGGTTCAGGCCGGCGCTGCCGCGGAAACGATGGAAGGCGATCCAGATAAAGATCCTCTGGCATTCAAACGGGCCGTGGAACCGTAGCGGGTACGGCAAGCAGACCGCACTGTTCGTCCCCCGGATAGCCGCCCTCGGGCATGAGGTCGTCATCGCCTCCCCGTACACCTTCGGCGGGACGCCGCTGGAATGGGAAGGGTTCACCGTCCTTCCGTGCTCGCGGGACACCGCCGGGAACGACGTCTTCACCGCCAACTACGAGTACTTCGGCGCGGACCTCGCCATCACCCTGTGCGATGTGTTCGGGCTGATGAAATGCGCCCCGGAACTCGCCGGGCTGAACGTGGCCCACTGGTTCCCCGTGGACACCGACCCGCTCGGCGAAGGTGACGTCACCGTCCTGCGGGAAGGCCAGGGCGTCCCTGTGGCCATGTCCCGCTTCGGTGAGCGTGTCCTCCGCGGTGAGGGCGCGGACCCCCTGTACGTGCCGCACGGCACCGACACGGCGGTCTACTGCCCCGGCGACCCGGCTCCTTACCGGGACACCGTTCCGGGGATCGGGCCGGGCACGTTCGTCATCGGGCTGTGCGCGATGAACAGGGACCCGCAGCGCAAGGGCTTCCACGAGCAGATGCTGGCGTTCTCCCGGTTCCACGCGAGGCACCCCGACTCGTTCCTGGCGCTGCACACGTCCCCGGTGAACAATCCCGGCATCAACCTGCCCGGCATGGCGGCCAGGCTCGGGATCTCCGGTGCCGTCGCGTGGCCCGACTCCTACAGCTACGACATGGGCCTCGTCACCGAAGAGCAGATGGCCACCTGGTACCGGGGCCTGGACATCCTGTCGCTGTGCTCCTACGCGGAAGGGTTCGGCCTCCCGCTGGCAGAGGCCCAGGCGTGCGGGATTCCCGTGGTCACGACCGACGGGTCCGCGATGTCTGAGCTGTGCGGCGCCGGATGGGTGGTGTCCGGGACGCCATTCTGGGCCAACGGGCACGGGGCATGGTGGAAACGGCCCGACGCCGACGACATCGACCAGGCGTACGAGGCGGCATGGCAGGCCCGCGAAGCCGGCCAGCTGCCGCGCAAGCAGGCCCGCGACTTCGCGATGCTGTATGACGCCGACCGGGTGTTCACCCAGTTCTGGAAGCCGGTCCTCGCCGAGCTCGAAGCCCGCATCACCTAGGGAAGGGCACGCCGATGGCCGAGGTCAACGAGACCACCCAGCGGAAATGCGACCGCTGCGGCGAACTGTCCGCCCCGGCCGCGAAAGGAGGCGTGCCGGACGGGTGGCTGACGGGCCTGGGCCTGCGGGTGCCGGGGACGTTCGACGTCTACGACGACCTCGACCCCGCGTGCGCGTCGCTGGCTGTGGTGCAGGCGGTCGTGCCGGTACCTGCGGAGGACGCGGTTTAACGATGCCGCTCGCCCGCACCTTCGACCCCGCCACCGGCAAGGTCATCACCACCCTGCACGACGCGTACCTGGACAGGCTGTCCCGGTGGAGCGACATCCAGGAATACCTCCCGTTCCTGCACGAGCAGGCCCGGTCCCGCAAGGGCGTGCGGGTGCTGGAGCTGGGCAGCAGGCGGGCGAACTCCACCCTGACGTTCCTCGCGGGGGCAACCGAGTCCGGCGGGCACGTCTGGTCGGCGGACATCGACAACATACTGACCCACGCCGGCGGGATCGGCCCGTGGGCGGACTGCCCCCGGTGGACGTTCATCTGCGGCGACGACATGAACCCCGCCCTGCAAGCGCTCCTCCCGCCTGAGGTTGACGTGTTCTTCCTCGACACCAGCCACGAGTACGAGCACACCCTCGCCGAGCTCCGCGCCTACATGCCCCGCGTGGCGGCGGGCGGGATCGCCCTGTTCCACGACACGAACCTCATCGGCTGGCCCGGCTACCAGTGGGACCGGGACATCCCCCCGGTACGCGCGGCGCTGGACGACTACTGCGCGGAAACCGGGATCACCTGGGAGAACATGCCGGGTGATTACGGGCTCGGGGTCATCCGGCCGTGACCGTGAACCCGCGGCTGCTGGACCTGCTGGACCGGGACGAACTCGACTGGGATGACCCGAGGCACCGCGAGGCGTACCTGCGCGCATGGGTGAACCGCGACCTGCCCGTGAAGGCGGAGGGGAGAGAACCTGATGACCAGCGGTGACCTGCTCGTGATCGTCCCCTCTCGCGGACGGCCTGGAAATATCGCCAGGCTCCTCGACTCCGTTCACGCCACCGCCAGGGCGCAGACGCACCTGCACGTCGCCGTGGACGACGACGACGAGAAACTGCCCCAGTACCGGACGGTCATGGACCATGCGGGCCGGGACGGCGACACCCTGGAGACCGGGCCGCGTAAGGGCCTGTGCGCATGGACGAACGAGGTAGCCGTCCGCCGTGCGGGCGAGTACCCGTTCCTCGCCAGCTTCGGTGATGACATGGTGCCCCGCACCCCCGGCTGGGACGCGGCCCTCCTGCGCGGGATCGCGCACATGGGCGGGACCGGGACCGTCTACCCGTGGGACGGCGCCAGGGAAGACATCCCCGAGGCCGTCGCCCTCTCCAGTGACATCGTGACCGCGCTCGGCTGGATGTGCGAGCCGACGCTGAAGCACTGGTACCCCGACAACGTGTGGGCGGACCTGGGGCGCGGAGCGGGCTGCCTGCGGCACCTCCGCGCCGTCGCCGTCGATCACCTGAACGTGGCCGCGCAGGCTAAGCCCGACGCGACCGCCCGCGACAACGGGCGATCCCTGGACGATGACCGTGAGGCGTACTGGCAGTGGCGGGCCACCCGGATGGCCGGTGACATCGCGACGATCGTGAAGCTCCGCGAGAAGACGCTTCAGCCTGCTTAGGCCAGGCGTCCGGAAAGCGCCGAGATCGAAGAGCGCGCCCATAGCCTCGCCCGGCGCCTGCTTTTCCCGCACTTCCGGCTTGCGTGCCGGGTAAAGAAAACCAACCTGACACAAGGAGAGGGTTAAATTGGCGATCGGCCGCACATATAACGTCGACAGTGGTCAGACGACCGGAATTTCGATCGGCACGGGCGGAGTCGGGGGCACTGAGTATGTCCTGATGTACGGCGGGACTGCCGGCGAGTTCAACATCAGCGCCATCCGCGTCGGCACCTACTCCGGCTCCTCGGCGTCGTACCCGTCGAACGGGACGATCACGTGGCGGATCCGCAGGGTGTCCTCCACGAACTCCGCCACCCTCGTGGGTACCGGCACCGCGTACCCGGTGAGCCAGTCCACGACCGCCGCCTCGAGCGTGTGGATCTACTCCACCGCGAACGGGTCGGGCACCGCGACGTTCGCCACTCCCGGCAACGTGCTGTGGTCCCAGACGACCCCGTGCACCGCCGGCGCGAACTGGGGTGAGTGGTTCACCCCCGGCTTCGAGCTGAACTGCACCAACTCCACCCTCGCGATCACCTACGAGCTCGGTGCGGCGGGTACCACGTCCGCGGTGAACCTGATGCCGGAACTGGTCATCTCCGAGTAACGATGCCGTCGCGTAACAAGTAAGGCAGGTGCCTCTGGAGGTGTGCTGTGATTGCAACGCACTTCCAGGATAGACGGCAGTCATGAGCATCGGCTTCAGGGCTGCAGCTAACGCCAGCTCCGCCGGGGCAGTCGCCAGCCAGGCCATCACGATCCCCTCGACGGTGCAAGCCGGGGATGTCCTGTTCCTGGTTTTCAACGCCTACAGCGGGGCATCCGGCTCGTCCACGCTGACCGTCACCTCCACCGGGTCGGCGTGGACGCAGCTGGGCACTACCCAGTTCGAGAGCGCGGCCAGCGCCGAGACGAACTCGGCGATTTTCTACCTCCAGGCGGGCTCCTCGGACGCCAGTGCGACAGTAACGTGTCACACGTCGGTGAGCCTGTTCGTCAACGCCACGATATCCGCGTATTCCGGGGCGAACTCGTGGAAGTTCCTTGACGTAACGAACACCACCGGGTCGGCGACGCTGACCTCGACCATGGCAGTCTCCTCGGTCGCCCCCGCCGGGACCGCCGACTGGATTATCTACGGGCTGTCCTGCTGTAACGGGGCCACCGGGTATTCCTCCTGCACCGCGCCCGCCGGCACGACGATGCGGGAAGCGAACTTCGGGTCGGCTTCCGGGATCGCCGCCATCGCCGACTCCAACGGAGCGGTGGCCCCCGGGAGCAGTAACGGCGGCGGGCATTTCACCCCCGATCAGACAGGCACGTACACCACCTGGACGATCGGGCTCGCCGCAACGTACGTCCCTCCCGCGGGAACGCCGGCCAAAGCCAGGTTCCCGCTGCCCGCCCGCGGTCGCACGTATCCCCTGAATCCCCCCCGGACCCTGCGGATCGTCAACAGCTCCGAGGGCGGCGCCTCCGGGACGACCGCTACCCGCGCCAACAGCGGGGGGCTGTCCGGGAGCGCGTTCGATGCCGTCGCGATCGCCGCCGGCGGGACGATGGCGTTCAACAGCACGCGCACCGCGCACGGCCTGCGGTCATACAAGGTCGCTGTCGGGGGGACAGCCGGCACGTCGGTGCTGGAGTGGACTACTTCACTCGGCGGGCCGCAGCCGGTCATCTACTACCGGGCGTACCTCTACTACACGGCGTTCCCGGCTGTAGCTTCTTCGCCCGTCAGTACCCGTACGGGCGCGTCGGTGAGCTCGGCTTCCATCTCGGTCAGCAGCACCGGCAAGATCAACATCCGCGACGCCGCCTTCACGACCCGCGCCATCGTCGCACAGCCGATCCCGCTGAACCAGTGGTTCCGGGTCGAAGGCTATTTCGTCGGGAACGCGGTAAACGGCGCTGCCAGCGCCAGCCTGTACTACCCGATGGATTCCGTCACCGCCGCCTCGACGGCGACCGCCACCGGCATGAACAACGCCGGGCCGGCGAACGCGGTCTGGTTCGGGGAATCGAACAGCGGGACAAACGAGGGTCCCTGGTGGATCGACGACATCGGGATCTCCAACGCCGGGTACCTCGGTCCCGCCGGCCCCCCGTCCGGTGCGGTCTTCTACCCGCCAAGCCAGGCGGTCAGGGCGAGGCTCCCGCAGCAGCCGCTACTGCGCGGCCGGGTCACCTCCAGCCCCGGGTCGGTACCCCCGGTGGCCGTCAGCGGGTCCGCGAAAGCGCTCCAGCGGAATGCCGCCGACAAACTCGCGTACCTGTACGACGGGTCCCTGATATTCGGGTACTGGAGCGGCACCCAAGGGCAGGTCGGCCACGTCACCAGCCCGCTTGCCGGGCTCTCGGTCACGAACCTGATCTCCACGGCCGAAGACGGCATCTCGATCTGGGTTGACAACAGCGCCGGTACCTCCAGCGACATCTGGGTCTGCTCCTCCGACGACGACGCCTCCGGCGGCGCCGGCCCGTCCCTGCACGTCCGCCACGGCACCTACACCGGGGGCGTCTTCACCTGGGACGCCTCCACCCTGATCTCCGGCACCACCACCGCCGCCACCATCCAGTCCACGATCACGTGGAACGGCACCTACCTGATGGTGTTCTGGTGGGACGGCGCATCCGGCTCGGACCGGGTGTCGTACGCCTACACCAGCACCAAGAACGGCACGTCGGGCTGGACCGCGGCAGCGACGTTCTCCGAGTCCGCCACCTGGTCCACGATCGTGCAGGTCTGCGCCCGGCACTCGTACAAGCTCGGCGCGACCGTCGTGGTGTACGGCGGCAACAGCCAGATGCACTACGCATGCCTGGCCGATTCCGCTGCCAGTCCCGCGACCGGGAACTGGGGCGGCCGGACGGTCTACGACCAGTTCGATGATTCCCTTGAGCTGTTCGGCGGCCCGCAGGTCGTCATCGACGAGTCTTCCGGTGCCATCCACGTGGCCAGGGCCGTCGCGAACCTGGGCGGGCCGTCCTGGGATGGCGTCATCTACTGGCATGGCACCTACACCCCGGGGGCGTCAGGCTCGGTCAGCTTCGCCGCCCGTGTCACGGTCGCGTCCGCCGCGTCCGCCACGGGACCGGCGGATATCGCCGCCGCCGTCGACGCCACCGGCACCGTCTGGGTGCTGTGGACGGATAACGCTGCCCAGGGGAACCTGAAGTACGCGACGCTGACAGCCCCCTTCACCTCGGCGTCCGCCGCTACGACGCTGATCGCCGGCAGTGCCACGTCGAACCCGCGCTGGCCGCACGTCCCGGCGGTCTCGGCGGCCCAGGCGGGGCTCGCCACGTTCCTGCCCGTGCTGTACATGGACACCACGGGCAGCCCGTTCCCGGTCCTGCTGAACACCTCGATCGCGCTGCCCGCCACCCCCGGCCCGGTGTTCTGGCCGGCATCTCAGGCGGTCCGCGCCCGCCTCCCGCAGCCGCCCATCGGGACAGGCGCCTTCCGGGGCCGGGTCAGCTCCAACCCCGGGACCCCGGTCCGCAGCGTCCCGACGCAGGGCCCGGTCTTCACCCAGAGGCCCGCCCCGGTCAGGTACGCCCTGCCTGCATGGCAGCCCCGCGCGGGCCGGATCGGGTCGAGTTTCGGCGCCCCGGTCATCAACCCGGTCCACGGGCCTCCTGTCTACCCGCTGCAGGGCGAGGTAAGAGCCCAGCTTCCCCCGCTGCAGCCGCGCGCCGGCCGCAGCGCGTCCTGCCCTGGCAGTCCGCCCCGGAACCCCTCTGCGGGGCCGGTGTTCTACCCTGCGGTGCGCCCGGTACGCGCCCCGGTACCCCCGGTTTTCTCCAAGGGCCGCGTCCGCTCCGGTCCTGGCAGCGCCGCACGGAATCCGTCCGCAGGCCCCGGGGTTTACGCCCCGGCGGGCCCGGTCCGGATCAGGACCGCCCCCCCGTTCTCCAAGGGCCGCGTCACTTCCGGTCCCGGATCGCCCGCCCGTAACCCCTCAGCCGGCCCTGCCGTCTACGCGGCGCAGGGTCCCGTCCGCGCCCGGACCGTACCCCCGTTCAGCAAGGGCCGCACCGGATCTAACCCCGGCGGCCCTGTCACCGCCCTCCCGGTGCCAGGCCCGGTGTTCCGGCAGGCGCCGGCCCCGGCACGCATCCGGCCCGCCCTGCCGTTGCGGGGCCGGATCAGCTCGAACCCCGGCGGGCCCGTCCAGAACCCGCTGCCGCCGATCTTCGGCCCGGTGTTCCGCCCGTTCCGGTTCCCGGCCAGGGCGAGGATCATCCCGCCGCCGCGCGGCAGGGTCACCTCCAGCCCGGGGTCTCCGCCCCGGAACCCGTCCGCAGGCCCCGTCTTCGTCCAGGCGCCCCGCCCGGCCAGGGCTCCCGTCCCGCAGGTCTTCTCCAAGGGCCGGGTCAGCTCCGGTCCCGGCACCGCGCCCAGGAACCCCTCACCGGGCCCGGTGTTCCGGCAGGCCGTCCGGCCCGCACGCGCCCCCGTCCCGCAGGTGTTCAGCAAGGGCCGCGTCGCATCTTGCGCGGGCGCGCCAGCACGGAATCCGGTCTCCGGTCCCGTCATCTACGCTCAGCATGGCCCGGCCAGGGCCAGGACCGCCCCCCCGTTCTCCAAGGGCCGGGCCGGCTCTAACGCCGGGGCTCCCGCCCGGAACCCCGGTACCGGGCATGTCTTCATCCAGGCCGTCCGCCCGGCCCAGGCCAGGCTCCCGCTGCCCGCACGGGGCAGGATCAGCTCGAACGCGGGCGGCCCGGTCAGGAACCCGGTCCCGCCGATCTTCGGGCCCCCGTTCTATCCCGCGAGGTCCCCCGCCCGGATCAGGGTCACCCTCCCGCCGCGAGGCCGCATCGCCTCCGGATCAGGGGCACCTGCCCGGAACCCCGGTACGGGACCCGCCGTCTACGCGGCGCACGGCCCCGTCCGGGCCCGCGTCCCCCAGGTCTTCTCCAAGGGCCGGGTCCGGTCCGGCCAGGGGACTCATGTCCCGCAAGAAGCCCCGGTCTACCCGCAGCACGGGCCCGTCCGGGCACACCCGGTCCCGCCTGCTCGCGGGCGTATCGCCTCCGGTCCGGGCATCCCGGTCCCCGCGACCGTCCCTGTTCCCGCCTTCGCGCAGCACGGGCCGGTCCGGGCCAGGATCACCCTTCCGGCTCGCGGGCGGGTCAGCATCTTCCGGGCCCCGGCAATCCAGCCGGTCCCGGCCCCGGTCTACCCGCAGCACGGGCCGGTCGCGGCCCGCCAGCCCCTGTCCCGCAGGGGCCAGGTCCGGTCCGGTGCAGGCACCCCCGTCCGGCATCCCGCGCCGGCCTACCCGCTGCGGCGGCCGGTCCAGGCACGCATCCCGCTGCCAGCGCGCGGCAGGACCGCAGGCAACCCGGGCGCCCCCGTCCGGAACCCCGGAACAGGACCGAAGGTCTACCCGCAGCACGGGCCCGCAGGCCTCGCATGGCGGGCACCCGGCCCGTTCCGCAAGGGATCCGCGCAGGGCAGCCCAGGCAGGTTCACGGCCACGCCGGCCATGTCGCCCCCGTTCGCCGCCGGCCCCGCCCGGTGGGCGTGGGAAGCGGGAAGCGCCCGCCCGGTATGGGCCGCCGGCCCCGCCCGGTGGGCGTGGGAAGCGGGAAGCGCCCGCCCGGTATGGGCCGGCGGCCCCGCCCGGAAGACATGGAACCCAGGCTCCGGCCGGAACCAGTGACAGGAGGCTGAGTGAACACGATCTCCCAGTCCGTCCTGTCCACGAACTACATCCAGGTCCCCGTCACGATCCAGTCACCGGGGGCTTATGACCCCAGCACGGATGTCGTGCAGTTCGCGTTCCCGCCGTCCACCTACCCGCCGACCTCGCCCGGCACCTGGTACACGGGCTCATGGGCCGTCTTCCCCGGCCCGGTGTACTGGGCTCAGTGCCTCGTGGGCCCCGCTAACGGGGGAGTGTCGCTGGCCATCGGCCGGTACCAGGGGGCAGTGAAGATCACCGACAGCGATGCAGTGCCGGTCGAGTACCCGTTCCTTCTGGTCATCACCCCGTAGGTATTCCGCATCCCCCGTACCGCTGATGCAACGAGGGCGAGGTGATGCCCCTTGTCCACCCCCCTGCCTGTCGCTGGCCTCACTCCGTACGTTTCGCCAGAGCTGCTAACCCAGGCCAGTACAGGCGTTTCCTGGAATACCGTGCCCCCCGGCGCCAATGTTTCCCCGGCTCAGCGCCTCGCGGAGCAGTCGAACATCTGCGCCCGCGCGACGGCCGAGGTCGACAAAGCCGCGAAACAGCCGCTCCGCGCCACCATCGACACCCTGCCGCTCTACGGGCCCGGTGTCCGCGTCGGCGCGCAGGGCAACGGCCCGGCGACTCTCATCATGACCCGCTGGCCGGTGCTCGAGGTCGTCTCCGTCCAGGTGTCCCGCAACTGCCTGCCCTACGTGTGGACCACCGTCCCGTCCGACCTGGTGCAGGTCCAGTACCCGCCTGTCGGTCTCTACGGGAGCACAGCCCCCCCGGCGGCAGGCGAAGGCGGGCAGGGGATCCTCGTCTCCCAGGAGTACGTCAACTGGGCATACGGGCGCAACGGGCTCGCCATCCAGGTCGAGTACATCAACGGGTGGCCCCACTGCGGGCTGCTCGCCAGCGCCGCCCAGGGCGCGGTGTCCCTGTCCGTCGATGACTGCACCGGCTGGGCGGTCACCTCCCCGCTGACCGGCTACAGCGGGGCCACGGGAACGGTCTACGACGCCGGCTACCAGGAAGTCATCCAGGTCACCGCCTCGTCCGTAACCCAGGGGCCGGGAACGCTGACCCTCGCCACGCCGCTCCAGTCCGCCCACGCGGCCGGGGTGATGGTCTCCACCCTCCCGCAGACCGTGGTGTGGGCCGCCACCCTGTTCGGTGCCGCGCAGGCACTCACCCGCGGCGCGACGTCCACCACGGTCCGGCAGATCCCCGGCACCTCATCGTCGGGTGCGAGCCGGATGGCGGACCTGAAGAAGGAAGCCACCTGCCTGATCGAGGGCACCTTCGACCGGATCATCTGAACGGGGGCGGGCAATGCCGATCGCCTCGGTGATGGGGTACGTGAAGGGGCTCCTCGACGGCCTCCCGATGCCCGGCTACGCGCCGCCCATGTCAGCGCAGATCAACGCGCAGGACCCCAACACCGAAACCGACATCCCCACCGCGTACATCTGGCCGACGCGAGGCCATGAGTCCCGCGACGACCAGAACTACGCCGGCACGATGTCCCGCAACACCGGACCGGGAACCTCCAGCGGCGAAAAGACCATCCTGCACTCCGTTGACATCTACATCGTGTGGATGGAAGCAGGCGACGACGAAGACGCCGACTCGATGTTCCCCGGCATCGTAGACGCCGCCATGTCGGCCCTGCGGACCGCGTACCCGATGCCCGCGCTCGCGACCGACCCCTACACCGGGGCCGAGACGCTGATCTCGAACATCGGCGAAGTCCAGGACTACCAGATCGTCGTCAGCGCGCTCGAGGACCAGGCCTACAACCGCTGCGACTCCCTGATCACCCTGCCGGTCATCGAGGTCATCCAAGCCTGACCGCCCCGCCCGACACCTCCCCTTTCTTCCTCGCTGCGCTCTCTGGAGGCCCCATGCCGCCCGCCTACTGGACGATGACCGATTCCGGGGTTCGCTACTACCCCGCCACCAGGGACGCCTACGGCGTGCCCCTGGGCGACGTGAAGCCCGGCGACGTCATTGAACGCGACGAGGCCCCCGACCAGTACTGGGCGCCCTACGACGGCGAGCCGCCCCGCACCGACACCCCCGAGACCGACACGGCCGGCGAGACCGGCAGCGAGGAGAACTAGACATGGTTGCTCCCAACCCGCCGACCGCCGTATACCCCGTCTGCACGCAGCTGCTGCAGATCGGACTGGAGCAGGGCGGCTTCGGCGTCACCCCGGCTCAGGCCGCGTTCGCGTCGGTGCCCATCGCCAGCTTCATGCCGGACAACAAGATCATGCCCTGGATCGAGGATTCGTCCATGTGGGGCGACTTCGTGAAGACCCATGATCTTCAGGAAGGTCCGCGCTGGGCCGAGTCTGAGATCAAGGAGTCCCCTCTCTACGGGGATACGTTCGGTCACTTTCTGTATAACCTGATGGGTGACCTGGTAGAGACCGGGACCGCGAGCACCCCGACGTGGATGACCTCCGGCGCGCTGTCGGCGGGCGCGGGCCCGATCCCGGTCACCTCCGGGTCCACCGCCGTCGCCGGGACCTTCGTCCAGGTCGACACGGGCGTCAACGCCGAGGTCGTGAAGGTCGGCACGGGCTCCTCGGCAACGAGCATCGTGCTGGACGCCACGACGCCGCTCCGGTTCTCCCACCTGACCACCATCGCGGTCGTCACGGTCATCGCACCGTACAGTCACGTGCTTTCCCTGCTCAATCCCTACGGCAGCACCGGGAACGTCACCGGCCAGGGCCCGACCCACTCCCTCATCCACCGCACGGGCATCCCCGGCTCGGGCAACAACTACTCGTGGCAGTTCGCGTACGGCTGCATGAGCGAGATCATGATCTCCGGCAAGGCGACCGGCGCTCTGACGTGGAGCGGGAAGGTCACCACGTACATCAAGACCTATCCGAGCTTCGTTCCCACTCCCAGCTTCTCGTCCGTGCGGATGATCCCCGCATGGAACAGCACGACCACGGTAGCCAGCGCGGCCGTGAACGACATCACCGAGTGGTCCGTCACGCTGACCAGGGACCTCGACGTGATCCCGACCGCGGACGGATTCCAGCAGCCGTACCTGATCGGCCGCGGCAACCTGTCCGCCCCGTTCAAGCTCAAGTACTCGCCGGCGCTGGACGAATCGCCCTTGACGGCGATGCTGTCCAACACCCAGCCGACACTGGCGTGGTCGATCTCCAACGGGCTCAGCGGGTCAAGCCTCGTGTCCTTCGCGCTCGCCGCGAACCAGGCCGCCTACAAGCAGACGCCGCTGGACAGCGGAAAAACTTTCTGGGGCTGGGACGTGGACGGCGAGTTCATCGCAAACACGACAAACGCGGGCAATTCGGGCGGTCGCTCTCCGCTTAGCATTACACTACAGAATGCTGTCCCGACCTACGCCTGACCTCAGAACAGCGACTCCGTCTCCACCTGCTCCCGGCCCTGCGCTGAGTGCTGCCGGGCTGCGAGCAGGCTAGCGAGCCGATCCACCTCGGCGGCGAGGCCTCCTATCGTCGCGTCACGGTCAGCTAGATCGCGGGTGAGCGCGGCTATCTTCCGCTGGTTCTCGTTCTGCTCGCGCTTGGTCGCCCATCGGCAGTTGGGTGGCCAGCCGTTCCGCTCGCACTCCTCGCAGCGACCGCAGAGGTAGCCCTTGTCATTGTCCCGCCGGTCGACACTGTGGGACCGGCTAGGCCGCGGACCCAAGTCCGCAGCGAAGGCCAGCAGCCCGTCCGGGATGCCGCGATACCCCTGGCAGACCGTGATCTCACGGGGGTCGCCGCCGTACTTCGGCCATGCAGCGTTGTTCGGGTCGGTGCACCGGCCGATGATCCCGCGCCAGATGCCGTAGAGCGGGTGCCTGCTGAGGCCGTGGGTGAACTTCCCCTTCCCGCATCCGCACGACCTGACCTTGCCGTCCCTGACCATCCCGGCCATCTTCGTCGTCACTCTGCCGCACTCGCAGCGGACCGTGACGAGGTCGCAGTACAGGTAGCCGGCTTCCAGAACCTCCAGTTTCCCGAAGCTGTCGCCCGGATTCACGATGGCGGTCTTCCGGTTCTCGCGCGGTCCGCTAAGGCATGAGCAAGAACGGCTGGTGCCTATCTGGAGCGACTTGGCGCGGACGCGCCTAACCCTCCCGCAGTCACATCGGCAGAGAACGCTGCCGTCGCCTCCCTTGTAATCCTCTAGCGTCATCCACAGTCCGAAGAACTCGCCGGCACTGATGACGATCGGGTGATACTTCGGGCCGATCGGGCCGAGTTCGCCGGTGGTCTTGAGCCTGACTGCGTGCATGTTGCACAAGCCGCCGGTACGGCTGGGCACCGGGCAGCCATCGGGGTGACTGCACGTGCCGCCCTTGGGCTGCACACCCCGCGCCCGCCGCGCTCTGGTCGCTCGCTCACGCAGGCACGCGTTGGTTTTCTTGCAGAGCCCCGTGGTGTTGTCGCGCCGCAGGGGGCTACCGCAGACCTGGCAGTGACCTGTCGCCGGCCCGAACCTGCGGTCAAGTGCGTCGCGGGCGCGGGCCGCCTTGCATGCGGGACTATTCCGGCTGTCGCAGATGCCCGACTTATTGTCATGGCGCAGATGTTTGCCGCAGACCTTGCAGCTCCGGGGTGCCGGAAGGAGCTCGGGGACGGCCATCACGCCTCTCCGTCCTCAAGGTCGAGCATCGCCTGCAGGATGACTGCCTCGGCCTGCAGTTCCGCGCACTCGGCGAGCAGTTCTTCCGTCTGGGCTTTTATGGCGGCGGTCCGCCCCTCATCGACTTCGCCCGTGAGCACCATCTCCCGGTAGTCGTCCTCGGCCTCGTCAAGGATGAGCTGGGAGTAGCCGACGTCCAGGCCGATGTGGCAGGACTCCTCCAGGAGATCCATTGCGGACAGCACACGGGCCCGAGCCTGCTGGACTGAAACGGGCGCCTTCATGATCCGGCCGGACGGATGGCCGGCGGGGTAGCTCTCGCCGAGGTCTGTACGATTAGTCATAGCTGGGCCTTCCTCTGCTAAGGGTTGAGGTCGAGCACGCGAGGCGATGGGGTGCAATCCTGTCGCCTCGCTTTTTAATGCCTTCACATTCTACCGCAATTCCCTCCCTTAAATGGCATCGAAACGAACACGGAAGCGAGCATCAATGACCCGTCACAATGTCCCCGGCGACGGCGGCTGGTTCGAGCTGCGGGACATCAGGGAACTCAACGAGGACCACCAGATTGAGTACCTGGACCTCGCGGACAAGCTGCGCCAGGACAAGCGCGACGCCACTGCGGCGCGGCCCCCGGAGAACCCCGCCGTGATGCCGGTCCCGGGGGACGAGGCCCCGGTCAGGCTGACCCGCGCGGAACTCGCCCCGGTCCGCGAGCTGGTAGAGGGCTGGGTAGTCGCCGATTCCTCGTTCGGGATACCGCTGCCGCACCCGCTGCCCCTCGTTGCCGGCAACGTCTTCCGCGAGGCCATTGATTTCTACTACGGGGCCCTGAACGGCGAAACCCCAAAAGAGAATCCGGGTTCGGACTCCACCTCTACCAGTACCTGAACGGTGACTGCCACTGCTGTCCCCGCCCCGTAGGCGCCGGGACTATCCGTCATTGCGTGTGGATCATCCGGGGCCGGCTGCATCCGCAGACACCCAGGGACATCCCGCTGCTGGTCGGCAACTACCTGGGGCCGGTCGCTGAGGTGCTGGACGGCATCGATGAGGCCCGGCGCCGGAAGTGAGGTCCCGTGAATTTCTCCGAGGCCGCGGCGAGATTCAAGGCCGCCACTGACCGGGCTGAAGCGTCGATGGCCCGTGACTGCGCGGCGGCGGGGGCGCGGGCGTTCCTGCCGATCGAGCGGTCCATGACGCCGGTCCTGTCCGGGCGCCTGCGGGAGTCCGAGGCGGTCAAGGCGGTGACGGGCGGCGGGACGTACGCGGAGGCGGTCGTGTCCCCGAACATCATCTACGCGCGGTTCCGGAACTTCGGCGGGACGATCACGGCGAAGCGTTTCCCGCAGCTCGGCAACCCGACGGTGGGGTTCTTCGGCAAGTCCGTGACGCAGGCCGGGAGTCACTACGTGGAGCGGGCGGATGCGGCTGCACGGGGTCCCGTGCAGGTCGCTATCCAGATGCGGGCCGACACGTTCTTCGAGGGCCTGTAATCCCTCGCGTCCTTGCGTTGCCTGCTGGTCTAGCCATGCCTTCACGGCGTCTGAGATGACGCGGCGGACGGGCTGGCCGGTGGCGCGGGCGTAGTCCTCAAGCCGCTGCCGCTCAGCCCCTAGGCGCAGGCTGAGCGGCTTCTCCCTGTGGCGGTCGGTCATCGGGTGGTCTCGGCCTGCGCGGCGCGGTAAGCGGTGCCTGCGGCGTCCTGGACATCGCCGTAGCGAGCCCACGCCGCACGGCGTGCGTCCTTGTCGGTTCCGGCAGCGGCCAACTCGGCCCCCAGTACCTCGCCAGCCGCGCTGACGGTCTTCTCGAATGCGGTGTCCCTGGCGTCTCTGGCGGTGTCGGCGGTCATTTCGTGCTCCCTCTCTAGGTGGTAGCTCCACTCTAGGGCATGTGGCGCTACCACGTCAAGGCTCTCACTGACTTCTGACCTGCCGGGGGTGATCCGGTGGGCGACATCAACGAGACGATTTCCGTCAACGCGGGGCCCGGTATCGCAGGGCTCAAGGAGTTCACGGACGCGCTCGATCAGGCGTCGGCGAAGTGGGCGGCGTTCGAGGACAAGCTCAACGGCGGCGGCGGTGGCGCCGGCCCGGCGAAGCTCGCCGCGAGCATGGACGCCGCTGCGGCTTCGATCTCCGAGGCTGCGGCGAAGATCAACGCGGCGGTGGATAAGGTCGGCGCGTCCGCTGATACGGCGGCCGGGGGGATCGAGCGGCTCGGCTCGGCTGCGGGGACCGCTGGCGGCGGCCTGGATGAGGCCGCTGCGGGGGCTGATGCTGCCGCTGCGGCGTCGGATCGCCTCGCGGAGGCCGCGGATGCGGCGGGGGCGTCCCTGGACGTTCAGGCGGCTTCAGCGGCCCGGGCGGGGAAGTCCGGTGCTGAGGCGGCTGCGTCGTCGGAGGGGTTCGGGAAGGTCGCGAAGGTCGCCCTCCTCGGCCTCGGTGTCGCGGCTGCGTACGGCCTTGACAAGGCGATGAAGTTCCAGTCGCAGATGCTGCTGCTGAACACCCAGGCGGGCGTGTCCCTGCCGAAGGTGAAGCAGATGTCCCAGGGCGTCCTGGAGATCTCCACCCAGACCGGCCAGTCCCTCTCCGACGTGTCCGAGTCCGCCTACCATGTCGCGTCGAACATGGCGTCGATGGGGTCGACGGTCCCGAACATGCTGAAGGCGACGAAGATCGCCGCTGAGGGCGCCTCTGTCGGCCACGCCCACATGGTCGATGTCACCAACGCGCTGACCGCCTCCATCGCATCCGGGATCCCGGGGGTCAAGAACTACTCCCAGGCGATGGGCATGCTCAACGCCACGGTGGGTTCCGGCGACATGAACATGCAGGACCTGTCGGAGGCGTTCGGGACCGGCATGGTCGCGTCGGTGAAGGGCTACGGCCTGTCGCTGAAGGACGTCGGCGCCGGGCTCGCGGTGTTCGGTGACAACAACATCCGGGGTGCCAAGGCGGGCACGGACATGCGGATGGCGGTCCAGTCCCTCGCCGTCCCCGCGGCCAGCGCGAAGAAGGAGCTCGCGGGGCTCGGGCTGACCCAGAACTCGCTGGCGAAAGACATGCAGTCCGGGGGGCTGCTGAAGGCCCTGGATGACCTGAACGGGAAGTTCAAAGAGCACGGGATCACCGCGAAGAACGAGGGCCAGGTCATCACTGACCTGTTCGGCAAGAAGGCCGGGGTGGGCCTGTCGCTGCTGATGGAGCAGATGGACCGGCTCAAGTCGAAGTACCCGGCGATCACCGCGGGCGCGAACAGTTTCAATGCGGCGTGGGAGAAGACGCAGCAGTCCCCGGCGCAGAAGTGGAAGGAAGCCGTCGCCGGCTTGCAGGCGTCCGCGACGGGGTTCGGTACTCAGCTGCTCCCCGCGTTCAGTTCCGCGCTGGGGTTCGCGGACAAGATCCTCGCCGACATCAACGGGACCAAAGGCGCCGCCCAGGGGCTCGCCGTCGCGTTCGGCGGAGCCGCTGCGCTGTTCACCGGCAAGAAGCTGGTCTCCGGGGTCGAGTCGGCGTTCAAGACCGGCGAGACGGTCTTGCGCGGGGTCGGGAAGATCTCCGAGGTGCTGAAGATCCCCGGCCTGGACAAGCTCAGCAATATCGGCAAGAGCGCCGGCCTGGATACGGCGGCGGAGTCCTTGACTGGGGCCGCGGGGGATCTCAGCGCCGCGGCGGCGAAGCTGTCAGAGGGCGGCCTCGGGGGCGCTGCAGGTGCGGCAGGAAAAGCCGAAGGCGGCGCTGCGGCGACGGCGGAAGGCGCGGGCGCCGGCGGCCTGCTCGCGAAGATAGGCAGCAGGACCGGCATGGATGCCGGAGGCCTGGCCTCCGCCGCCAATCCGATCGCGGCGGGCGTCGCGGCGGGCCTGCTGCTGCGCGGCTACAGCGATTCGCTGGCACCGAAGGGCACCGGGGCCGGGGATATCAGCAAGGCCATCCAGAAGGGTAACCCGATCAGCCCGGACTGGGCTCTCGGCGGGATCATCGGCAAGCTCGGGACATCGAACTTCGGCCTTGACGCCGGCAAATTCCTCAGCCGGGGCCTGTCGCAGGCCAGCCAGATGGTCACGGACCCGTTCGACGCTGCCCGGCACGGCATCGCCGGCCTGTTCGGCGGCGGCGGCCCGGCGCAGATGCAGCGCACCGGGGGCGGGCGCGGGGACGCGGTGAACTTCGCCGCCGTCAAGCCCCCGGACACCGGGGCGTTCACCTCGGCTGGACACGCCATCGAGAGCGCCTTCGACGGCGCGAAGGCGCGCGCCGGGTCGGCACTGTCGGGGATCGCGTCGGAGGTCGGCAGCGCGGGGTCGAAAGCCGCGTCAGAGGCGTCTTCCGCGTTCCACGGCGTCGAGTCGGCGGTGGCGTCGGGGATGTCGTCGGCTGCGGCGGCGGCCGGGTCCGGCGCGGGCAGGATCGAGTCGGCGCTAGCACGGCTGCCGGGCGAGCTCACGTCGGTCGGCAGTGCGGCGATGGCCGGGCTGGCTCACGGGATCGAGTCGGGGATCGGCGCTGTCATCGGCGCGGCCGAGCATGCCGCGGGCGCTGTCGAGGGCGCGATGAAAAACGTGCTGAAGATCTTCTCCCCGTCCAAGGTCACGGAGAAGATCGGCAAGTCCGCAGTCGACGGCCTCGTCGTGGGCCTGGAAGGCGGCCAGGCCGCCGTCACCGCGGCGGCGCAGGCGCTCGGCCAGCAGACCGCGAAGGCCGCCGACGTGACCGCCATCGACACCGCGATCACCAAGGGGATCGCCGACGCGGGCAAGGACTCGGCGCTGGTGAAGTACCTCAAGGCGGACCAGTCGAAGCTGCTGGCCCTGGCGGCGCAGCGGACGAAGCTCGAGGCGGAGATCACCGACGCCCAGCAGATAGCCCAGGCCGCGATCAGCGGGGCGTCCATCATGAACGCGTCGGCCGCCACCCCCTACGATCCGTCGACGGTGCAGTCCCCGTACACGCTCGTGCAGGGGCAGCAGATGCAGGCGCAGCAGGCCGCCATGTTCGCCAAGGCCGTCGGGCAGGACAAGAAGCTCGGCCTCAACGCCACGTCGCTGAACCAGATCGTGCAGTCGGGGGCCTCGGCGGGCCTGCCGGTGGCGCAGGGGATCGCGCAGGGCGGCAAGTCCACCGTCGCGCAGCTCAACGCGCTGCAGGCCCAGATCCACGCGTCCGCCGCGAAACTCGGCGACGAGGGCGCGGGGCCGATGTACCAGGCCGGCGTCCAGGCTGGCCAGGGGCTCGCGGAAGGCATCAAGGCGTCACTCGGCTCGGTCGACGCGGCGATCTCGCAGATGGCCAAGTCGATGGTGGCGACGATCGAGAAGGATCTCAAGATCCACAGCCCGAGCCTGGTGTTCGCGGAGCGGGGCGCGATGGTGCCCGCGGGCGTGGCGATGGGCGTCGACGCGGGGGCCGGGCAGGCTGCCGCTGCGGTGGGCCGGATGGGCAGCCGGATGACGGGCGCCTACCACCCCGCCATGGCCTACGCGGGCGGGTTCGGCGGGGGCCACGGCGGCGGGAGCGGTTCCGGTTCAGGCTCGGGCGGCGGCGACACGCATGTCACCGTGAACATGACGGTCATGGGCAGTGTCTCGACGCAGAACGACCTGATCAACGCAGTACAGCGCGGACTTTTGAAAAAAGGTTCGAACAACTGGCAAGTTGGCGTTATCAGGCCAGGTCGGGGCGGGTGACCGGGCTTCCGTCCGGCTAGAACAGCACGCCCGCCAGCTCGCATTCGCGGGCGGCTTCACGCTCCCGCATTGCCGGCGACATTCTCGCGTGCATCCTGCATGCGGCGTTGCAGTAGAGCTTGCCCTGCCGCCTTGTCTCGAAGGTGCTTCCGCAGTCGGCGCAGACGTGCACCTGCTCGGCACCTATCTGCTCGGCGCGCACCCTCTCTAGCGCCTCCTGATAGGTGATGCCCTCGCGGCGCGCAAGACAGACCGCGTTCGCCCGGTCTAGGTGGCACGCTCGGCAATCGCGCCCCCGTCCGTTTTCGCGCACGATCGTGTTCTCGGGCGTGAACTCGTGGCCGTGAATGCAATGCGTCTGGCTCGACATCACCTGCAACATCGTGCCGTGGCGAATACCGTCCGCGACATTCTCTTTCCGCGTCCCGTAGAACAGGTTGCCGCCGGCCGCCCTGGCCTCGTCCTCGTCGCCGGGTGCCCAGCGGTTGTTCGCCGGGTTACCGTCGAGGTGACGGACCTCCTGGCCGGGCGGGCACGGGCCGATAAACGCCCTGGCCACAAGCTGGTGGATCCAGTAGCTGCGCCCGTTCTCTACCAGCCCGTACAGGCTGACCTCAACGTGTCCGCTCACCTTGTGGACCTGCGGCTTCAGGATGCAGCCGCGCACCTGCCGCCCTGAGGCGGTCGTGCGCGGAAGGCTCCGGACGCGACCGAGGTCTGAAATCTCATAGCTGCCCTCATAGTCATCTACGGGCAGCCAGTTCTCGGGCATAGCATCGTTCACGTCGGACCTCCTGCTAAGGGGTAAAGGTTCGGCCACGCCCCCGGACGATTCACAGTCGTCGCGGGGGTCTTTTCGTACAGCCATTCTACCGCCAACACAGTCTTGCGAACGGAGTTTGGCTATGCCTTTTAGCACTTCTGCGGCCGACTATCAATTGACCCAGTGGGCCACCAACGAGGCCCTGTACACGTCGCTCCACACCGCTTACAGCGCCAGCGGCGCCAACGAGCTGACCGGCGGTTCCTACGCCCGCGTGGCGATCACGTGGGGCAGCGCTTCGAGCAACGCCATTTCCCTCTCCGGCACCCCGTACACGCTGAATGTCCCCGCGAGCACGACGGTGGCGTTCGTAGGCTTCTGGACGGCATCCTCTGGCGGGACGTTCCAGGGGATGACCCCGCTCGGCGGCGCGACCGGGTACGGGTTCAGCGCCCCGTCGTCCACGGGCGTCCTGCTGGCGCCGGGCACGTCGTACTCCAACGGGAACACGGTGTGCGTGTTCGCCCCGGCGGGGACCACCTTGCCGACCGGATTGACCGCGGGCACCATCTACTTTGTGGTGAGCGCTTCGAGCGACACCTTCAAGCTCAGCGCCACGCTAGGCGGGTCGGCTATCTCGCTGTCCGCTGACGGGTCGGGGCTCGTGCAGGCCATCACTACAGAGGCCTTCAGCGGAGCCGGCACGTACCAGGTGACCGCCGCAACTCTTAACCTAGCGTAGCCAATCCATCTCTTAAAGTAAGCATACCCCTTCTGGCGGCCGGGAGGGGCGTGCCCCTTGGCCAGCATTGTCATCTCAGCCAGTACCACGTGGACCGCCCCCAGCAACATCTCCGGCGCACCCGAGGTCCAGGCCTGGGGTGAGAGCGGGACCGGCGGGACCAGCCTCAACGGCTCCCATTCCGGCGGGTCCAGCGGCTCGGGTGCCTACGCGGCGGAACCTGCTCTCGGCGGGGTGACCGCCGGGACCGTCCTGACGATCACCATCGGCACGGGCGGCAGCAGCACGGCCACGACCGTTACCGGCGGTTCGGTCGCGGTGACCGCGGCCTACGGCGGGAGCGCGTCGGGGTCCATCGCCGGGTCGGGCGGTGCGGCGGGTTCCAACACTGTCGCCACGGCGGGCACGGGCGGCGAGAACGGCACCACGGGAAGCTCGAAGGGCGGCGGGGGCGGCCCCGGGTCGCCGGGGGCTTCCGGTTCCGGCGGCGCGGGCAGCCTCGGCGGGACGACCGGCGGGTCCGGCGGTACGGCGGGGTCCGGCGGCGGCGCAGCAGGCGGCGCGGGCGGCGGCCCCACATCCTCCGGGAACAGCGGCGGAACCCCCGGCGCGGGGTCCGGCGGCGGCGGGAACACCGGGAGCCGGCCCGGCGGGGCCGGCGTGCCCGGCCAGGTCATCATCACGTGGACCGCTGTCAGCGGCTACCCGGCCGAGGACTACGCGGCGGGGTACGGGAAAGCGTCCGGCCTCAAGAAGGCCGCCGGGACTGTCAAGGGCTACGCGGCCGGGACCGGCACTGCGTCGGGTGCCAAGCATGCGTCCGGCACGGCGGCGGGCTACGCGGCGGGCACAGCGGTCATCAACCCGCCTCCGTCGTCGTCGTCCAGCGGCTACGGGTACGGGACCGGCACCGCTACCGGGATAGCGCACCGCAAGGGCACCGCGAAGGACTACGGGGCCGGGTACGGGCTCCTGACTGGCGCCGCGTTCAACCCCGGCGTCGTCAACGCGTGGGCTGACAGCTTCGCGCAGCCGTCTGCGTTCGGGCCGATGCCGCCCGCGTTGCAGTCCGTCAACGTGCCGCTGACCGCCGCGTACAGCATCACCGGGGGGACCGGCGTCCCGTCGGAGGGTAACTGGCTGTTCTGCCTCGCCGGCTGGAACCAGGACGACGGGCTGCCCGCCCTCACCGTCGGGGTAGCCGATGACATCCACAGCTACTGGCGACCCCAGTCCCCGTCCGTCTCGACGGGTAACACGCGGGCTGTGACCTGGTACACCGCGAACCTGGCGAGAATCCCCACGGTCGTCTACGTCGCGCCGAACGGGGCCTACGCGGGGATCGCGGTCATGGTCGTGGAAGTCGCCAACCTCGGCCCCTGGGACACCGTGACGGGCTACGAGACGAACTACGCGGCCGGGGCCACATCCCTGCCGCTGACGCTCCCGGCACCCACCTAGGCCCGGCAGTCACCAGGCGCCTTACGCACTGAGGGGGAGGCGTCCGTGGCTACCGAGGTCTTCGCCAACGACCCGTCTACGACGATCAGCAGCGGCGGCACCACAGCACCCGCCAGCGGCACCACGGAAACCTGGACGGGCGCGTCCTGGGCGTCGTTCCCGGTCGCGGCCACGGGCGCGACCCAGTTCCACGTTTACGACACCGCCGCCGGGTACGGCAGCGAGCTGATCCTGGTCAGGAACATCTCCGGCACGACGGCGAGCGTCACCAGGGGCGCGGAGGGCACCACCCCGGTAGCCCACGTGACCGGGTTCACGGTCACCCAGCCGATCACGGCGGGGTTCCTGGGGAACCTGGTCCAGTGCGCCAGCATCGTCTCCTTCGGCGCGGACCCCACCGGGGCGGCCGACTCCACCGCCGCGATCCAGGCGGCATGGGAGAACGGCCTCCCCGTCTACGCGCCGGCCGGGAATTACCTCGTCGGCACGGGCGGCGTGTCCCTCATCTGGCAGCCGGGCCTGGTGTTCTTCGGCCCCTATGCGGGCACCTTTCCGGGCCTGGACACGATCCCCGGCATCGCCTACCTGCACCGGGTGGCCAGCACCAATGCGGACGTGATCCAGGTCCCGGACGGCACGAACTACGGCCGGATGTCCGACATCGCGATCGACGGGAACAAGACCCACAACACCGCCGGGTACGGGATCAACCTCCAGGACGGCGCCGCCCTCCAGGAAACGGAGATCCACTTCACCCGGTGCTTCATCCACGACAACCCGTACTCGAATTTCTACCTCGGCAACTTCCGGCTCGCGAACCGGCTGCGGGACTGCACGATCATGTACTCCGCGACGGGGGACGGTATCACCGTCGCGGGCACGGACAACATGATCTCCGGCAACATCATCGGCGACAACGGCCGGTGCGGCATCGCGGTCGGCACCACGATCTCCCAGAATTACGCCGCCTCGGGCACCGCGTGGGATCCGGCCGACACCCAGATCTACGGGAACAACATCTTCAAGAACGACACCGGGATCGCCATCTCCAGTGGCGTGGACAACACGGTCCTGGCGATGAACATCATCAACCTGAATAACAGGCAGGGGATCACGGTCTACGACCAGACCTGCAACACGATCCACGCGAACATGCTCCACGGCAACAGCCAGGCCACGAACAACGGCTACGCCCACATCGACGTAGGGGCGTCCGTCACCGGGGTCTCCATCTCGGACAACATGTTCGGCGCGCCGGACGCCGGGACCACCAACGTCGCGTCGTGGTGCGTGAATGTCGGGTCCGGGGCGAGCCCGGGCACGATCAGCGGGAACCTCGGCACGATGAACGCCACGTCGTCCGTGAACGGGCTGATCAACCAGGCGGGCAGCAACGCCTCCCCGTCGATCATCTTCCCGTCGATGATCGTCAAGGCGACGAGCTCATCGCAGAAAGTCTTCCAGCTGGAAAGCACGACGGGCTCTGTGCTGTTCAGCCTGACCAACGGCGGGTCATTCACGCTCCCGAACGGCGCCGGCCAGTTCGAGACCGCGCAGAACGTCTTCGGGTCCGCGACCGCGCTGGCCAGCGCGGTCGTGTCCCTCGTCGGCACGGCCACGGGGACGGCGCAGCTGAAGACGCAGCTGTTCGCCGGGCAGACCGCCGACATCGCCGACTTCTACGCCTCCAACGGGTCCACGCTGCTCGCCAAGATCACCGCAGCCGGGGTGTACGTCGGCCCGCAGGCGGCCTCAGTGAGCTACACCCCGTCCAACCCGACGGCGACGGCCAGCGGCACCCTGGTCATGATGGGACTCGGGACCACCTGCACCTTCACCCCGGGCGCGACCGGAATCGTGATGGCCACGGTGAACGGGTTCTGGAATACGGCCACGGCGTCAATTAACGGCACCCTGTCGGCGCGCTACGGGACCGGGACCGCGCCCGCGAACGCCGCCGCCGTCACGGGCACCCGGTGGGGCACCGGCACGAGCGACCCGTCGATCAACGCGGCCCGCTCCCAGTCCGGCGCGGTCCCGTTCTCGTTCACCCAGGTCATCACCGGCCTGACGGTCGCCACCGCCTACTGGTTCGACCTGGCCACGAGCACGAGCAACCCGTCGGACTCGGCCACCGTCACGAACGTGACGATGAGCTTCACGGAACTGCCCGCCTGATGCGGGCCTCCGTCCGGGGGTGAGCGGATGAACGCCTCCGCGGTCCCCGGCCGCGCTGTCCCCGGCCTGGCCGTCCCCGGCTACCACGGAGGGGCGCCCGTGGCTGTCAACGCGTTCACGATCGCGTTCACCTGCGGCGACAACACCAGCGCCACGCAGGCGTTCGCCCCGGCCGGCTGGACGACGCTCCCGGCCGTCACCGCCAGCAATGGTGTAGACCACTCGTGCGATGTGGTCCTGACCGCCGCGTGGACCGTCACCTCATCCGCCGTCTCCGTCACCGGCACCGCGGGGACAGCAGAAGACCTCTCCGGGGCCATCATCGGCGTCCAGGTCGACGCACCCAGCCCCATCCCCGCCGTGTCCGGGGTATCACCGGGATGGGCCGGGCGGACCATCCTGCAGGCCGCGCTCGGGTCCGGCTTCCAGACCCCCGCCGACGAGATGACCTGGACCACCCTCTCCGACTCCGCAGCCGCACCGGGAAGCATCAAGCGGCTCTGGTCATGGTCGGAGACCAGCACCGGCATCCCGTACGCTCTCGGGCAGCTCCAGTCTTCCGAGGGCACCGTCGAGATCGACAACGCCGACGGGGAAGTCACCCCCTCCAACGCCGCCAGCGCCTACTTCCCCGACGTCACCACCGGCACCCCTTTGCGGATGCTGTTCGCGCTCGGCACCTACGGCGGGGTTCCGGTCGACCGCTGGTACTGCTGGCAGCGGAACGCCCTGGACTGGACCGAGAAACGCGACGAGTCGCTCCGCAACTACGTCGAGACCGGCCTCACCGACGGCTGGTCCGTCGTCGGCGCGTCCTGCCCCACCCCGTACCGGGGGGAAGTCCTCCAGGACGGCCCGTACGCGTGGTGGCCGATGGACGACCAGCCGCTCTCCGGCGGGGTCCTCCCGACTGCGCTGCTCAACGCCGCGCCGGGGAACAGCAGCACCCTCAACGTCCTCGCCAACTCGGTCACCGCAGGCGACCAGTACTCCACCACGGGCACCGACCTGACCACCGACGGGACCGTCCTCACCGGCATCCCCGCCGGGAACCCGCCCCCCAGCGTGGCCGTCTACGGCGCCGGCACGAACCCGGGCTGGATGTACGGCGACCCCCAGTCCTCCCCGAGCTCGTACAGCACCGGCAACCCCGTCACGTCCAGCCCCGGGTCCGCCGCATGGCAGCAGACCGGCCTCCTCGGCAACACCGGGGCCAACGGCTGGTTCCTCGCCGCCAACGACACCGGTTTCCCGCCGCTGTCCGGCGGGATGACGTTCGGGCTGTGGTTCAACGCCACGTTCTTCGGCACCGCGACCGGGTTCACCGACACGGGCAACTCCACGTTCAACGTCGCCGGGCAGCCCTACGGCCAGATCACCCTCGCCACCCTCGCGACCGCATCGAACGCCGTCGCGATCCTCTACCTCGACATCAGCGGTCACCTGATCCTGGAGACGTTCGCCGGGTCAACGGGGACCACGCACTCCATCTACAGTTCATCGGACCTGCGCTCATCCTCGTTCCACTCGGTGAAGATCGCCCTGACCACGACCACGTGGACGGTGTACGTCGACGGCGGCCAGACCGCCCTCGTGTCCGGCACCGCGGCGGGCATGACCAGCGCGTGGACGTGGCTGATCCTCGGCGCCGACTGCGGCACCGCAGGCGGCTCGAGCCTGGGCAGCGCCGTCCACATGAGCAACATCGCCCTGTCCCACGCCGAGGTGTACCCGGGACTGCTCCCCGCATGGCGGGAACTCAGCCACTACGCTGCGGCGACAACCGGGTTCGGTACCATCCCCGCACCCCAGTCCGTCGCCGTCAGCACGGTCGGGAACCAGCTCGCCGGGGTGGGGTATGTCCCCGATGGAAGCGAGTTCCGGGGGTCCTACGGAAGCAGCGGCAGCGCCGCCACCGCGTTCGGGTTCTCCGCCCTGGTCACCGCCGGGATCGGCTCGTACAGCAGCGGACCCTCGGCACGGTCCACCATCGCCGCGATCGGCGGCAATACCGGCGGGACGATCGTCGGGAAAGCCTCGTGGGTGTCGTGGACGTCGCTGGCCCCCCAGTCCGTCGTCTACACGGCGGCGTCCGCGAACGCGGAGACCAGTGCGGGGACCGCGGACGGGTCCGGGCTGGCGTTCACCGCCGGGTACGGCGGGTCGGCTACGGCGGCGGGAGTGTGCAAGACAGGCGGCGGAGCCGGGGCGTCGCCGCCTACAGGGCCTGACGCGCTCGGGGACACGGTAGCGAACCGGCTAGAGCGGATCCTTTCGTACGGCGGGGTGACCTCGCCCAACCGGGCCATCGACGCGACAGCCTCTGCGCTGGTCCAGGCGGCCCTCGACGTGGGCGGCCAGCAGGCGGGCGCGAGTATCGCGTCGATCGTCAGCAGTGACTACGGGATGCTGTTCGTTGACAGCAACGGCACGACCTGCTACAAGAGCCGGCCTCACCTCAGCTCGGACACGGTGGTCTGGAACATCAGCTCGGCAGGCCCGGACTACGGCTACCCGTACAGCAAAGACCAGAACTTCGGAAATGATCCTCAGTTCGTCTATAACGTCATCCAGGTAAACCAGTACTCGCCCGACGGCGCGAGTTTGCCTGCTACCACGCCGGCTAACGCGAGCGCCGCGACAGCCTCTCAGTCGCAATACGGGCCGCGCCCGCTCAGCGTCGGGACCACGAGCTACCTGCAGAGCACGGCACTCATCCAGTCGGCTGTCAACTGGCTTCTCAGTACGTTCGGCGCGCTCGAGCGCAGGGTGCTGACCGCCACCGTCGACGCCGCCGGGTACCCGCCCGCATGGCCGTACGTTCTTTCCGTCCAGTGCGGAGATCTTCTCCAGATCACGGACCAGCCGATGCAGGGCGGCCCGCTCAGCGTCGGCACCTACCGCGTGAGCCTGATCAGCCGGAAGGTGGCGTTCGGGGCCAACGGGTCCAAGCCGACCGGGGCCGTGACGGTCACCTGCGATCCCGTTCCCGCCAGCTACTTCTGACCGGGGGTGAACCGTGGCCGTCGTTTTCAAGGCCCCGAACCGCGTCCAGGAACTGGCGCCCCCGCACCGCAAGGGGACAGTCAGGCACGTGGCAGGCACAGGCTCGAACGCCACCGTGACCGTCAACCTCGACGGACGCGCCCCCACGTCGTTCCGTCCCGCGCAGCTGAAGCTCATCTGACCCGCAGGCAGTACGCCCGCACTGCATGAAGGGGGGCGTATTGACATCTGGGGAAGCACTGGCCATCGGCATCCCGCTGATCGTCTTCATCCTCGGGGGCATCGCGACCGGTATCACGATGCTGGTCAAAGGGTCCGCCTACATGGCCAGGAGCGCGGTGGCGCAGGAGTCCACGGCCACGTCGAACGCCGAGATCAACGAGACGCTGAAGGCGTACATGGCGAGCAATGACGCGCGAGTCAACGACCTGGACCGCCGGGTGTACCTGATCGAGGACTGGCGCGACCGGGACCGGGAGAGGGGGCACCTGTGAACGTCATCAGGAGACGCGCTGTCGTCCTCGGCTCCGCCGCCTTCGCCGCTGTCGTCCTGACCGTGACCGCGTGCATCGGCGGGTCCTACGTCGTGGCCCTGAATGCCCTGCACAATCACAACAACCTGTCCGTGAAGCAAGCCTGCGCGCACTGGGGCTGGATCTATCAGGCCACCGCGCATGACGGGACACCTGTGCTGCATGCCGCGGTGAAACGGACCCTCGCCCAGCTGGACTGCAAGTGACCGGGCACGGTGCCGACGACCGGCACAGGCGGCAGCGGAAGACCGGGGTGCTCCTCGTCGCCGCGGGGATCGTCCTGCTCGGCGGGATCATCGCCGGGAACTACTACCTGACCATCGGGGTAGCGACCCGCACTGCCACCGCGCAGCAGCGGGCAGGGGTCGTTCTCGGCGAGCGGCTGTGCACGACGTTCGGGAGACTCGCGGCGCTGAAGCCGCCACCCGGAAACCCTGCCGTTAACCCCAGCCGGGCGTACGAGCAAGAAGAACACGCGACCCTTGACCAGCTCGGCACTGACCTCGGCTGCAAAGTTACCGGACCCCGGAAAGGCAAGTGACCTAATGATCTTCATCTCTGCTCTCGCGTTTGCTGTTGCCCTGATCCTCGACTTGGCCGGGGTCAGTAAGGGTCACGTCGACCCGGTGACATTCATGCTCGCGGGCCTGCTGTTCCTCGCGCTCGCCGGCTGCCCGTGGGGCTGGCTGCCGCGCCGCACGCCGTAGCCGCGGTCGTCGCTGTCCTGCCTCCCGGGGGGTGCTGCCTGATGTGGTGGTGGCACGCCTTCCAGCACTGGCTCGCCTATCACACGGGCAGCCTCAACGAGCCGGGGGTCGCGCCGGGAGGCGCATTCTGGGGCGGTATCGCGTCCGACCTCGGCGAAGTGACGCTGGTCGGCGGGATGATCGCGATCTACCGCAAGCACGCGTGCCATACAAGGTGGTGCCTGCGGTTCGGCCGCCACGACTTCACCGACGAGGCGACCAAGATCACCTATCGTCTTTGCCGCCGTTGCCATCCCGCGCATCCGGGGCGCCCGCTCACCAAGCTCCACATTGCCCTTATCCATCAGCGGAACCAAGGAGGCCACCGTGACGCGCAGAACTGACCAGTCCGACCGCATCGAGGCGTCCCTGGATCGCGTCGAGGGGGCGCTGTCCAGGATCGCGGATGCGCTGAACCCCGCCACGGCGGGCGGCGTGGCTGCCGTCGCCGCCGACGCTAAGGATGCCCGCGCTGAGGCGTCAGCGGCACGGACCGAGATGACCGCGCTCCGCGAGCTCATGACGACGCTGGCGGCCCGCCCATCGCCGCAGACGGTCATGACGCCCTCGGCGAAGACCCGCAAGGGGGCGGGGGCGTGAACGGGTTCTGCTTCAGGTGCGGCGCCTTCGGGCTGCTCGGCCGGGCTACGGCATGGTGCGGCAAATGCACGGACCGGTGGCACCGGGACCGCCAGCGAGGACCGCGATGACGCCGCTGAAGCTGTCCGTCGACTCCGAGGGACGCGTTCACGGCCCGCGCATCACCTGGAACGACCCGTGGCCCTGCCGCAACGGGGACGCCGGGGGGATGAAGGTCCCGTCCGGGGTGCTCGGGATGCTTGTCCACACCCAGGTTGGCAACAATCCGGGATCTGTCAGCTGGTTCAATAACAGCGCATCTCAGGCATCGGCACATTTCTGCGTGGCCCAAGATGGCTCGATCGTGCAGATGGGACCGGTCAACGGGTGGAAGGCGTGGCATGCCGCCGAGGGCAATCCCCACTGGTTCGGCTGTGAGTTCGCCGACGACGGCAACCCCGCGAACCCGCTCACCGCATCGCAGGTCATCGCCGGGGCGCAGCTCCTCGAGCTGCTGTCGCGGCCCGATGTCGGCCGGTTCCCCCTCCAGATGAGCAACTCGCCGAGCACCGAGGGGCTCGGCTGGCACGGGATGGGCGGCGTCGCGTTCGGCGGCCACTTCGACTGCCCCGGCGACACCCGCAAAGCCCAGCGACCGCGGATCATCGCGCTGGCCGCGGCCATCCGGGCGGGCGGATCGCAGGCGGGACCGTTCCGGCACACCGCGCCGGGCGGGAAGACGCTCGGCGAGATAGCAGCCGCGCGCAGTACGACGCCGGAGCACGTCTTCGGCGTGTCCGCGAAGGCCTACACCGCCGCGGACGTGGCCGTGATCGCCACGCTGCCGCTGCCGCCCGGTTTCCCGTATTACACATCCAGCCCCTGATCGGAGCCCGTCTTGACCCTGAAGCTAGGCCGCCTTCCCGGCCAGATCCCGGCGGGACTGCGGGACCTCACCTTCTACTCGGCCGGGCCGCTCCCGAAGCCGCCGCCGAGCGTGACCATCCCCGCCGTCCCAGCGTGGGGCATGGACGGCAACGACGTCTACGGAGACTGTGGCGTTGCCGGGATCACCCACGGCTTCCAGGCCGCCGCAGCGGACACCCGCGAGACCGAAGCGTTCCCGCCCGCCGCCGAGGTCATCAGCTACTACCTGAAGTACACGGGCGGCCAGGACTCCGGTGTCGTCCTCTCTCAGTTCCTCGCCTACGTCCGTGCGCACGGGTTCTACGGCCACTCGGTAGCCGCCTACGCCCCCGTCGCCGTCCACGACGTGCCGACTCTCCAGTTCTGCATCGACGCCTACGACTTCGCCTATGTGGGCATCACGGTCACCCAGGGCATGATGGACGCCGCCCAGGGCCCCGGGCCGTGGACATGGACTGCTGAGGACGCCGCAGGTGCCGAGATCGGCGGGCACTGCATCATCCTCGTGGCCTACGACAGCCAGTGGCTCTACGGCGTCACCTGGGGCCAGGTCGTCCGCATCGCCTACCCGGCCTGGCACCGGATGAGCGACGAGGCGTGGGCGGTCCTGCCGGGTGAGATCCGCACCGCGGGTACTGACGGCCACGGGATCAACATCGCCGCGCTGAACGCCGACATGCCCCGCCTCGACGGGACCGCAGGCCAGCCCGCAGCCGGCCCGGCCGGGCATGAGGGCCTTCTGGGTGAGCTCGCCGCCGCTGTCCGGGACGTGGCCGCAAGCACCGAGAAGGACGTCACGGAACTCCTTTCCTTCCTCGCATCGAAGGGGCTCTAGCCATGTCCCATGCCGCAGACCCCGGCATCGCCGCCCACATCGAGCACTGGCTGCAGCAGCACGTAGCCCCCGACATCACCCGCCTCAAGGCCGACGTGTCAAAGGTCCGGGCGCTGCTCCCCGAACTCCAGGTGCTCGCTAACACCGTCGTGACGCTGGCTAAGGCCTCTGACGTCCCCGAGGTCGCGGTGATCGCGGAGGACGCGGTGAAAGCCGCTGAGGTCATCGCGGAGATCGCGACGGCACTGGCGGCGGCAGGGATGTAGGTCTCGCTCCCGCGCGGCTGAGGGGGCCGCTGGTGAATACGTCCGGGCAGGCGGGATGGCCCGGCGGTAGGTAACGGCGGCCACGAGCAGAAAGGCGGCCAGCCGGCGATGCAAGGATTTTTTCGTGACTCCTCCTGCGGATTGAGTCCGCAGGATTCTCAGGCAGCTATCGCCTGACGGGCAAGCCCTGCCCGCAAGATGTTGATGGCCGCGTTCACGTCCGCGTGGGCCTCGTGGCCGCACGACAGGCACCGGAAAACGGCCTGGCTTGCACGGTTCCCCTTGGCGACGTGCCCGCACTGAGCGCATCGCTGCGAGGTGTTCTGGGGGTTTACTGCGACTACCGTCCGTCCGGCCCATTCTGCCTTGGCGGCGAGTATCCGCAGGAAGTTACCCCATCCCGCATCCTTGATGGATCTGTTCAGCCCAGCTTTGGCCGCCGCGCCGTTTGGCTCGAACGTGCCGTCACCAACCGGCCGCGGTTTCGGTCGGCGGGTCATGTTCGCGATCTTCAATGCTTCATGCACGATCACGTCATGGTCACGGACGAGAGCCAGCGCGGTCTTATGGGCATGGTCGAGGCGCTGGCGGCGTGCCTTGCCGTACAGTGCCGCAACCCGCCGGGTGGCCTTGCGCCTGCGATTGCTTCCTAGTTTCTTGCGGGAGTGCTTCCGGTTGGCGGCGGCAAGACGTTCAGTGATGGCGGCATGCGGGCGCGGGTTCGGGACGTGCTTCCCGTCGCTGGTCGTCAGGAACGACATCACGCCTAGGTCGATGCCGACGACCGCGCCAGTCGGCGCCAGTGCCTCAACCGGCACGTCATCGCAAGTCAGGATCACGTACCAGCGACCAAGCTCACGTCTTACCGTGATCCTCTTGACGATGCCCCTGACCGGGCGGTGCTGGTGTACGCGGACGTGGCCGATGCCCTGAAGCTTCACGCGGGTCACGGTCGGATGCGGGACAGAATCCCAGAGGCATGCATGGCCATTCTCCGGCCACTCGATGGAGTTCCACCGACCCCGCCCCTTGAAGCGAGGATGGCCGGGTACCTCGCCTGCCTTGACGCGACGGAAGAAGCCTAGGAACGCATCGTCAAGGCGACGGAGAGTTTCCTGCTCGCAACTGTAGGCCCACCGGGTGAACCGCTCCGGGGCGGCGGCACGGATCTCCTTCAGCTGTGCCGCCTGTGTGCTGTAGAAGATGCGGCGTTTCCCCATCCGCCATGCCTCAACGCGTTCCTCAAGCGCGGCGTTATATAGCTCGCGGGTGTCCTCAAGGCACGCCTCGAACGCGGCTATCTGCTTAGCAGTCGGCCGCAGAAGGAACCTATAGTTGCGATACAACCTGCACCGGGTCTCAGTAGTCGGTGTGGGTTCAGGCCCGGTTCGGTGGTTGCACATCGGCCGGGCCGCTTTATGTCGAACAGTCTAGCGGACTTAGACCACGACATGCATGAGTGCCACGCTGAAAGGTGGCGAAAAATTGAACGGCTTTTTCCACCCGGAAGTCCTCCGGGTGCTCGACAGGATCGACGCGCAGCTCTGCGCAATCAACGAGAAACTGGAGAACATCATCATGTCTCAATCGGATATCGATGCTGCCGTGGCGACCGACACGGCGCTGCTGGCCGACCTGACCACCCAGACCGCCGCGATCGCCGCCGCGCAGGCCGCGTTCGCCGCGGAGATCGCCACCCTGCAGGGCCAGGGCGTGGACACGTCCGCGCTGGACGCCATCAACGCTCAGCTGGCCGCCGCTCAGGCGCCTCTGGACGCTGCGGTGACCGCGCTGACCGCTGCGAGCTAGCCGGTAGGCTACCGCCCAGGTAAACGGGAAGCAGCGCGCCTCGTCTTCGGACGGGGCGCGCTGCTTTTGCGTTGGGGCGGGACTAGCCGGCGATATTGCCATCCCCGGCCGAGTCGCCGTAGTTGTTGTTATAGCCATCCGTCCACTGCTGGTACTGCTCGCTGGCGACAGGGACGACGAAGCGGCCGAACACCCGGTAGGAGATCGTCGTCACCGTCACGCCGTAGTGCCACGACCAGTCCCCGATGCCGATACCGCCGAAGGTGGTCCCGTGCGGGAACGCCAGCTCATACCACGTCGAGGTACTGTCGGCCGGGTCGGCACCGTGATCGTTCTCGCTGTAGGCGACACCCGCATTGAACGCCGCGCTCGGCAGCTCGGACGCAGTGAACGAGAAATCGGCGTAACCCGCCATCTGCCCGGTGACCCTGGACTTGATCACGTCGCCGGCGTAGGAGCCGCCCTGGTTCGGGGTCGGCGCTCCCTTGACCGTCGTGAAGGTGCCGATGTCGCCGAGCGTCGCGGTGAAGGTGTAGGCGCCGGGCGAGCCGCCAGTCAGGGTGACCGTCAGGCTCCGGGTCATGGTGTCGTCAGCCCAGGTGTCCGGGTTACCGTTCCCGCCGTCAGGGCGGTCGGTGACAAAGGTCAGCGCGTGCCACGACGGCTGACGGGCAGCGGCGTTCGCGATGCCGCCTGACGTCAGCAGCGCTGCGGCTGCGGCAACCGCGATGGCTGCGGCTTTGATGCTCATTACGTTGTCTCCTCGTTGAGTGTTCAATCGGTTGCTGTGGGGTATTTAGGCAGTGATCGCACCGTTACCGCTCGCGCTCCCGGTTACAGCCGGCGAGCACCCCCGCCAAGCCCGGCCGCGCCGATCCCCCCCAGGCGCGGCCGGGCCCCAGGGGTCAGGCGACCTTGCTGAGCACCTCGCCGTGCAGCGCGAGCCCCGCTTTTGCGAGTGCCAGGCGGACCTCATCGACCTGCGGCCGGCTGAAACCCAGATCATCCAGGTCGAGAGCGGACAGGCCCTTCAGCTTGCCGACCGTATTGAAGCCCGCGGTCTCCAGGCGCCGCTGGATGGTCACCGCCGGGCCGGTCCGGAAGGCAGGCCACAGGGACGTCAGGGACGCGTCGAGGGGATCGGGGGCGCCGGGGGCGGGTGTGCCGGCGAGGAGCGCGCGGACCTCGGCCTCCTTGTAACGTCGATGTCCCCCAAGTGTCCTTATTGTTGACAGTTTGCCCGCTTTAGCCCATCTTGTCACGGTCTTCGGATCAACTCTGAACATCTGGGCTACTTCGGACGGCGTGAGTAGATTGTCTGTTTCGATTGGCGTCCTGGCACTCATCTTGCTACCCTCCCATTAGGTCCGCTGGCCTCCTGACCAGCGGTGATGTACCCTTATTGCGGTAAAGGGCGGCTATTGCGGATAACCGCCTGACTGCTTCACCCCGTCCGGCCTCCCCAGGTCGGGCGGGGCTTTTTCATGCCCGGAGCCGGGCGGCCCCAGGAGTAAACGGTTCCCTGGGACCACCCGGCATCCGGTATCGCGGTGACGCAGGCGATCTAAAATCCCTCAACGACAAAGAGGGCCGGGAACCGATCAGCCCGTTCCCATCGCCGGCGTTCTGATGTGGCTGCCCCACCGCGACTAGCTACTTCTTAGCGCAGCACGCCGAAGTCGGCGCCCCAGAGCTGGTTGTCGTTCACCGTGCCCAGCTCAGGCACGAGGAAGGCACCCGTGAACCCGGTCAGGCTGTCGGTCTCCAGCTGCGGCCGGGGAGTGTTCGTCGGATACCCGTTCTTCGGGTAGTCCAGCACGAACGGGTGCGAGAACGTGGTGTCCGACCCGTTGATCAGCGGCACGTAGCCGTGGGTGATCGTAGTGTCGAGCGTGTCCACGACCCAGGCGGTCTTGCTCGTGTAACCACAGGGCTGAAGGGTCACCTTCGTGCCCTGCTGGGCGGTCGCCGCGACACCCGCGCACAGGCCGGACGCCACCCCGTACGGGGTGTACTCCAGCTCGAACGCCGGGTCATCCGGGTAGCCGTTCCCTGCGGCCGTGACGCCGGCCATCCCGATCCCGGAACCGTAATGCAGGTCGATCGCCGCGGACATGAGACCCGCGGCGAAGAAGTCCGACGTGGTGCCGTTGAACTCGGCGCTGAAGTCCTCAGCCGGGTCGGTGTCCGACGTGCGGAACAGGATGACCGGCTGGCCGACCTTCGCAGCCTGCTGGAACACGTCGAGAACGAACGCCGGCGTGTGGTGGGTGCCGAACTCGCGGCTGAACACGTCAGCGCACGTAGACCCGCACGACGGGGTGGCAGCACTGGCGGACATCACGCCCACCGCGCCGACACCGCCGACGAGGGTCAGCGTGGCCGCTGCGGCGAAAACCTTGCTCTTGACAGACAATTCGATTCCTCTGTTTGGACTCCAGCCTCGCCCTGCGCGCGGCTGGCCCTGCGATTCCCCGGTCATTACCCGGACCGGGACGGGGGTCTATGGGGGCGGCTAGCCCATCTCGAACGCCAGCACCGTCTGCTCGGGCTGCTCAGACTCCAGGATGGCCAGGTTCTTCACGGCCTGCCGGTAATAGCTGGCCTTCAGTTCCGCGCCGGCGGCCTTGCGGCCCAGCTCGACCGCCGCGTAGGCCTCAGATCCGACGCCGAGAAACGGAGTGAACACCGTCTCGCCAGGATTGGTCCGCATGTCCACGAACCGGCGCGACACGTCGAGCTGCAGCGGGTGGACGTGCTTCTCGTCCTCCTCGTCGCGGGCCTCCCGGTACGGCAGGACCGCCATGTGACTGCGGTCATCGTACTGACCCAGGTTGCCGCGGACGTCATCCCACACCGACCCGGCATACTGCCGCCACACCCACTGCGAATACCGGTTCTCCAGCTGGCTCCCCGACCACCCCCGGTACTTCATCACGTCGGCGGGCGGGACGCTGGCGCCATGGTAGGCAGTGAACCCGTTCGGGTGCGTCACCGGGACGGGATTCTTCCCCTTCTTGCGGAAGATCAGGAGCCAGTCCGCGCCGGCGATACCCGCGAACGTGGCGTCATCCACGATCGTCTTGTGAGTGAGATCCTTGACCATCGTCCGGTTCCGGACCGCCAGCGGCTCCTTCCAGATGGCGTGACGGCCCAGGTACTCGAACCCGTGCCGCTGATGCAGGCGGATCACGTCACCGGGGAAGTCGACCAGGGCGTCACCGCCGGAGTTCCCCGACGGGGTGTCCATGCAGTGGACGGCGTTCAGCCGGCCCGGCATCGTCAGCCGGTGAAGCTCGGCGACGAAATAGCCGTACATCTCGAAGAACTCCGTGTACCCGCCGGCATTGGACAGGTCCCGCTCACTGGAGGAGTACTTGTACAGGCCCGCCCCCCCGGCGCCCTCGTCGCCGTAGGCGAACGGCGGGGAGTAAACCACGCCGTGCATGCACCCGTCCGGGTAGGCGGCCATGACCTCCATGCTGTCGCCGTTGTGGATGGCGTACCGGTCGGTGATGACCTGTGCTGCTACCTGACCCATGAGGGGACCTCCGTGTCCTTGGCGTAGGTGGCGCTGCGGTCGACAGCCAGCGCGTTGTTCATGTGGGCGGTCAGGGAACTGAACATCCGGTCCGCCTTGACGGCCTTGCGTTCCAGGCTGGCGAGGACCCGTTCCCCGCCCGTGGTCGTGACGACATCCACGATCACCGGATGCTGCTGCCCGAACCGCCAGCAGCGGCGCACCGCCTGGTAGTAGGCCTCGAACGAATGGTCCACGAAGTACGTCATGCGGTGGCAGTTCTGGTAGTTCAGGCCCCACGACGCGATCCGGGGTTTCGTGACCAGGACCCGGATCTCCCCGCGGCCGAACGCGCCGAGCTTCTCCTCTTTCGCTTCCACCGGATCGGACCCGGTCACCTGGACCGCGCCGGGGATCAGCTTCGTGAGCAGGTCGCCCTCGTCGTTCAGGTGGCACCAGGCGATGCCGGGCGCGGCGTCCGAAAGCAGGTCCGCGGCCTTCTCGCACCGCTCCGTGATGGTGCGCCGTGACTCTTCCCGCTCCTCGTGCAGCCCGACGGCAGGCACGTCGAACAGGGTGCCCTCTTTCACCGTCCGCGCCTCCACGACATTGCAGCGGGTCTCCAGCGGCGGCAGGATGAACCCGTCATCTGCGAACCCGAGATCGGACGGCTTGCGCATCGCCCTGGCCCACGACGACACCCACCGCCAGAACAGTTCCTCGGCGTGGCCCTTGAACCGCCATTCCTCCCCGGCCCGCGGGCGCCACTTCCCGCCCATCGTCTTGCTGGTCTTCTCCTTGTTCGTGAAGAACCGGCCGAGCATGTCCATGTGACCCAGGTACCCGAGGGCCTCACTGGAGGTCCCCAGCTCCGTGTGATCGTTCGGGGAGGGCGTGGCCGTGGCCAGCAGCCGGTACGGCACGGTCCGCATGAACTCGTTCACCATCGCCCGCCGCACCGAATCGTACGACTTCAGTGCCGAGCTCTCGTCGCAGATCACGCCGCCGAACTTGTCCCGGTCGAAATGCTCGAGCCGCTCGTAGTTGGTGACGGTGATGGGGGCCGGGATCTTGCCGTCCCGCGAGATGGCCGCGTCTATCCCGAACTTGGCGGCCTCGGTCACCATCTGGTCGGTGACGCCCAGCCGGGTCAGCAGCAGGACGGGCTTGCCGGCGTGCTTGTGCACGTTCTGCCCCCAGACCAGCGACATCGGGGTCTTCCCGCCCCCGCAGTCCACGAACAGCGCGCCGCGGCCCTGCCGGATCGACCACTCCGTGAGCATCCGCTGGAACCCGAACAGGAAGTCCGGCGTCCACAGCGGCTCGAACCCGGCCGAGCTACCCAGCTGCGCCTTGCGTGCGAGCAGTTCCGCGTAGGTGCCCATCAGCAGGCCCCCAGGTCTCTCGCAGCGGCTTCCGTGCGGTGATCCCACGCTTCCTGGTCGTGCACTGGTGCGGCGGCAGGCAAGCCGGGACCGTGGACCGCGCAGTCAGTGACCGGGCTCGTGTCGGTGCCGGGGATCTCGCGGCCCAGGTAGCAGGTGCAGTGCGGCTGCCCTTCCAGGATCGCCAGAGCCACCGCAGCGACCTGGACAAGCTCCGTCCTCAGTGCTTCCGGGTCACCGTCGAGGGCGGCGCGGGCGACTTCCCCGCACTCCTCGGTGAGTACCGCGACCTTGACCATGAGGGGGACGGCGGCACTTGAGCAGTCACCCTGCCCGTGGGCGTGCGGTGCGGCCCAGAGCTGCGCCTGGCGGTCCCGCTCGGCGCTGATCGCGGCCAGGGCGTCGGCGCGGGTCACTGCGCTGCCTCGTGTGCGGGCAGTTCGGCCGCGGCGGCAACTTCGGGTGGCGCGGTGATCATCGCGACCACGCGGCCCCGGCTGGTGACGTAGGTGATCCGACCCCGGATGGCGTCGTTGATCACATCGGCTAGGTGCTCGCGAACGTCGCGGATGCTCCGCTCGCACGGTTCGGTGGTAGTCATGACGCTAGCGTACACAAGTAGTGGCGGGTGCACACTGGTGACACGCCGGAAAGTTTCTCACGCCGCCGCGCCCGGATTCACGCGGGAGCCGGGCATCGGCCTCGGGTCGGCGCCGGCCGCCTGCTGGGCTTCCTGCTGGCGCTTCTCCCAGGCGATGACGTCGGCTAGCTTGTAGAGGGTCCTGCGCCCGAACCGTGTCCCGGACGGGCCGTAGCCGCGGTGCTTCCAGTAGCGGACCGTGGACGGGACAGTCCGCAGGCGGTCGGCTAGCTCGGCGGTGGTCAGCCACTGGTCGTCCACGGAAATCCTCACAGGGAATACGTACCGGAACCCGTCACGGGGATGATGACGACAGGTTCGCATATCCGTTGGCTATATGCAACCTGTACCGGGATGCGGTTTAATATCCCCGTGACGAATCAACGCCAGCCAACGGTAACCCCTGAATCCGGGGACTCCCCCGGCATGCGGGACGAGTACGCCGGCGAACCGGAACGCGTCCTCGCCGCCCGGGTCCGCGAGATCCGGGAGAAGCTCGGCATGACCCAGGCCGAAGTCGCCAGGGGAATGACCGCGCAGGGGCTCGCCATGCTGCAGAGCACCATCGCCAAGATAGAGGCCTGCCAGCGGCCCGTACGCCTCAACGAGGCCGTCCGCCTCGCCGCCGTGCTCCGCACCCAGCTGGACGACCTCATGACCGACCCCCGCCAGCGGGACATGCAGGACGCCCTCGCCGCAGCGAGGGACGAGGAACGGGAGCTGCTCGGGCAGCTTCTCCAGGCAACCCACCGGCTCGAGCAGCGCCGCGCCGCGCTCGACGCCGCCGGGCATGCCGTGCGCGAGTCGGCCGCCCAGGTCGAGGAACTGCAAGACCTGTACGCGCAAGCCCAGTACACGACCGGGATGCTGATCGCAGCCGGCGACGAGAGGAACGAACCGTGAGCCATGTCGAGGACCGGTGGTTCACCACCGTCAAGGACGAGAACGGCAAGGCCGGCAAGGAACGCAGCGCACGGCACGGCAACGGCCGGCGCTGGCGGGCCCGGTACGAGGACCCGGACGGGCGGGAGCGGAACCGCAGCTTCGCCACGAAGGTGATGGCCGAGAACTTCCTCACCGAGGTCGAGCACTCCAAGCTCGCCGGTTCCTACCGTGATCCCGACGCCGGGAGGGTGAGCCTGCGGAAGTACGCGGAGGGGTGGGTGGATGCCTATCATGCCGACTCCGCCCGCGGCGAGCAGATCCGCCGGCAGCTCCGGCTCCACATCCTGCCGGGCCTCGGCGCTCACCCCCTGGCTCAGCTCAGCCAGCGGCCGAGCATCATCGGGAAATTCTTGCAGGGGCTGCCCATGACGCCGGCAGGGCAGAGCCAGGTCCGCATCACCCTGTCCAGCCTTCTCGGCACGGCACTGGAGGACGGCCTGATCGCCCGGAATCCGTGCGAGGCCAAGGTGGCGAAGATCCAGCTCCCGCCGAGGCGCAAGCTCATCCCGTGGACATCCGCCCAGATCTCCGAGCTCCGCGCCGGGCTGCCCGAGCAGTGGCGGGCCGTGGCCGACTGCGGGTCAGGGCTCGGGCTGCGGCAGGGGGAGATATTCGGCCTGGCTGAAGATGCTGCCGGGCTGCTGAAGCGGCGAGCGCGGATCGTGCGGCAGGTAACGCGGATCAACGGGCGCCTGTGGTTCTCGCTGCCGAAGGGAGATAAGGAGCGGGACGTGCCGCTGCCCGAGTGGGTCAGGTTCGCGCTGGCCGCCCACATGGAGCGCTTCCCTCCCGTGGAGGTGACGCTGCCGTGGAATGACCCCAAGAACCTGAAGCGGCACGGGAAGCCGGTTACCGTCGCGCTGCTGTTCACTAAGAACGGCGGCCCGATGATGCACTCGACGTTCAACACGATGGCGTGGCGGCCGGCCCGGAACGCGGCGGGCATGACCGAGGGCGGGCTGCATCAGCTGCGCCACTTCTACGCCTCGACTCTTCTCGCCGGAGGGGTTGACATCAAGGCAGTGTCGGAGTATCTGGGCCACCATGACGCGTCGGTGACGCTGAGGGTTTACGCGCACCTGATGCCGGTGGCCGAGGGGCGTGCCCTGAGGGCGATCGAGGCCGCTTTTGAGGCCGATGACGGCCCCGTGACGGCCCCTGAGGCAGAAAGTGGCCCCTGACCTGCAATGCCATCGGTAGGAGTGGTTCTTGTGCGGCTTCCGGCCCCGCCTGCGGCCCGATCCGGGGTGCCGTTCTGGCCTGCAACTTCAGACGTTGGCTAGCGTTGGAAACGTTGGGGCGGGTTAGGCGCTGTCACGTCCCCCCGACGGCCCCAGTCCGGACCGGCCTCCGCCGGCGTCCTGTCCCCGTGATGCCACCGGAACGGATGAGCCCAGAGATTCCACCGGGCCACATGAGGCCACTGGGTGGGCCGGTCCGGATGAGTCCTGCCGGTCAAACAGTCCAGCGCATCACCCAGTACGGCAGCGCAGGCGAGTCCAGCGGGTGCCGCGGCGAAAGGTCAACGTCGATCACCGGACGGCGGGCCACAACCCTGGTGAGCGCCGCCCCGAGGAGCGCCGCGGCGCCGATGTCGAGTTCCCCGGAGAGCTCGACGACGACGAGCCTGCGGGGATCGCGGGCGGACAGCTCCGTGCCGGTCATGGGCGTCCTTCCTTGCTGGGCGGCAAGGCGGGGTCCGGGCCGTGCGTCGGGTGTGGGACGGGATGCTACTGCATCGCGCGGAGGGGCGGAAGAGATGCAGCGAGGGCAGGGAGCAGGGCGAGGCAAATTGTCCCGTTTCCGGGAATCGGCTGGCGCGGCAGCCGTGAGGTCAGGCTAGCGGAGTAGCGGCCCGGACTTGCGCTAGGCGTTCCCTCGTCACGTCGGCCGCGTCATCCATGCTCGCCTCGTACTCGCGGATCACGCCGAGGATCGCCGCCTCGCTGGCCGGTCGCAGATCCCAGGCGTCAAGCCCGGCATGGACCTCCCGGCCGCGCGGATGCGGTTTGCCTGGCCCTCCGGTCGCGGGATCCATGATCGTCAGATAGCGCGGGTGCGGCCCGAGCCGGTTCTGCAGGTGGGTGTGGCCGTGGATCAGCCACGCGCCCTCGTCCCGCAGCCGGTACTGCGTGGCCCGGTCCTCGCCGACGTGATCGCCCTCGTAGGGGAAGTGTGACAGCAGCACCTGGCGCCCGTCGATGCGTATCCGCGCGAACGCCTGCACCGACTCGAAGACCTCGAGCCAGCGGCGCTGATGCTTCCGCGAGTCCCGGTGACCCGGCCAGCATGCGTCGTGGTTGCCGGTGATGAGCTGCTTGCGCCCGTTCAGCCGCGCGGCCTGCTCGAGTATCAGCGTCTCGCTACCGAGGCCTACGTCTCCCAGATGCCACACGAGGTCATCGGGGCGCACCATCTCGTTCCATCGGTCGATGATGGCCTCGTCGTGCTCCTCTGGGGTGTCGAAGCCACGCAGGGCCGCCACGAACCGGTGAAGGAAGTGGCTATCCGACGAGAACCAGACTGCGCTCACGATCTCTCATTCCCCGTCTCCAGGCCGGCCAGCATCGCGCCCGCGGTCCCCCGGTCGGTAACCTGCTCACGGCGGATCGTGAACTGCTCGCTCGTGCAGTAGCGGTCCACGTTGCCGCCCACGTGCTCGAGGAGGTCTCCCGGTCCGGGCTTCACGCGGCGGCGGTGGGCGGTGCACACGATGGTGATGGTCCCGGGCTCAGGCACCGCCGGCCGCCTCGTTCGCTTCCTTCATCGCTGCTGCGAGCTCGTCCAGCCGTCCCCGGAGAGCACCGACCGCGCGGGCGTGAAGCTCGCGATCCTCAGGCGTGTACATGTTCACGTGCTCCAGCATCTGGAGGGCGTGGTCGGCGATCAGGCCGAGCTGGACCATGATGCCGTGGTCGGTGTCGATGTGCTCGCGGAGCCGGGCGATCTCCGTCATCACGTCCTCGCTGGCGTATTCAGCCATGCTCGGCACCTTCCCCTCCGCGCAGCTCGCGCCAGTCCGGCAGTGCCTCGCCTCGCTCGATCCGCCTCAGGCTGATGTCCATGCTTCCCCACGGGCCCGCGTTCCCGGAGCACTGGCGGTTCACGTGGTGAAGGTGCAGGATCTCGCGGGCCATCCTGCGGCATACTTCGCGCTCGATGAGCGGATAGGCAGCAGCGACGGCAGCCTCGGCCAGCGCCCCGGAATCGCCGGCCACTACGCGATCCTGGCCGAAGTCGACAGCCGTGCCGATGATAGCGGCCTCGGCCGCGTCCCGGATCTTACGGGAGAGCCTAGGCTTCTGTTCAGCTTCCATCGCCAGCCCCCCCGGTCAGCTCGCGGGTGATGGCCTCGCGGACGTCGCCGACAGTCAGGACGCGCTCGCGGTGCCGGTCGTTGCCTGTGCTGTCGCGGGTCAGCGCCAGTACCGCGTCTACAGCAGACAGGAGGCGGAGCGCGTTGTGGCCGAGACAGGACACCCGGACCTCTGCGCAGTCCTCATCGGAGTCGATGATGAAGCCCTCGGCGTCGGCCCGGATACCGGCCAGGATGGCGGTCAGGTCGTCACTCACAGGTGCTCACCTCACTGAAAGCTTCTGGGTGTGCGTCCTTGAACGTCTGCCACTTCGCCGGAACCAGGTCGTTGATCTTGTCGAGCACCTGCTCGAGGCTCAGGCGCTCGTCGCTGTTCCAGGGCGGGATCATGCACGGGCCGGTCTGCCATGACGCGCGCCGGTAGCACCAGCCGCCCTTGGCGCGCTTCTGCAGGATGACCGTGTTCGTCGTCCCGTCGACGTCGAGCGGGCGCTTGCGCATCCCGGCTTTCCAGTTCTCGTTGTAATAGAGCATGCGGTACTCGATGTAGGCCACGACCTGGCGGACCTCGGCGTCGTCAGGACGCAGCGACGGGTAGAGATCCTGGCCGGCCGGGGAGTCGGGGCAGAGCAGCGCCACCTCGTACTTCCATCCGGGCCACGGGCTGCCGACAACAGGGATTCGTAGCGCGGCCAGCGGGTCATCCTGGTAGGCATCGAACGGCCATGCGGCGGTCTCGGTGTCCATGCTCTATTCCTTTCCCGCCCTGGGGGCGGATGGCTGATCGGCTCGTGCGTTCAGCACGGCAAGGCACTCCAGGCAGTCGGGCTTGCCTTCGCTTGCTGCCGCCCCTCATGGTCACGACGTAGCCACACAAGGTCGGGTCGTTGAGTGCTTCCGGGTCCGGTTCGGCACCGGCAGGGAGCGCGCACCAGCCGTCGCGGTGGTGGACGATCCAGGGCTTCGCGCTCATGTCGCTACTCCTGCCCCGTAGTGCTGACCGGCCCACGTCGCGGCGTCATCGTCCCGGCAGTCCTCAGTGCAGAACGGGTGGCCGGACTGGTCAGTCACCGGAGTGCCTGTGATGGGCTCGTCGCAGCGGCAGACGGGGACCAGGCGCAGGCGCCCGCTCTCGCGCCACGCCGAGCCGCGGGAGTCCAGCAGGAATAGCTGCTCGTTCCCGTCGCCGAACCGGGCAGTGACGGAGCACAGGCGGGCCTCGGTCACGGTGCCGTAGTGGACGGCTCCGGACTCAAGCGGGTTTCCTGCGTCTTCGTGCTCTACTGCGGCTACTTCCTGGTGCTGGCGGAAGGGGGTGAGGTCCAGCAGCTTGACGCGGTTGTCGTGGGCGATGATGTAGGGCATCGGGTCTGCGGGGTGAAGGGTGGTCATGGCTTATGCCTCCGTCTTCGTGGTGACGATGAGCCGGCAGGCCTGCGCGTCGGTCTCGACCGCGTAGCCGTGCATGCTGAGTACCCGCTCGTATCTGGCGAGGTGCATCAGGCGGTGCTCGTTGCTGGTGCCCATCGAGACGGACGAGTAGCGGACCTCTACGTCAGGTCCGGCGCCGTACTTCGAGACGCTATAGCCGGACACGCCGCCGCGCAGCAGCGAGATAGCGCGAACGAATCCGGCTTTCCGGAGCAAGGCGCTGATGGCCTGCGGGGTGGGGGCATTGGTCACGGATCAGCCCTCCTCGGTCGGCTGGAAGGCGGACAGCGCGTCCATTACCTCAATGTCACGGGCCAGCTTCAAGGCGTCGTCCAGAACCGACCGCAAGCGCGGAGTGCGGGCCCGGTCCAGATCCTGCAAGATGTAGCCCGCGTTGGCCAGAAGCCTCTCGGCGGCCTCCTGTACTGCCAGCGCCCGCGTCAGGTACGCATCGCGCGCAAGGCCGGGAGGGGTGACGGGGTGCGGGGCGCTCATGGCTCAGGCCGCCTTTCCGGCGTCGTAGCGGGCCGTGTCGAAGTAGCGGACGCCGGCCCTCTCGCTGGCGGGGGTGATCGCGTACTGACCGGCCAGCAGCAGGCCGACCGTGATCCGCACCTCGCTGCCGTTGCTGGAGACGGCCAGATGGCAGCGGTTGATGTCGGCGTGGTCGTGCTGCTGCGGGGTCATGACGACGGCGGGGAAGCTGATCCGCCGGCCGGAGACTTCTACGGAGTCGCCGCGCTGGAAGCTGGCGAGGTGGGCGTAGGCGTCCTCGGCCCGGGTGAGCTTGGTGTCTGTGGTGGTGGTCACGGGGTCAGGCCCTCTCGTTCGCCGCGCGCATTGCGTTGAGCATCTGGCGCTTCTCGGCCTCAAGCTTGTTCTGGTCAATACCGGCCCACTCGGCGAGCAAGTCGCGGATGCTCGCGTCGAACTGGCGCGGGAAGTTCATGCCATCGACGTAATGGGCCAGGAAGGCTCCCTTGCCCTCCAGCCATTCCATGAACTCGCCGATGGCCTGCGTTTGCTCAGCGACCGCAGACAGCTTGTCGTGCTCGGGGTAGTCGCTCATGGCTAGGCCTCCATCGCGGCGAGGTGGTCGGCCATCTCGTGGCCGCTGTGGCGGGTCCAGCCGCAGGTGCACCACGGCGGCAGGCCGCCCGCTGCCGGCACGGTGGCCACGTGCTCTTCCATGAAGTGCTCGGGGCTGACGATCGGGTTGCCGTAGTAGTTGAGGGTCAGCGAGTCGTCGGTGTTGTGCTCGTAAGCCCATTCAGGATACTTGCCAGTCGCGCTTGCCATATGAGAAACGTACCAGCCTCTACCCGCGCTTGTCAACTGGGGAGTACAATCGGTGACATGGAATACGACACGCGCCACGTCCTCGGCGCGCATGAGATCGGTGAGCTGCTGGGCGTGACCCGTTCGCGCGCCAACCAGCTCTCCCGCGAGGTCGGCTTTCCGAAGCCGCTCGGAGTGCTGCACATGGGCAAGGTCTGGAGACGCGCCGACATCGAGAAATGGATGGGCAGGCGCAAGGCCCCGGCCGGCTAGCCCGCAGCTGTCCCCGACAGAAAACGACAGGACCGGCGCCCAACCGCAAAGAAGAACGCCGGCCCTGCCCACTCCCTTCTCAAGGAGCGTGCTCAGTATGCCATTTGACCCTGCCCGGACTCCGCGCGCCGTCAGGGAGTTACCGGGGTGGCTTGCGGCCTTGGCCTGCCCGATGCACAGGACTGCGCCGCTGATCACTGGTCGCTCGCACTAGACGGACGCCGCGAGCCGAACGGGCAGTGGCGTGCGCCGTGCCCTGTTCCCGGCTGCGGCACGCTGCGGTCTCTGGAATACGACGCACCGGGCAAGCATGTGCGGTGGAAGTCATGGTGTGGCGAGCATGACAAGGAAGCGGTGCGCCCGCACCTTGCCCGGCTCATCGGCTCTTGCATGCCCGGAGGCAGCCGCCGCGAGGTGATCAGCCATGACGAACTTATCGAACTGGCGCTAGCCGGCGTGCCGCCCATGACCATGAAGCTGATGATGCTGCGGCTGGCCGGACTCGGCACGATCGAAGCACTCGACAAGCTCGGCGTACGGCCCGACCATCGGGCGCGGGTCATCGGAGGCCGCACGGGCGGCGCGCCCAAACGGGCGCGGAACCGCAGGTCGTTACTCACGCCCAAATGGGCGGGCTGCAATACGCCCAAATGGGCGCGGGATCGCAGGTAAATCGAGGGATGTTCTGGCTTGCTTCCTGCTGCTACTCTCATCCCGCCGGTAGGCGGCGTAAGGACTAGGCTCGGCAGCGAAGGGAGGTGAGAGTCATGGGCAACATCACGGTGAGCAGGTACGACCACCCGGCCGACGTGGGCTATCAGGGCTGGATCGAACCGGACGACCGGAGCTGGATCGCATTCGTGGCCAGCGACGGGAGCCCGGTCGTGTTCCTGAACCGCGACCCGGAAACCGGCGCGGTAGCGTGACCGGCTGGCCGCTGCGGGACGAGCAGCGCGCCAGTACCCCGTGGCTGATCCTCCCGCGCTCACCTGACCAGATCCTCAAGCTTGATGTGCAGGATCTGGGCCAGCAGCGCCAGCCGGGTTATGGCCATCTCCTGATTGCCCCGCTCCAGGTTCGCCACGCTGGAGCGGTGTATGCACGCGCGGTCGGCTAGCTCCTGCTGCGTCATGCCCGCATCCGTGCGTGCCGCAGCGATGCGCCGGCCGATCTTTATCAGCAGTTCCGACTCGCGCCAGGTCCCGAGGATCACAGGCATGATGCACTCATCCTGTCGTCGGCATCATCCGGCTCATAGGGATCAGGCAGCGCGCTCACTCCGTCCACCATGGCCCGCCCGACTCCAGCCGTTCCCCGATCACAGCGCGCAGCTCGGCCACGGTGTCAGCCTTGACCTCGCGGGCGAACCCCACGATGCCCGGCCGCTGCCACAGGTACGCCCGCCACTTCCGGGTGTGCATCTGGAGGCAGACGCCAACCTGAACCCCGTCCGCCATGATCCGCCGTGCTCCCGGCTCACGGGCCGGGAGCGTGAGCTTCACGGGGCGGTCAGGCGGCACGACTGGCCTCCGTCGTCGCTGCGTCTCTAGCCGCCAGCCTCCGCACCTCGTACCGTTCCGCCGTCCTCAGGCTCACTCCCAGCCGTGCAGCCGCTACCTCCAACGTGGCACCCCATGAGCGGAGCCACGCGTAATCCTCGGTCCTCGCGGGCAGGGTGCGGCCCCACGGGCGCACAGGCGGCGGCGGGCCGTCCGCGGGGAAATCCGCGGCCTTCCACCGGTTCCAGCAGTTGGGGCACAGTCCGTGAGCGCAGCCGCCGCGACGGGGGACGACGACACCGGGGCAGGTGCGGCAGTCCATCACGCGACTCCGGGGAACCTGAGCTGTCCGGCCGCCTCAAGCTCGGCAGGAGACGGCGGCGGCGGGGTTCCCCCTTCGGCGTCGCCGTAGCAGTACGCCTTGTCCGGCACACCGGTCGTCCAGCCGTCCGCGGTCATCCACGTCATGAGCGAGTCCGCGCTGCCGTAGTGCTCGCCTCCGCTGTCCTCGTCGGAGTAAGTCTCTTCACAGCCCGGCGAGTCGCATTCCGCGATCCAGCACGGGCTTTCCCCCTGCTCGGGCCGGACGCGCTCAAGATCGGCGAGATCGCGCGGATCCGGGCCGCGCTCCTTGCGGAGTTCTGCGAGAGCTTCGCTCGCTTCGGCCCACGTCTTGTGGTGCGGGATGCCGCAGTCGCTGTCACCCCACGGGTTCGGTTCGAGCGTCCAGCAGCGGTCCTTGAGCTGGTGAATGGTCACGAGGTCTCCGTTCTCGCCGCGTCTTGCAGCGCGCCTTTCATCGCCAGCGGCATGCGGAGCTCGCTGTTGCTCCGGTCGTGCCGGCACACCATGCACAGCCACACGCCCCGCGCCGGGCACCATGCCACCTCGAAGACGCCGCCGCATGTCCCGCAGTGAGCGGTCAGCGCCTCCAGCGGGTCATCAGGCATCGGGATCGACCTCACCGTCTCTTGCGTCGCGCTCAGCGCAGTACCGCTCGATGTCCGCGATGGCGACGTGGGCCAATTCCGGAACTCCTGCGCCGACGGCCCAGATCCACCGCTCCAGCACGTTCGGGAACGTCTCCGGGGCGCGGTAGAGGTAATCGGGTCCGTAAAAGGCGCGGAAGTAGCGTTGCGCGTGACCGCGGATCGTGGCTGCTTCGGATTCGGCCTCAGTCGCCTTTGCCTTCAGGTCGCCCAGCGCGTTGCTCCAGCAGCATCCGCCGGCTTCCTCGCACTCGTCTTCGCTGCGTCCGCACCAGCAGTTGGCGGCGTCGAGTTCGTCTAGCAGTTCAGCCACGGTCATCCCCCTCGGCGCCGACGCGCCTTCCTGGCGGCGGCGTGTGCCTGTAATGCTCCGTGAGTGCGCCTACGGCCGAGACAGGCGAGACCGGGGCGATCGTCAGGCGCCGTCCCGCAAACCGCGTCTCGCGCGTCCTGCCGTCGTGATCGACCGGCCGCAGTTCCTCCCGCTCATGGTCGGCAGCCAGCAGGTTCAGCGCCTCGATCAGCGCCGGGAGGCTGACGGAGATCTCCGCGATCTCCGTGTGCTTCTCGCTCAGGTGGTCCTGCTCGACGCTGCAGATCCGCACGAACACGGTGTCGTCGCATGCGCTGACGTTGAGCACCCTGGCGGGCGGCGAGTACTGCTCCAGGCATTCGGCTAGCGAGATCTGGTGGATCACGACCGCGTTCCTTCCTCGGCGCCTTCCAGCACCTTCAGCCCGTCCCGTGCCGCAGCGATCACCTTGCGGTTGGCGTCCCCCAGGGCAGCGGCCATGTCCAGTGCCTTCCTGACGGCAGCGACGGCGTTCCCGTGCTCGGTGACCATCCGGTCCAGGCGGGCGAGCTCCGCGGCGGTCCGGCGGGGCGGCTCGGGCTCGGTGCCGATGATGGCCAGGATCGTCCAGCCGCAGACCGCTTCTGTGGCACTGGCGGCCGAACCGTCGTCGGTCGTGGTCCACTCGCAGGCCTGGCGGCGGGTCTCGGCCAGCTTCGCCCCGTCCGCCTCGCGCACGGCGGCCGCTACAGCCTCACCGATCGCCATGTCGAGCTCTTGCTGCCAGCGGGGGCGTTCCTCCCAGGGCGGCATGCTGAACCGTTTCCGCCCTTCCGCCTTGGCCCGCTCGGCTTCGCAGGCGAGGCGCTTGGCGTGGACGATGCGGCCTAGCGCCTCCCGTCCGGGCGAGGATGCCCCCGCGCGGGCGTCAGGCCGCCCGAGAGCGGCCGGCGCGTCTCGTGCCGTGTCGTCGGGCACGGAATCGCTAGCGGCGATCTCAGGGCGCTGCTCAGTCATCGCTGCCTCCGTTCAGGGCGTCCCACTCGGCCTTCAGCGCCTCGATCTCGGCGATGATCTCCTTGGCTTCGGTGAGACGCTTCTCGTCATAGCCGGCCGCCTCATCGATCAGGCGGCCGAGCGGGGTCAGCCGCTTGCCCTCGGTCTCAACCTCGCGCCGCATCTCGTTGAGCAGCCATATCCGGTAGTCGATCTCGGCCTGCAGTTCCAGCCAGCGGGGAATGTTAGCCACCGCAGCATCCCTCGTCGCATCCGCACTCGTTCCGGTCGGCGTCATCGGTGCCGAGCCTGCAACCGCAGCCGCCAGGACACAGGAGGTCGGTCGCGGGCGCCCATGCCATCACCAGGTGCGCCCAGTCCGGGTACCACTCGATGTCCGGCAGGGTGTGGAACACATGCTCACGCGGGCCGGCGAGGACCAGGCGCAGACCCAGCCCGATCGCCACACCAAGCTCAACGTGACGGCCGCCCTTCCCGCCGCCGCCTTCGGAGGTGAACGAGATCAGCGTGTCAGCGGCAGACAGGTCATCCAGGTCCACGAGAGCGTAGTGAGCGCATGCCGCCGGGTCCGCGTTCAGCTTCTCGGCGACGACGGATTCGAGCAGGTTCCCGCCGTGCTGGTCGATCCAACGGGACGTGACCTTGTGGCCGAGCGCTTCGAGGACGTCGCGTACTCCGCGCATCTCCTCGTTGCGGCTGTAGCGGGCGGCAAGGTAGATCTTGCGGCCCGGTTCGGTGGTGCTCATCGGTCGGTCCTTTCGGTCTCGTGCGGACTGCCACCGCAGGCACAGGCGGGACCGCAGCCGGTGCAGCAGGGGCCGTCGGCGAGCGAGGTCTCCAGGGCAGCAGGCTTGTCGAGTGCCAGCCGCGCGGTATCCAGTCGGCCGATCTCGTCCACGTCGATGCCGAGCGCGGTCAGGTGCTCCCACAGCCACTCGCCGATCCCGCCGCCGTCGTTCCAGGCGTCCGCGATCTGCGCAGCGGTGAGCTTTGCGCGATCCGGGTCCGCCTCGGCCAGTGCCAGCAGGGCGTGCGCGGCGGCGAACTGGGCGACGACCTGCGCGACAGGAATCTCCTGGTCGCTGCGGATGAACGGGGTTACGTTCCGTATCCAGCTGATCTGCGCGCAAACGGCGAGGTAGCGGGCCACGCCTTCGGCCGTGATCTCGGTGCCCCATTCAGGCCACGGGGCTATCTCGGCCAGTCGGTCGCGGATCTGCTTCGCGCGGTCCGCTTCGGTCGTTTCGGTGGTGCTCATGCTCGGTCCTTCCGGTGGTCGGTGGTCATCTGGACGGGGGCGTCGTGGTCGTCTGGCCGGTCCCGGGTGGTCACGCGGCAGGCTGGGACTGACTAGCAAGCTCGGCGTCGATCCACGCCAGGAACGCCGTGTAGCGCTCCTCAGGGGTCTTGCCGCGGTACGTCTCGTCATTGCGGTAGGCCAGCTCCCACGCGAGCGTGTAGGCGATCCCGGCTTGCTGTGCGGCCAGCTCGGCGGTCTCCGTCAGCGGATTGCCGTCGTCAAGGGACGCGATCGCAGGCAGGGCGGCGAACGCTTCCGCAGGGTCGGCCCCTTCGCGGACCTTGCGGTGCCACAGGTAGGCGCCGATCAGGCAGACACCCTCGCCTTGGCCGCTAGCCGTCTCCTCGATCGCGCGGCGCTGCTCGTCCACGTCCTGGCGCATCCACTTCTCAACGAATCCGGCGTCGCGGTCATCGAAGGTGAGATTGCACTCGATCGCGCGGGCGCGGTGTTCTGCGACCTTCGCCGCTATCGCCTCCTGCGTGACACCGGCTACGCGGGCCGGGCCACCCACCGTGCATAGCGCGCCCTCGATCAGCCGCTTCTCGGGGAGTGCTAGCAGTGCTTCGCGGATCTCGGCCAGGGCCTTCCGGCCGCGCTTGCTCTTGAGGGTCGCGCGGGCGTTCCGTTCCCACCGGCCCTGAGCCAGGATCTGCTCGGGCTCGCCGTCGTAGTCGTCGTAGTCGCTGAAGCGGCTCATCGGTGTTCTCCTGTTTCGGTTCGTTCGGATTCGTTCTCGCTCATGCCGCTCTTGCCTGCTCCGGGGCGATGGCGATGCTCCGGTCATGCACAAAGCCCCAGCGGTCAGAGGTCGCCGTCCAGGCGGTCCCGCACTCCTGGCACTGGTGGTCGGTGACCCGGAAGCGGCCGGACCCGGTTACGGGACCGATGGGGGGCGATGCGTCGGGGATGCCTGGGGGGCACTCCGGGCATGCGTCGGCCATGGCGGGGGGCGGAGCGGGGATGGTGATCATGCGGCGATATCCCGTCCCGTGTAGCCCGGCAGGTTCTCTAGCCGCCACTGGTGCGCGACCTTGGCAGCTTCCTCGGGAGTGCCGTAAACGCCAAGGTTGTGGATCCGGCCGCCCTGCTTGGCGCGGGCCTGCCACTTGCCCTTCATCGGGTAGACGCCTCGAAAACCGCTGGCCGCGCGTCCCTTGACGTTGGCGCTGGACTCGCTCGCCGTGACGAACCGCAGGTTGACCTTCCGGCAGTCAAGCCGGTTGCCGTTGATGTGATCTACGATCTGGCCGTCATAGCGGGTGGCGCCCATTACCCAGCGATGCAGGAGGATGGTCCGATTGAGTCCGGGGCCCTCGCACATCTGGGCGTAGCCATGCGAGCCGAGCGAGAGACTGCGCTCGCCGAGTCGCTCGACATTCTCGGCGTCCAGCCATGCGTAGACGGTCAGGTCGCCGACCTTGACCGGAACCCTTGCCGCGCCCATTAGAACGGTGGTTCCGAGTCGAAGGGGTTCTCATCCCGCGCCGCGGTCTTCGGGGCGTCCGCGGTCTGCCGGTCGGCCCGCATGACCTTCGCTGAATGGAAGCGCAGTGACGCGGCCACGTCCTCGGCGACCACCTTGAGGGATTTGCGCTTCTCGCCGTCCTTGGTGGTCCACTCCTCTTGCGAGGCGTGGCCGGTGACGATGACGCCGGTCCCCTTGGTGAGCGAGTCGGTGATGTTGCTGGCCAGCTCACCGAACGCCACGCAATCCCAGTAGGTGACATCGGAATCCGACCACTCGCCGGTCTGCTGGTCCTTAACGCGGCGGGACGTGACTACCGAGAACCGGGCCACGGCCTTGCCTGCTTGGCTGAACTTCAGGTCCGGGTCTCGCGTGAGGCGTCCGGTCAGCGTTACGTCAGTGCTCATGTTGATCTCCTATTTCGATTTCTTGCCGGCCAGGTTGAGCCCGTCGGCGACTTTCCAGGGCCAGTCGAATTCATGCGTGCCCCACATCAGCTCCTGCGGCCAGTGACGCTCTTCGCGCGGGCCGCGCCACGGAAGCACGGACACGAGGCGATGCCGGCCGTTCTCGTCGGTGTCGCCTTGAGGCTTGATGCCGTAGCCAAACTCGGGCCAGCGCATGAGCAGGCTCGAGCCGGTCGGGCGGATGCTGCGGTTAACGCCGTCGCCATGGCCGGCGTGGGCTTCGGTGACGAGAGCGCAGTCCGCCTTGACGCGGGCGGCGTCCAGGGCGGAGACGACGAGGCGGGCCGCCGATTCCTCGTTCGTGTCCGTGGCATGCAGGCGGTAGAACGGGCCGCAGACCAGCAGGCTCGGCTGATGTGCGGTGACGCGCTCGAGTAGCCACGCGGCGTCTTCCTCGCGGGTCAGGTCGATTCCCGCGGGCTTCTGCAGGATGCGCAGCGCGCCCTCGGGGACCGGGTGGCCCTGGCCGCGGGCGATGGCCTCGAGCTTGCGGAAGTGGCGCCGCGATTTGCGGTCAGGGTTCTCGCAGTCGATGAAAAGGACGCGCTGCGGAGTGATCGGCTCATCGGTGAACGGATGCACGCCAGCCGCCGCGGCGACTGCGAGCTGCCGGATGACGACGCTCTTGCCCAGCCCCTCGAATCCGGTCCAGATGAGGCGGTCGCCGCGCTCAAGCAACTCGGGTATCACCCAGTCGCTCGGCGGGTCGATGATCGAGATGAACTCGTACAGGTCCGGGGCGAGGTCGGGCTTCCCCGTGTCGTCGCCGCGGAAGGTGACCTCGAGCTCGGCGAGCGAATGACCGGCCCGCAGGTGGTCCGATACATCCTTGAGGTCGCCGGCGGCCTCGTGGATCTCGACTGCCCCGGCGATGTCGTTAAGGCTTGCGGCGACCTGCCGGGCGTGGGCCTGCCCGGGCTTGTCCTTGTCCGCGATGATGATCACGATGGCCTCGCGGAGGAATTCCGCGTACTCGGACCGCCACTTCCCGGCGCCGCCCGGATTGCATGTCGCAGTGACGCCCGCGGCCTCGAGCGCGTGGACATCCTTCTCGCCCTCGACCACGTAAATGATCTCGCCGTCCTTGACGGCCTCGATCACCTTCGGCAGGCGGTACAGGACGCGACGGGTCTCGCCGAGACTCCAGCGCCAGCCGCTCTTGCGCGTGGCGTCAGGGACTCGCTGCGGGAAGCTCTTCGTCGCGGTGCGGAGCACCTGGAACAGCAGCTTCTCGCTCTCGTCCACGTAGCTGTAGACCGCGACCGCATCGCCGTGCGGGGTCCACTCGGCTTGCGACTGCTGCTCGTCCCGCGGCGTGCAGAGGTCATTCCAGGTGAGGCCGATCTTGGCGAGGATGTCTTCGGCCGCGCAATTGGCGTGGCAGCGGATGACGACCGGGTGTGACGTGCCGCGGCCGATCGTCATGCTGGCCTCGCGGTCCTCGTGGGCCGGGCAGCAGGCTTTCCAGTAGCCGCCGAGCTGGCGGACTCCCTCGAGCCTCGGCAGCAGAACCTCAGTGAGTGCGTCCATGGCTCAGTTCTCGTAGGGCGAGGTCGGGTAGTTGATCCGGGCCGGGGGGGTGTCTTCCGCGTCGTCCTGCTGCTCGATCCAGCATTCGCCGTTCAGCCAGGTGGCGGGATGCTTGGTGTAGTCGATGGGCCGCGACTGGCGCTGGTAGTCGTCGCGGTAGCGCTCGGCGCCGAGAATGATCACCTTCGGGTCCACGGCACCCTTGACGACGGCGGTCTTCCATGCCTTGCGGGCCTGCCCCTTGGCGACGCGGCGCGGGTACACATCCCAGAACGCGGCGAAGTCAGGATCGGCGTCGGAGCCGACCTCGACGCCGGCCGGCCTCTGCCGGCCAAGGTTTTTACCTGCCTCTTCCTCTGTCTCTGAATATGTCTCTGTCTCTGACTCTGTCTCTTTGGAGTCAGACCGTTTCGCATCACCGATCCGGCCAGCGATGGGCAACTGATCTGAACTCTGCTCTGATGTCTGATCGGTAGTCTGATCAGACATCAGAGCCTCTTTCCGGCACCATTCGCAGTCCGGGTCGGGACTTTCCTGCTCAACGTGCCAGCGCCGGTGGTTGGCGTGCCGTGCACCGCGGGCCTTGGCGTGCGACTTCCGCTCTATGGCCTCGCGGCTAGGGTTGCGCTCCAGCCAGCCCGCGACCTGGTATCCGTAGTCGCCGCGTTCGATCAGGCCGACCTCAACGAGGCGGCCGGCGTCGCGCTGGCCGTTCTTCTCGCTGTCCGGGAGAACGAGAAAAGCAATCTCGTCCTCGGGCACGAAGCCGTCCGACTTGGTTTCCTTGCAGAACAGAAGCATCTGAACGTACAAGTCGCGCAGCATCCGGGCGTCGCGCCCGTAGCGATTCAGCCGTCGCACCTTCGCGTTCTTCGGGAAGGTCACGGCCAGCTGTAGATGCAGCTCCCCCGCTGGCACAGTTACGCCGCCGTTCCCTTGGTCTCGCCCTTGCCGGTACCGCCCTTGCCGAAGCGGTAGGCGAGCGCGACCACGGAAGCCGCGGCGATCTTCGCCTCGCCGCCGCCGCCGAAGTCGGTCGGATCGGCCGGGCAGCCATCTTCAACGAGCCGCCCGTAGAACACGCCGGGGAACGCGAGGTCGAAATGCTCGCCGCTCGGGCAGGGGCGCCACTCGTGCGTGTCGTCCTCCCAGCCACCCTGGCCAGGCTCCTTGGCGGTGTCGTCGCCACCGATGAGAACCGGCTTGATGTGCGGCGTGGGCAAGCCTGCGAACAGCGCCGTGCGTGATGGCTGCGGGCGCTGCGCTGCGAACTTCCGCCACTTCGCAACGCCCTCCGGGTCTTCCTTCCAGTCCGGCTTGATCTCGATCCAGAGATCACCCAAGGGGAGTCCCTTGATGATGAAGTCGGGCAGGTAGGCCATCCCGTCGATGACGAACCCCTGCGGCTCGTATGTGGCGTCCAGGCCCAGCTCTTTGAAGAAGATCGCCCATCGCGTTTCTGTGTGGGACCGGTACGACTTCCCCTCGTATTCGCCGGGCAGTGACCAGCGGGACATGTGGCGCCGTCCTTTCAGGGGGTCGAGTTGCTTTAGGTGTTCAGGTGATGCCGCCGCGCGATGTCTTCGGCTTGCCTAACTATGCCAGCAATCATTGGCCAACACAAGTTGGCCAATGGAAGTGAGCGTGATGCTATCATGGTGTTGGCCACATGGGTGTGGCATCCTGACCACGTGACAGAGGAAGAGGCCATGACCGAACTTCGCGCCGCGCTCGCGGCCACGTCGCCTGAGGCGGAAGAGCAGCGCTCCGCCCGCATCGGCGCCGCGTTCTATGAGGCGATGAAGGCCGCTAACGGGCGCCGCGGATGGCAGGCCGAACTCGTCAAGGAAACTGGGCTGACCCGTGAGACGATCCGGCGCCACGTCGAGGATGAGCGGATCCGTCGCGGCGAGATCCTCCCGACGAAGCGCTACCTCGAGCAGCAAGAAGCGCTGGCGCGCAAGAAGGCCCGCACCAGCTCCTGACGACGCCAAGAAG